AGCCGGTTCTGATCCCTGTTGGTCAGGAGCTGGAAGCAGTATTCGCAGTGATGGGCGCTGTGGTCGTAGATCGGGCGCTGATTGCCGCAGCGGGAGCAGGGGCGGGGTTTAGCTTTTGGAGGCATCGGTTTCCTCCTGCAGGATGTTCAGGACCTCATCTATCGCTGCCGGCCGATCATAGCTGTGCCATTCGTCCTTCAGGTGTTGGCTCGCCCGCTCAATCCGCCCCTCCAACTCCCGGATCCGGGCCTGGGCGGCGGTGAGGGGGTCAATTGGCCCTTGGCCTTTGCCGGTGATGAACCAGCCCACCTCACACCCGTAGAGCTGCGCGAACTGCTCCAACTCTGTCGCCCGCACATTCCGGCGGCCGGCTTCAATCTCCGAAACGGTCGGGCGATGCCATTGTAGGCGCCGGGCCACTTCGCTCTGAGAGAGCTTGGAGGCCTTGCGGGCAAGGGAGATACGCTCTGCAATCGCGGCTTTATTCATCGTCGTCATCGATCATGTCCTCGATCATCCAGTTCAGTTCGTCGCAGCAGTCCTTGCACATAGGGTCAAAGGGGCACTCCGGGCAGTCGTGGTCCGTCTGGGCCTTGCATTGCCTGCAATGCCGCCAATCTGTTTCTTTGGCTGTTTTACTCATGGCTCAGGCCCTCGATCTGCTCGATCAGGGCCAGCAGAGCGGGCATACGGTCTATAGCCAGCATCCAGAATTTCTCCTGATAGTAGTCGGCAAGTTCTTCAGTCAGCATGGTGTGGCGCTTGGACTCCGCTTGCTTCAACTCTTCCACCACCGGCCGCGCCTCAGCGAGCAGGCGGCGGATCTGCTCCCGCTCGGATTCGAGGGTGGCGAGGCGGGAATAAGCGGCGGTCAGTAGCTCGGCTTCGGACTCAAAGGGACGGGCCTCGTGCCGCTTGCCGGTATAGTGTCGCCATGTCTCCCCATCCAGCACGATGGGATCCTCGCAGGTATGGCAGGTAGATTCAGGCAACCTGTTTGGGTTTCGGTTTGTCCCGACGTCGTTCATCACCAATCGCCTCCGTCGTTTTCAATCTTGACCGTCGCCACCACATACTCCTGATCCATGCCGCCTGTGGGTGTGGTGGCTCGTTGTCCGTTCTTTTTCTTGCACACGCTCAAGCCTATGCTGCCATTGGCGAACAGCCACAGGCTTTTGGGCCAGGTCTTGGCGAGCCTCTGCAGAGCGGCAATGGCCTTTGTCTCGGCGGGGGTCAAATCAGGCATTCGGGGCCTCCTTCACAGGTTTTACGATCTTGCCGCAGAAGAAGCAGCGCACCCGCTTCTGATCCACGGCATGGGCGGTCAGGGTGTCCCGATACTCGCCCTGGTTATCCACCAGCCACACCTCACGGCTATCCGCCTTGCGAGTGAACAGGCGCTCATTGCCGCACTTGCAGCGGTATTTGGGGTTCGGCTCGGCTCCGACGTGGTGGTGATAGGGGAGATTTCCATCAAGAGGCTCCTCAAACATCCCGCTTCATCTCCCTTTCCGCCACGCCCTTACAAGCGTCGACGATGGCGATGCAGTCGGGGCAATCAACCTGCGCGTCTGTTTTTCGGGTGAAGGTGGCAGATGCGCCGCAAAGGGTCATGTCGTCGTCGTAGGTGCACTCAAAATGGGTCAGGGAGCATTCTATTTCCAGCCCCCGATCTTCGAGGCATTCATACTCGATGTGCCTGAGCTTAGCCATCCTTCCCCTCCTCCTCCCTCTGCCGCTCCCAATCCAGCCGCCAGTCGATCATCCAGGCGTAATTCGCCAGGTGGCGCAGATGGCGCTGAGCCTGCTCACGATCTCCGATGGCATGTCCATCCCGCGCCGCTTCGAGATGCCGACCTATGCGGCTCAGCAGCTCCTCCGTCGAAGCGGCCGTGGGATCCTCGCCGGTCAGGTAGCGCTGGCACTGCTCCCAATTACCTTTGGTGGGCTCGTATTGCTTCTCCATCAGCAGTCCTTGCAGTTTTCGGGCAAATTTCTGCAGCGGCGAATCCGGACCGTCATTCCATGATCTTTTACGCATCTTTCACTTCCTCCTGTGCTTCTTTCGTCTGCTCCCCCACCAGCGCCTGCAGCTCCGCGATGCCGGCGAGCAGAGCCTCCAGTTTGGGACTGAGATGCTCACGGGTTTCCTCATCGGGGATCCATGCCTGCTCCAACTCTGCCGCCAGCGGGGCGAGGGCAGCGAGGCGCTCCCTGATCGTGGCCAGATGGGCGCGGGCTTCGTCACGCTGGATGGCCACCATTGTTGTAACGCGCTGCTCTTTGTAGATGAATTCAAGAGCCGTTTCAGCGCCCCTTTCCAGCCTTTCCACCTCGGCCGCCAACTCAGCCACCCGCTGCCGCTCTGCTGCAAGCTCGGCGTGGGCCTGCGTTAACTCAGCCGAAAGCCCATCCCGATACGGACTCAGATCAGAGCAGGCCATATGCCCGTAGGTATCGCTGGTGTACTGGCATTTCACCACCCACTGATTGCAAAGGAAATCGGGATAATCCATGACCAGCAGCATTTGCCGATCCCGATAATCCACCAACATTCCGGGGTGTATCCATACGTACTCTTCCGGGCAGGCTGGCCCGTTACTTGCTATGCCACTCATTGCGAATCCTTTCCATCAGTTCCAGTCGTGTCTCGTAGCCCGGCGTGTCGGGGGTGAGGTCGATGTAGCCGGCGGCTTTCACCAGCAGCGCGTCGAGGCGCTGGATCTTCTGCTGTGCCGCTTCAAGCTGGGAGCGGAGGCTGTCGGCTTCGGAGGGTGGGGCTGGATGTGGCGCTAAGTCAGCGCAGCGCATCGAGCCTTTGATATGGGATTTGCCCTCCGTGACGCCGTTGATCACCTGAACTTCCCATTTGCCCCGGACAATGGCCGGCTTCCCGTCGATCACATAAGGCTCTTCGCGGCCCGTTACCCAGGCCCATGTTCCCGGCTTCATCCACCACCACTCTTCCGGGCAGGCTGGCTCAGTGCCCGTCAAATTCGGGGAGTCGGTCATACTCGCGCTTCGTCCTTTCTACGATCTCAAGGGTGACTTTTGTTCCGGGCTCGGCGTCGCAAAACTCGCCGTCGATGATGTTGCTGATTTGATCGAAAGGTTGCAGGTAGGTTCCGCCGCCTTCGACCGTGACCTTGACGAACAGGCCAACCTGATCGCCTTCGGCTTTGACGCGGGCCAGGGCGTCCTCTGCGGCAGCCAGAAGAGGCTGAAAGGCTTCCGGGCAGGCCGGCTCAGGCCCTGCGGTGGGGGTGTTACTCTGCATGGGATTTCCTCCTCAGAATCACGTATCTCGAATGCTCATCTCGGCCAAATTTGGCAGCGTAGCGATCGGGGCAATGGAACACGTCCGTCCAGGTGAATCCCCATTTGCCAAATTCAGCGAACCCTTTATCGGGGCGGTTCATGGCCATCGGCTGGCCTGCATTGGTGGCGCCGTCCTCTATCTCGCGGATATACAGATCGTCCGCAAAACTAGCGGGCACCTTCCCTTTGAACTCACCGTTGCCGAAGGGGCAATTCTGACAATCGCCGCCGTTTGTACAGTAGTCGTAGGAGTCGCTCCATTGAGCCCGGCTTGTGTCGTGAGCCTCCCACAAAGCCGCGTAGGTGCGGGGCTTAAAGGCACAGCGAGGCTGTGGGCTGATGGCGTCCACACGCAAGCGATTGCGGCCTTGGCCGTCTGGGCCACTGGGGTTGTAGGGGTCGTAGGTCAGATAGATCGGCATCCCTCACCTCCCGCGCGCGTGCTGCCGCCGGGCTGGGCTGCTACCAGCGGCCGAATGCTGAGAATCGCCCAGCCGTCCTGTAGCCCGTACGCAGGCCCTGTCATGACACCGAGAACCAAGCAGACTATTTCGCGGCCGGTGTAGACCAAGGGCTTGCCCTGTGCCATCTCCCCGCCCGTGTACAGGGTTTCTTTCAGGCGCAGTCCGTCGTTCGGCTTGAAATCCCGATCCGCCTTGCGAATCTCAAAGGTCTTGGTGCCGTCTAAGACTTGCTGAAACACGGGGGAATCGGTTTTGAGTTCGTGGATATTCATGCGTTGCTTTCCTCTCTGTGATTTGTGCCGCCGGGCTGGGTCTGCTGCTGGCCCGAGGGCTGAGCTTCTTTTGGGTCATCGCCCTTCAGCAAGCCCAGGTAAGTCTGATACTGCTCTCTCAGCCCCCTGTGCCGCTCTATATTTGCGGGCGTCGTGGTAATGCTCACCTCGCAGTAGAACGCTTCAAGTAGTTGATTGGCTGCTGCAAACCGTGCCTGATAATCGCCGGCCACCTTGCGGGCGTGGTCCTGGCCAAAGAGAGCCTCGTCCCGTTCTCGCTCCAGGGTCCGCACCAGGGCGAGCAGTTCCCGGCGATACTCCCAAAAATGATTGGTCATCTGCCGCTTGAGTTGAGCATCGCCAAGAGCAGACGGAGAAGCATTGATCCATTGCTTCTCCAGATCTTCGAGCATGATGATGTAGTCGGGGGTGGGGGTGGGGTTCGTCACGCTATAAATCCTCCGTTCATCAAATCCCGTGATTCCGGGGTGCTGTTGTGCTCTTTCCAGCGCTCGAATTCCTCTTGCAGGCTGTCGAGCCGCTCCTGCAGGTCTTCCTTGTCCCGCCTCGCCGCCGCGACCTCGTCCCGCAGCCGGCGCAGGAGGGGCAAGCCATCGTTTCTCAGGCTGATCAGAAGCTCGGCATCATTCATCCCGATGTTCGATACCTCGACCACCACAGGCTTTGCGGCAGATGCGAAATACCCGAGGGCAGAGTGGATCACCTCAAGCCTCCACGGCCCCGGTGTCGCCTCTGCGTCCAGGGCCTCGAAGCGGGCGATCGCCTGGTCGATGTCGTCGATGGTCATGATTCCTCCTCCACGTGTTGATGCCGGCGCCGATACTCCCAGCTGTCTTTCTCGGCGAAAAACGCCTGCAAGGCGAACCCCAGCACCATGAAAATCATGTTGTTGGCGGGGCTGGCGGTGCCTGCCCACAGCTGCCAGGTGTGGTACACCACCCCGACAGCCGAGAGGCAAACCATAAACCCGGCGGCATAGAATCCAATGGCGGCCATTATTGGTATAAAACATCCTTTCGGTCATACTCCTGCAGGGCCTTCTCACTGCCCGCCCCCACGGCGATTTTCAGCCCGCCGTGAATGCTCAGCCACACCCCGGAGTGCCAGCACTGCACCATCACCGCCCCGCTGCCATCGGTGGACAGCTTGTAGGTGTTGATGTCCACTTCCAGGGCTTTGACCAATTTACCGGCGTCGTAGAGCTCGAGCTGCCCGTAGACCTTTTCCTTCGGCGGCGGGGAGGCCATGGGCAGGCGTTTGATCTGTAGGGTGGGTTCCGGGGGCGTGTCGAGTCGAATCAGGCGTTTCTTCGGGGGCATAGGGCATCCTTCAGGGATGATGTTTGCGGATCAAGTGGGCCAGGGAGATCCCCACGGGCCGGGAAGGGGTCTGTTCGATCTCTCATGGGGTGGAGGAAGGGGAGGGGGCTTCTTTTTCGGTGCCGCCTTTTTAGGGGCCTTTACGGGCCTCTTAGGGGGATCGACTTCATTCACGATGCCGCAGGTTTTCTTTTTGGGGGCGAGACGAACTCCACAGTTCCAGCAGTAGATTTGATTGGTTGTTTCGGACGTGGTCTGAGTGTAGTTGGCCCAAGAAGTGCGGGGGCAGTCAAGGTGAGCCGTGACACTCACTTCCGGTAGCACCCCAAGGCGGCATAGAGCAGATACAGGGGCAGCGCCAGCAGGGCAATCACCAGCCAGGGGAGATGCTCCCTGGCGAAGGCCCACTTTTCCGGCCAGCCCCAGGGGATTTCCTTTCGCTCGAGTTTGCCGCGCAGCCGCTGGAGCTCCAGGCCCCGCTGCGCGATTTCAAGAAGCAACGCCTGAACATTCGACGGTGTGGGAAGCATAGGAAATGTCCTTTCTGATCGAAAAAGGCGCCCTGATCAAGGACGCCTCGAATGATGAGCAGAGCTCAAACCTGGATCAACAGGATTTCTTCTTGCCGCCCATTTTGGGCGGGAATTTGGGCGGCTGCTTGGAGCCGGTCTTGGGTGCGGGTTTCTTCTTGTCGGCCATGGGGAAGGACCTCCGGGGTGGGGATCCTTTTAGCCTACCCGATGGGATCGGCAAAAACAAGCTAGGGGTCGAACAAATAATCAAAGCGCTCGGAGACCACCGGGGTGGGCTCGAGCGGAGTGTCGGGATGGATGTCCAGGTAGGACCAGATCAGGGGCGGGAGCTCTTTCGTGGCCGCTTGTTTGGCGGCTGTATGGACTCCCTCTGCCGGCCAAAGAGGCTCTTTCACCGTCAACAGGGTCCGGTTGGGGCGGATAGCGTGCAGCACCTTCCCATCCAGGCAAAAATACACCGGCACGAAGGTGAGGGCTTTGGTAGCTTCCTCCCGATGCTGACGGGAGTGTGCCACGATCCGTTCCCGGTTTTGAGCATACTCCGCATCGGACAGGTTGCGGAGGGTCTCAGCGACAGTCTCTTCAGCGAGGTTGACGGGCCTCGCGGTCAGCGGATAAAGCCGCCCTGACGTGACATCCCTAGCGGTCAGCTGATACTCCCCTTCCTCCGGCGGCGCAGTACGAAGCTGCAGGGCCTCCAACCGGTCCCGGATCTGCTCAATGGTGATCCCGGGGACCAGGGTGACCCGATCGCCGCAATGGGGCTCGGCATTCTCCCCTGTGGGGGCGACGATCTGTGCATGCGGCCTACGGCTAGAAGCCAAGCGTCTAAATTGCCGGCCACCCATGAACGTGTGCTTGCCCACGAAATCTTCCCGCTCGGTCACCGCCCGGTCAATCAGGGACTGCAAAAAAGCACTGACCGGCAGGTTGGTGAGGACTTCGAGGTTGAGGACATCCGCACGGGTCAGGCAGTCTCCCGGGCCCCAGGAAAAGTCGATCACGACCCGGACCTGGCCCTGGGAATTGTAGCGACAGTCGGTGCAGTCCACCGTCAGGGTGAAGGCGGGCTGCAGGATCCGATTGATCGTTTTTGGGCCCAGATCCCCTACCAAATGCCCGCGCAGTTCCAGTTGAGCGGCGGTATAGGAGAGAATCTTCCCCCAGGCCGCGCTATGGTGGTCTCCCATCAGGGTGGGAAGATGCGTTTCGCGGCGGCTGGAATAACTTCCTTCGAACTGGAGCAGGATCTGGGCGAGGGTATCGTGGAAGTGGAAGTCGAAGCGGGTGACGTTCATCGATCCTCGTCCTGCAATAAAATCTGCCTCAAATACTTCGACAGGTGCTCAAGCAACTCTGCCGCCCGATCTCGGTCTTCCAGGTCAATGTAGCCACAGCCGCGCTCCCAATCCTTGAGCTCGAGAAAACGGTAATCCTCAGACGTAGTGGACATAGATCAACTCCTTTTTCACGGCCTCGTAGTCCTTCTCCCAGCGCTGCTGCACCAATTCATGATCCCCCTTAAAGCGACTGTAATAGGACACCTCTTGCGCGCTCCAATACCCATTGTCTTTTTCGTAATTGAAACGCACACGGTATTCATGATCGTAATCCTTGCGTTCATCTGCCTGGGATTTAATCCGCGCTTTTAGATCTTTAGTGCTCATGGGGATTACCTCTGGGGGTAGAATGGATCGGATCCGGGGGAGGGGTCAAGGGGTCAGATGCCGAAGCGGCGAGGCGGCCCACTAAACGAAGAGGTTTGCTGCGTAGCGAGAAACGCATCGATGGGGTCTCGGCCTGTCGCAATCGCAGCCTGTATTAGGCCTCGCGCAACAGAATCTACGTTCCGCATTCCTGCCCACTCCAAGCGTCGTTTGAAGTCATCGAACAGCTGCCGCATAGGTTGCGTCATATCCGGGGCGTCGGGGTTGTACACCCCAACAAGCGTATCCAGGGCTCGTTGAAAGGCCCTGAAGTGGTAAGTGCGCTGCACCGCCATCTGAGAAGCCACCAGGTGCCCTCTCGCTCGATTCTCCCGGTAGACCCGGTAGACCCGCAGCCAGGCACGGCGGGTGGGGTTCATCAAATAAAATCCATCAGAAGATCACAGTAAACCGGAAGACGCTCTACGGGTGTCAGCACCTCTGAGACGTACTTCCCCACTGTATGAGCATCGTAGCGCAGCACCTTCATCCTACCGCCTTTGGTGAGAATAAACTCGACCCGATGCCGATTGGTGTCGGCTTCCTTGAAGGCATTCGTGGCGATATGCTTCCAGCCCTCGGCCAGCAGCTGTTTGAGTTTGGTCATCGGTAGCTCCTTACATAGTCTCGTGCCGCGGAGCTGAGCTCCGCGCGCACGGTGCTGAATTCGGGGTAGCGGCCTTCGAGATCCGCCAGGCGTAGCTGAATGTGCCGGGCCGTCAAGCGGTGGTCGCGGTTCATCTGGGTCCGGGCCTGATGGAAGCTTTTATGTCGCTCCCGAATATGCCAGTCCAAAGCCTGAGCGAACTGGGTCGAGGGACTTCTGTCGTAAGGGATCCAGCTCTCCGGGTCATGGGGACTGGGGGCGCCATGAAAGAGCCGATCGAAGGCTTCGGTCTCAGCATAGTACATCAGGACGAAGAACTCCTCCCAGTCACGCTCGGAGGGTTCAATCGGCCTACGCATCTCTCGCGGCCGCAACACTCCCCATTGCTCCCCGTTGTGAAACGGAACTGTCTCTTCGATGATCATGTAGTGAAGAGTTCTAGAGCGTATGGACATCCAAGGTCTATGCCGCCGCGGGCGGCGCGAGACGAGCACCTCTGTCAGCTCATTACTCAACTCCATCCAAGCGTACTGAAACGTGTAGGGAGAGCGGCTTGACGGATGAAATTCAATTCGCCCCGTACTATCTTGTCCCGCTGCCCAGATCGCCACCCCGTCCCGTATGAAAATGACCGCCACGCCCGCAGAAAGGGAGGTCGTGATCTGGAGCTGCAGCTCATTCTGCAGCCCGGCCCGGACAATCTTCCGCCGCAGTTTTTTGGCCTCGCGGTAGAGCCACGACCGGGTCATGCAGCCCTCCGTTCTCGTTGCCGCGCAATAAAGGAGTTCAGCAGCTGATCGGCCTGGGTGAAGAAACTTTCCAGCAACGTCTCGGTGGAGGTGTAGTCCAGATCGAAGGGTCGGCGACCCGTGATGGCGCTGAACCCGCTGGCCGAAATATCCATATCGCACTCCGACAGCTCACTCGTATGGCGGTAATTCCCCATCGGCCGGCTGACCGTGATCTGCAGGCTTCCAGGGTGGATAGATATCCGAAGCTGCATCTCCCGCTTCAACCCCGCGCGGAAGATCTTGCGGCGGAGCTTCTTGGCCCGTTTGTAAAGGCGGCCGAGGTTCATTTCCTATGCCGCCCCACAAGGATTAGAAGCAATGCATCCGCGGCATCGTGGAGGCTCTTGAAGCCAGGCTCCAAATCCTCAGAGTCTGCCAGCTCATACCCGTACCCGCCGTATTCCAGTTCAAACGCGCGACCCAAATAAGTATTTGCCTCTGAAATCAGGGGCGCATCATGGTCCCCAATATCATAGAGCGACATCTGAAAGGCGTTACCCAAGGAATCCTCATCTGTCTGCCACATCCAAGATTCCGGCTCCTCGTACCAACGAATAGGTTCGTCTACTATTATCTCCTCCCGAATCGGGTAGCGAGACAAATCCGCAGGACCTGCCAAGGTCTCCTCTAGGAAAGCGAAAATCGCGGGAAAAAGCGAACTCAACGCAACTCCAGGCGGCAGCTCTATCTTTTTCAACTCCTCGAATTCCCGCTCTAGGTTTTCACGGTTGATCGTCATGATCCTGTCCTTTCTTCTGCGCCAGGGTGGCTTCGACCAGGGCGAAAATGAGGGGGAACTCTGACTGATCCCGTCCATCATCATCCAGGGCAGTAATCAGCTCCCACTTCTCTTTCTCCATCGCCGCAAAATCAACGTCTGAATACACGTCCAGGACCCACTGCCACTCGTCCTCCAGCGGAGGTGAACGACGGGCAGACAGTTTCTCGCAGCGGCTGCACGTTGCCACACCCGTGGCGATCGGGGGCGGGGGTTTCATGTCTTGAATGTGCCCGCAGTGGGGGCATTTGGCTTTCATGCGTCCGCCCTGCCGCCAAGATAGCCGTTCTCTTTGAGCAACCCGACCACCGTGGCGATGTTGCCGGCATCGGGATTTCCGGTCCACAGCTCGCGGCTGATCTGAAGCAGCAAATTATCCAGCCGCTCGACCTTGGCTTCCAGTTCCTCGGGGGTGTCTTCGTGCTTCAAATCGGCGAACATGTCCTCGACCGAAGCATAGGACGTCAGGCCAATGCCCTTGTCACTGTCCTCGAGAGCCTGGATCGTTTCGGCATTGGGTTCGTGGGAATGGGGGCAAAGGACTATCCAGTTCCACCCGTGAGGTTGGGGATCGACAAAAGGATATTCGTGACAAGTGGGACACTGCCGGCGATTCACCACAGCTGTAGGGGTCGCGGGAGTAACATCGATATCAGAGACGGTATCACAATAGGGGCATTGGGCTCTCATGATTGCTGTTTCCTTTCGTCGACTTGCCGCAGGGCCTCTTTCAGCATCGCTTCAACTTCGTCCAGGGTGTCGCCGGCATAGAGGGACTGTGTGTAATACCCTTGTGCCGCGATTTGACTGTCTTGGTCGGCAGTAATCTGGAGCTTCCAACAGAGGAGTTCAGATTGCCCCTCGGGTTGAACGGAATACAGGGAGACGTGGGTCATAGGCTTCCTCACATGCATAGGGATCTAGTTTAGCCCCTCGAAAGGGGCAAGAGGTATCTGGACCCTCTCAGGGGGCAGAGGGGCCTTCTTGGACCTCTGAGAGGCTCTGGTGGGGCTCCCGGATCGCTTCGAAAAGGACCAGCAACAACCGGTAAGCTGTATCCGGATCGCCGGTCATCTCTCGCAGGTACTCGGTCCAGTAAATCGGGTCAAAGGGCAGCTTCTCCCGCCGCCTGAGGCGATAATGGCGCCAGAGCGACTTCCACTGCACCCGGGCCCGGTAGGACAGTTCCGCAGGGTCAGGTCCAACGGGTTTGATGATCACCGCCCGCCGCGGCTGGATAATGCCAAACCCACGGTGCGCAATCCAGGTAGGAACGACATAGGACAGTTCGGGGGGCTTTGAAATGGCGAATTCGCGGGGCAAAATTAAATTCACTAGCGCCCCTCCTTGAGATCGGTGATCAGCATAGCCCAAAAGCAGACGGCTTCCCGCTGCTCATAGGGCATGTTCTTCGTCACCGGCTGAAAGGCCTGCATCTGCGCACGGAAGTAGGCCTCCAGCATCGTGTCGTAATTCGCTTTGCTGCTGGCGGCGCAATAAATATCCTCGCAGTGCATCAGCTTCTCGCGGGTGAGAAGGTGGGGGAATTTGCGGTGGTACTCCGCCAGGGCGTTGGGGGTCAGGCTCATATCAGCTCCCAGGAGGGATCTTCAATCCGCACGATGAACCTTGCGACTTTCTCCGCGGAGGCTTGAAACACATCCATCGGCATAGCAGGTAACTCATCCAGCCGGCGGGAGGGGGTGTACCTGCATTTCTGACAGGTCGCCACCCCGTTGAAGACGGTTACCGCAGAAGGTTCACCGCAGTGCGGACAATCCAGGTAAATAGGGGTATGTCTCATACCAGGTCCCAAAACTCCTCATCAACCATGTTCACAAATTCAGGCGGGCAGTCTTCCATCCCCGCCGCCAACGTATGGTAGAAATCGTGCAGGATCTGCAGCTGCTCGGCTTCGGTATAGCGCAGCACAGGTTTTGGCTGTGGCGCAGGGGTGGCGATGTACTCGGCAGGGGTGGACCGCTGCGACGACTGGACCATCTCCTGCAGCCGCTTCAAGGTCGCCGGATGGGTGGTGTGCGCGTCGATAATGTGCCCCTCGGAGGGGCGGTAGGTCCGGGCAATCACGCAATGCTCCATTTCGTCAGCTCGGGCTTGGTGTCGAGAATATCGACCTCCTCGGCCGTGGCGGGATCCACCTGGTCGAGGATTTGCTTGCTGCGCCGGCGGTAGTGACGCTTGGCTTCCGCCTTGCGGCGTTTCATTTCCGTGCGGCCAATGCAGACCACATCCTTAGCGCGTTTGGTATCCTGGGTCACTCGAAACTTTTCGCGGGCCATAGACTCCTCCAGGGGATTGAGATGAAAAAAAGCCGGGGGAGGAAGCAATTCCCCCGGCCCCGTCGCAAACAGAAAGGCTACTTGTACGCCGCTTGCAATTCAGCGGCAAAGGCGGCCAGGGCCAGGTACTCTTCCTCGTGAATGACGAGGATATAGTCACCGGTGTCTTCTTCGGCCCAGGGCTCGCCGATAATTTGCCGGGCACGAGCACGCACACCCGGCTTTTCCAGATGGGTTTCGATTACGGCGATGGCGGCGAGAAGCTTGTCGAAGGCATCATCATCGCCGCTTTCAGCAGAGGCGCCCCCCTCTTCGACAGCATCCTCCTCGTCCTCATCGGCACTCAGCAAGATGCCCTTCCAGGGCCAGATGTTGGAGCAATACTGCTCGGGCACAAACTGCCAGACGGTGAACATAAAGTCGATGACCCGTTGGTCTTGTTCATCTTGTGCCGCTTCCAGGTCTTGCGCCGAGGGCACAGGAACCTCTTGGACAACGAGCTCATCGGCACCGGTGCCGGTATCGACCCCCATCGTATGGGGGGCATCGGGATAGGCAAAACGTCTCGGGTCAGTGGTCATCGGAAGACTCCTTCTTACGTGTGGATTTGGGGTGAATCGGCCGGTTGCGTCCCAGCCCGGTCTCGAAGCGTTCGATCAGGTTGAAGCTGCAGCGCAGGCCCAGGTACGCATCGCAAAAGTCCTGAAAAAGGAGGGCATAGACTTCCTCTTCAGGGCTCACGAGACTTTCTCCAGCTCAGCGACCTCGTGGATTTCCCGCTTGATGCTGCAGCCGACCTGCCACTCTTTGAGGCAAAGCTCCCCCACGGGCGGATCGTCCTGGATGCGGGCGAGAAAGGCCTGCCGGGAATCGGTCACGAGCAGGGCCCGGACCAGGGTGAGCAGAACAATGGAGTAGGGGGTGGTGGGATCGTGGCGCAGGAGGATTTCCTGCTGCCGCTGAAAGGCCCGCTGGGCGGTGTGGGCACTCATGCCGAGGCCCACCTGGACCTTTTCCACCAGGCAGAAGGTCCAGTCCTGCTGGACGAGGTAGGCCTGGAGCAGGTCGACGAGATCATGACGCAGCGTACTCATACCCGAAGGATTTCCGTCTCAAAACGGGCGTGCAAGTGGTCGACATAGGCCTGCGGCTCAGCCGAAGAGATGGGGCGCTTCGCAGCCAAATAGGCCCGTAAGATGGCCAGATAGTTGATGGCGTCGAGGAGGGTGTCGTCGAGGGATTCGTCCGTCACCGCCGGCGCTTTGCCGCCGATCAAATTGCTCAGGCGGGCGAACTTGTCGCATAAGCGAACCATGATGCCGGTTTCCACGGAGGTGAGGTCCAGGTGGCCGACCAAGCGGAAGTTCTTGAAGGGGTCGGAATCGGCCCCGTAATCCTGGTTCTTCTTGGTGACGATGGCGAGGGCCTCGGCGTAGGTCTTTTCTAAGTGCTGGACGAATTGGGTTCGGTTCATTCTGTCTCCTTGGGTTGCTGCTCGAGTTTAGCGAGGCACTCCGCATGCAGCTGGGCCAATTGCTTGAAGGCAAAGGCCATCCGCATGGGGGAGTAGCCAAAATGAGGGATGATGGTGAGTTCGTCGGTGAGATGGGAGGGGAAGTAGCGTTCCCGCTCGGCTTTCTGTGCCGCCACAAAGTCATTCAGCGGCGGGGATTGAAACATGCCGTGGGTCTTGGCGTGGTGGTTGAGCAGCGGTTCAGCCATAGGAGCATCCTTTTGGGTGAGGGATCCTCCTATTCTGGCCGATTGCCGCGGGGGAATCAATGCATTTTTTCGTGCCAGGGTTCCACCTTTTGCTTCCAGAGTTTCAGCCACTGCCGCACGCCTGAGCCCAGCGGGCCGCTGACATCCGCCCAGGGGTTGTCAGCAGGATGTAGCTCGAGGTGGTGGAAATGCCGCTCGATTTGCCCCTTGAGATCGTTGTAGAGAATCTGGCGGCAGTAATCCCCCAGCGCCTCGAAGTGGACAAAGAGCCAGTCCGCGGTGTGTTCCGAAATGCCGCCGGATTGGCGAGCAAAAGCGTGGCGCCAGGCGGAGATCAGGACATCGTCGGGGACAGCCGAGAGGGTGTTGTGGGCGGCAGGAAAGGTCATTTTTCAAGCAGCCCCCAGTCCTGCAGCTTGTAAATCATATCGCCACCGATGTCTTTGCACAGTCGGTCCCGGACCTGGGCCGGCAGGACGTCTTGATCGGGATACGGCCGTTTGGCGGCGGCAAGGGAAGCGTTCACCATCGCCACCAGCTCGTCGAGAAGGGCCTGGGCATCGGGCATCTGCGGCAGCAGGATCACCTGTTTCGTGGCGTGGAAGAAAATCTGGGGTCCGTCGGTGGACGCCAGCACCCCCAGCAGCTGCGAGGAGATCTCGCGGATCTCCCACACCGTGCCCGAACCGGGGAGGGTGAATCGCCGCCCGATCAGGGCCGTTCTGTACCGGTCGATCAAGACCTGAATCGTCACGGGCTCAGACATGGGCCTGCTCCTTTTCGATAAGTTTAAACCGTCCGTCGAGGCTGCTGAAGCTGCCTTGGATCAGCTCGGTGCCTTGGCGGTCGCTAAACTGGACTGAGGCCATCTGAGACACGGAGCTTGTGGCTTTCACCACCCCTCTGCGGCCGCAATACAAAATCTCATCGCGCGGCTCGAGGATATGAAAGGTAACGGTTTCAATCTCTCCGACTTCCCCGTTGCAGCGCTCAGCTTTTTCAAGAGCCTCTTGCAGAATACCGTCCGCCTCGGGGCACTCCCGCAACCAAGGACCATAAGGATTTCCTGGCCGATCATGCCAGTGGATGCGCTGCCAGGTGTGATGTTTCATAGGGTTTGCTCCTTTTGCTGAACCTCTTCATAGATGTCGCGCGCCATCAGGATGCAGATGGTCCGCTTGGTCGTATGGATGGAGTCTTGTCCGCCAAAATCCACTTCCAGCGCCGTCTGGTGTTCTACAAAGCGCCGGGTGAATTCTGTTCGATCCATCTCCAGCAACGTGTCGACCAAGGCCTTGTGCAGGTCGGTTGCCGTCGGGGCTTTGAACCACAGGTGGACCAAGACCGTGTATTCAAGCTCCGTGAGTCGCATCGGCGTGCTCCTTTTGCCGCTCGTGTGCCCATACCTTGCGGCGCCAGTAATTGTAGTTCTGGCGCTCCAGATCGAAGCCCACCGGATCCATCTGCCGCCACTGTGCCGCACCGGTAAAAACGGACGGCCACAGGGCCTTTTCGCGGATGTAGGCTTCAAAGGCGTCCAGATCCAAATGCGCCGGCGGCGGAATGATCTTCTCCACCGCTTCCCGGCAGTGCACACAAAACACCCCGGGACGCTCGGGATCCAGGGTAAAATCGGATTCGTCCTGAGCATCCCCTTCGCCGGTTTCTCCGTCCGGGTAGACCTCAATCTCATAGAGCCTGTGCTCGATTTCGAACTGAAAGAAATGCTCTCCGTTATCGCATTTCAGGCAGTAGTACTGGGGTTCAGGCATCGCTTTCCTCCTGAGCGTCAATCTCATCCGCCGGCGCATTGCAGTGGCGACACAAAACCCCACTGCAATCAATAGACTCCTCGCTCTTGGTCGTGATGTACTCACCGAATTTATCGACAATATTAATCTGCCGCACGGTATCGTCTTCCCAAAAATCGTCACCGTTGTGACAACGGTGACAAAAATACTGTTTATCCGGCATAAGCGTCCTCCGGTCGTACCACTTCCCGGATTTCCGACAGGAAAAGCTCGTCCAGGATGTCCTGTTTGCTTAGCTTGTCCAGCTTTAGCTCCGCCCGATGATTCGCTTCGTCTTGGCTCTCGGCGTCCACCGTGATCTGAAGCTCATAGCTGACGATGTACCGTTTCATTCCTCTTCGTCTCCTTCTTCGAAAATGTTCCGGCCGCAATTGTCACAGTAGACCTCCGTACCCTCTTCCAGGGTATCCACCATCATGCTTTCAACTTCCTCGACATAATCCTCGAAGGCATCGAGAACCCATGTCACCCGCCGTTCTTCGGTATCGGTGCGGATAAAGCGTTGCTGTCCGGGGCAGTGGGGGCAGGTATAGCTCATTCTTCTTCCTCGCTTTCGTCATCCCATTCGCCGGTTTCTTCGTAGAACTCTTTCGCCGCCAGGGCGGCCATATGCCAGGGATCGTTCGGATCCTCCTCCAGGTAGTCTCGAACCTCGCCGGGCCCATCGAGCAGAACGCAGCCGGCAGAGCAACCGAATGAAATCGTCTCGTAGTTCTCGAGGACCCCTTCCACCCGATCCGGCTCGAGCGCACAGAGGGCGAGCGCCTGCTCCTCGGTCGCCTTCACAAGGACCTTGCCGCCTTTGGCGCGGACAAGGACATGCACCCACTCGGGATCGTTTGTACATTCGGAGCTTGGGTCCATCATCGGCAGCTCCCCACCGGCAGGATCAAATCGTCAACTCGCCGCACCCTGCATTCGATCTCCATCTGCCGGATATCCACATCTCGGAACGCGGTAGGAGACCCCGGGACAAACGGACACGTCCACTGCCCCTCACTATCCCGCATCAGAATCATGCCGGCGTGGTAAAGCCGATCATAGCCTCGGGTCAGGACATAGATCGGCGGCGGAGAGGGAGTTTCTGAAACCCCGACCAGGTCTCCCAGCAACTTCTCGGTCAGATCGTGATTGAATTTCTGCCGCAGCATCCCAAAGACCTCATAGAAGCCCCAGAGACAGGCCTTGGTTCCCGGGGTAAATCGGACCGAATACGTATCGAACCCTTCGCCGCCACAAATGCGAAACTCGCCGACCTCGGTCTTCCACTCCTGTAGGGGCGCAACAACGATCATTTCGTGCGTCAGTTCACGGCCATCGCGAAAAACCAAGGTCCGCTGGATCAGATCCCCAACTTCATTCTCTACGGCGGAAACCACCTGGGCCAAATCGAATTGCCAGGTCATCTCGATCTCATCGTCCTCGGTGTGCTTCTCGAGCACCAGGGTTTTAATGTACATATCTATCCTCCTTTAAGATCTTAAAAAGCCCCGCTGGGGGGGCTTAGACAAACTAAACGATTCGATCAGCTTAAGCTTTAAACTTCTTTCAGACGCAGTAATTTAGCCGCCTTACCTTTTCGCCGTAATTTTTCAAGTAAAAAACGACCCTCACGCATATGGCTGAACCATCCGGCTATATACCAAGTAGCCTGGGCGAAATCATAAGCAACGACAACAAACTGTAACATGGTCTGACTGATTCGCCGACCGAGCAAAGTTTCCTCAAACATCACCCAATGCGCATGGTCGCCTGCTCCGATCGCAGACCGGTAGCCCTGTATATCTACTAAGTCTTTTCCCATACTACCTCAGTTCATTACCACGCTCGTGGGGAACAGACGATGCTCCCGCCACGGATCCGAATCAGCAGCTTGAGCGACCCTTCCACCCGGGCCCGGTAAATCTTTCGCCGGACCTTCTTGGCCAGGCGGAGCAGGGAATTCATGCCAGCACCTCGTCCTCGAGCTTCAGGATTTTCAAAAAGTCCCACAGGGCCTTCTTGGTGAAGGTCTGCCAGTGGTAGTCCCCAGGCAGGAAAAGCGCAGGCCGCCCCGACTCAGGAATCATAAATATCAGCTCCCCCTTGCCTCCTGGCATCCACGGCTCTTCCGGGACGATGTAGGGGATGCGCCAGGACAGTCCACCGGAACGAGGACGGACTTCTTTCCGCACCTCACCAGCGGGCAAATAACTGAAGGTTTCATCGCCGCGGCGACAGAACCAAAATTCAATTCGATGAGTGCTGTGCTGCTCAACTGCGTTGATCATAGGGTGCCTCCTGGGGGATCTTACTAGTATAGAAAATTTCTCCAGACCAAAAGCCCCTGTGTTCCAGGGGCTTGAGCAAAGTTTGTGCGGGGGTCAGGCGGGTATGAGAGCCCGCAAAAGCGCATAGACAGGGGTTCCTACCTGCCTGTGAGAGCGTGTGGAATGATCCAAGTAGCCGGGATGGTAGTTGGCGCTTTCCACAAATTCCAGGGCATAGGCCTCGGGGATATAAGCGAGGTGAATATCGACCGCTCCGGGGCTGATGATGAGGTGCTCGACGAGCTGTTCCAGCTGTCGGTTTTTTTGCTCGGTGGAGAAGTCGTCCCAGTGGGCCAGGACCCGCTGGGCACTCTCGACGGCAGCGGAGGTCGCGTAGGACTGGGTGCGCAGATGGGCAAGCTCGCCTTCGAGGCGGGGGATTTCCTGCTCGAGGGCTTTTTTCTGGGCCTCGAACTTCGCGTCCATCGCAGCGAAACGCTCCTCGCTCCATTTGCCCGAGAGAAAGAGCTGGAAGGTTTTTTCCTGGTCTCTGAGGGTCTGAGCCAGGTCTTTCTTGGCGCCGGCGAGCAGGGTTTCCTTGGCCGTGATGTGGGTCTCGAGCTGCTCAATCGGTTGGGTCAGGGCTTCCGGGGCCGCAAAGAAGGTGGTCAATCGCTGCCGGAAAATCGCTTCGAGCACGGTGAGCCGGATCTGGGTGTGGCAGGCCCGGCAGCGGAATTTTTGGGTCTTGTGCTGCTTGCGGTCGTCGCAGTACATCTTCTTGCCGCAGTGGCATTTGACAAAGCCACTGAAGGGGTAAACCCCTTTCTTGGACTTCGCCGGCGGGCGCTTGGTGTAGTCGGCCATCAATATATGATAGGTGGCCTGCCAGAGCTCCCGAGGGATGATCGGCAGGGTGGTGTGGTAGAGCCACTCCGCTTCGGGCTTGGGGAGGCAGGTGCTGGTTTTCAGCCCGCGCTTGAGGGTCGAGTAATTCGCCTTGCGCCGCCCGATGCCGGTTTCGTCCAGCAGCAGGTAGCGGACCGAGGAATCGCTCCAAGCCCCGCCGCGCTGAGTTTTGTAGCCGCGGCGGTTCATCTCGGTCGCCACCGTGCGGCAGCGGCGGTGCTCCAGAAACAGGGTGTGCAGTTCGAGCCGAATCGAGGCCGTGGGCGGATGGGGCACCAGGACCCCGTCCTGCCATTCGTACCCAAACGGCGCTTTGCCGCCGAGGTGCTTGCCGAGCTGGGCCCGGACCTTGACACTGGCCACCATGCGTGAGCGGATGTTCTCCCAGTCCCACTCCGCCAGCACGGCGATGATGCCGTAGAGCATCCGGCCGTGGGGGGTGGAGGTATCGAGGTTCATGTCCAGGCAAATCAAGGCCGCATTTTTTTCCTGGCACAGGTCCGCGACATTCAACAGCACCTTGCGCCGGCGGGCGAGACGTTCGAGCTTGGAGAACATCAGGCCCTTGATGCGGCCGGCGGTGATATCGTCGACCATGCGCAGGTACTCCGGGTGCTCCTCGACGATCATGCCGCTGACCCCGTCGAGGACATAGACCGCGGCCACCTCGCGCTGGGAGCGCTCGGCATAGGCTTTGCACGCAATCAAATGGTGCTCGAGGCTGTCGGAATCGGGATCATCTTTCGAGACCCGGGCCCACACGCCAACGGGAATACTCATGGCTGCGCGTGCCTCCCTGCATACGCATTGAGATCCGGTGTGAAGCTCGGCAGCCAACCATCGAAGGCCGCATAATCATCGGGCCCTTTGATCCAGTCGTGCCGGCTTTTATTCATCCCCATCGGGTGCCTTCCGGGTCGGCCCTTCAATTCCCAGAATGCTTGCCAAGCATCCCCGATGTACAGGATGAACCCCACCATCTGACCCCCGGGCCAGCGCTCCTGGTCGAGCGTCAGCATGGCGTCGGGTTCCAGCCCATGCAGTTCGCAATACCGAAGGTAACGCGGGTTCCAGCTGCTCATGGTTGCCTCCGCAAGGCTTCGGCCGTCGTGAGGCGCAGCTGCTCCGCCCGGCGGGCGGCATCGGGCGGCCTCGAAAAGGAAATCGTCACGGTAAATCCCTCGATCTCATCGGTGATGGGGTCCGGAAGGATTAAAACCGGCGCAGGGATGGCTGTCTGTGATTCAGGGGTCTGTGAGGGTTGCACAATCGGTCACCTCATACGGAGAAGAGATGACCCTTGGAGCAAAAAACACGAAAAGCCCCTGCCGGATTTTTCCAGCAAGGGCTTCTGTAAAAACAGCCCTGACTAAGGGGCTTCAGGGCTCTCGATAATGTTAGATGTCTCTATTCTATCACGTAGTTTGGAAACCGCCCCTTAGCCGCCTCCAGCGTGCCCCAGGTCGAGACATAATCCAGCGTCCCGCTGGCGTACTCGATCTGGGGGTTCGTCGGCGGGCTATGGGGGTTCCACCAGACCTTGTTGGCGTCGTCCCAGTGGGCCGTGGTGTACTGGCCGGTATCCTGCCGCCTCAACAGATAACGATCCCCCTCCTGGGCGATGATTTCGACGGTGGTCTCGGCAAGCTCCTTGCCCAGAAATTTGGTAAAGGTCACAGGTCCAAACATACACTCCTCCTGAAGATGCCCCGAAGGGCGAATCCCCACATGCATGAGGAAGGGAGATTACTCCTCTTTCACAAACCAGTACCCGTCGTACTGGAACGATCCATCGACCCTGTAGCAGGCCGTGAACTCTCCCCAGCCGCTCAGGGTTTCGACCCGGGTCACCGTTTCGGCGGAGGCCTGGACGGTCTCCCAGGCCACCTTCCGGCCGGTGGGTTCGTAGCGGCCCCGATCTTCGGCCACCAACAAAGCATAGTTCTGAGACATAGCGGTTCTCCTTTGGACAAAGTGAATCGACCCGTGAGGGCTGTAATCCGTGATTGTGTTTCAATCCTCGGCCCGAGGGGCCGCTATGCCTGTGGCAGGCGATCCGATCATACCATGGAACGGGAATACTCCTCCCGGGCATTCAGCCATTTGCCGTTTTTATAGGCCACAATGTAGCTGCAGTCCTCGAGAATGATGCTCACCACCATGCCCACGTTGAAGTGATCGAGAATGTACACCCACTTGATCTGCCGGAAGGGCTCCTGAAAAACGGCAACGGCCTGTTCCACAACGCTGTACTGCGTTTCATTGTCGCCGGCTTCGTAAAGCATCTGGCCCCAGTAGGTGTGGTTCTCTTCATGAAGCTTGCGGCCTTGAAACGTCCGCCAGGCGCGAATCCCGTTTTGCCCCCGGCCCTCGACTTTCTCGGCCACCTCGAAAAACGTCTCTGCGCGCATACCATCCTCCTGTAAGTAAACGTCCCCATGGAATGGGGAAAAGAGGATCGATCAGATCGTATCATGAAACGGCGAAACCCTCCGGGAGGATCTTTCGATCGCCGGAGGGCTTCAGGAGAGCGCCGAAGCGCTCAGGGGTGCTGCAGATGCGCGGGAGGAGAGTTGCCCCTCTCCCGGGGCCGGGCTGAGCCCATCCCACACGGCCGAAGCCGGGGAACAAACCGCCTGACGCACACCCTTGGCCGAAGCCACTATGCCCGCCGGAGCGGGTTTCTGCCTGCCGGGCAACGGGTCCCGGGGTTAACCGGAAGGCCGCCGGCAGAGGAGGGAGCCATCTGCAACAACTTCATCATAACCTAATCTTAAACGGATGCCTAGTCCCCTAGCTAAAAATTTTTGAAAAAAGTTTAGGGGGCACTGAAAAGGGTGGGGGTTTTGGTATCGTCCTCGAGCAATTCGAAACGACCCTCGGCGGTAGCCAGGTAGACGACCACGGGCTTTCCCTGCGCCCGCAGCTTGCAGACCGTATCGTAGGTGCCGCGGCTTTCTTTGAGGGGCTTGTCGACGATGGCGAGGCCGGCATTGGCATCCCGGGCGATGAAGGTGTTGCGCTTGAACCCCGCCACCTTTCCGTATTCATCCCACTTAGCCGGGTGGATAATCGGCGGCTGAAGGGACAGACTGGTCGTCAGAGGCATCGTAAAGCCATCGGCTCCTCGAGCTCCTCCAGACACCAGCTGGGTTGTCTCGGGGAAGTGCTGCTTCACCGCCCGCAGGGCCTCGACCACATAAGTGGGAGAGACGGTGCGGGATCCGATCATGGCGAGTTTCACGATCGCTGCAGCTCCTTCATCTGATGTTTGTGAATGCGGGATAAATTGATCCGGTTCACGCCCAGCTCCAGAAGCCGGGCGGTTTGGTAGCGCAGCAGCCGCTGGGGATTTTTCCGGCCGCTGGCAATGGCGCTGACCGAGCAGCCGATCAGGCGGGCGAACTGGGCATCGCTCAGGCCCAAGAGCTCTTTGGTATAGAGGGCCTCGTCCCACGAGTAGGTCAATTGCAAGGGTTCACGCATGTAGGTATCTCCGCTGATAGGTGGATAGTCTTAGTGTACTTCGGTCAGTGGGGGAAGGGGAGAGGGGCTAGGTTGTCTCCTTTTCTCTGTACCAGATCCCCACCGAGACGTTCCGACAAAAGCCTTTGTGCATCGATTCGGTCTGGTGGGTACGAACGATCTCGATGGGATTCTTTTTGAGCCAGGCGTCGATCTGCTTATCGATAGGGGCGGGGCAATAACGTCGCACGACACGGCCAGGCTTGTCGGCGGTGGTGGTCTTCGTGCGCTGGTACATCTTCTGGAGGGTCTTCACATGCTGGGTGAGGGAGGCGGGGTCGAGGGGGTTCATTCTGCCGCCTCCGGATGAGCGTTTTCCCATGCCGCCACTTTTTGACAGATATCCGCCATATAGGACCGAACCACCGCAAGCGCATCCCTGAACTCGTCAGCAAACTCGTAGTTGACGCCGACTTGGGCCAACGCCAACTGCCGCTGGCTGCCTTCTGTGGTAATATCCAGCAGCAAGTCCTGGAGCGCTTCAAGGGCATCATAGTTGTCCAGGGCTTGCTGGGCGGCCTCCCAGACCCCTTCGACCGCGGCTCGCTGCTCCGGGGAAACTTTGGGGGCGGGGTTGCAGACTTCCTGAAGTTTCTCCTCGGCCACCTGAAGGATCATAAGATTCTGATTGGCCCCGAGCAACGTCCGAAGGGTTTTCACTTCGGCGGCGAGCTGCTCTTTTTCCTGTTGATTCATTCTTCCTCGTCTCCTTCCACGATGCGAAAACCAATATCTATCTTGTCCTGGACCTCTTCGACCAGCTGATCGTAGATCCACTCGTCTTCTTTTTCCTCGGGCACGTCGTCAGGAATGTCGAACTCGGATTCCGCTTCGTGCTCACCTTGTTCATTGATCCAGGAATACGACCAGCGCACCTTGACAGTGCGGGACTTCTGGGCTTCCGCCTCACATTCGGCCTCGATATGGGAACGGATATAGTCAGAGGGGGGCATCAGGTACTCTCCTTCTCGCAATAGGTTTTTTCACGCTGCTCTTGGATCTCAATTGTGGAGTGATACTCCAGCTGATGCAGGAGCTGCTGTACTACCAGGCCGGCTTCCCGGGCGGTGGGGCCCAGGTGGATGGCTAAATGGGACTGCGCCCCGTCGCCGCAGAGATAGTACCCGTTACTGTCTTTCTGAAGTTCAGGCATTATTCGTTTTCCTCCTCGTCTTTCAGTCCATGGGTTTTGACCAGCTCGCGGCAGAGGGCGAGCAGTTCCTGCCGCGCCGCTTTTTCGGCCGGCAGGATATGGGGATCCGCAAGATGGCCCCGGCAGTCTTTTAGACAATCCAGGGCCAGGCGAAAACGGAGATGAGATTCATTCATATGGGTGCCGCCCGGAGTTCTTTCAACCCATCCAGCAACCCGCGAACGGTCCAATACCACGAAAGGTCGGCTTCCTGAAGCTCCACCAGCTTTGGTTCCAGTCGCTCGAGATGCAACCGCAAATCATAGGCGGCATTGATCAGAACTTCCTGGTCATCAAGCGTCTCCTGCAGCTCCTCGAGCTTTCCTTCCAAAACCAGAATTTGGTCCTTGAGATTTTCAACCGAGGCCAGTTCTTTCTTTGCCGCTTTTTGTTCTTTGAGTAAATCGTCGATCCGCTGATTGAGACCGGTAATCTCATCCTTCAGATCCTGGATATCCCCTTCGGCCTGGAGGTAGAGGGCTTGGTAGTCCCTCTCGCCGCGTTTAAAGGAGTCAGAAGGGGTGTCAGGCGCTGCGGAGGGGGTGGGACCCTCCACTGCGTACAAGACGCCTGTAGCGGCCTCCAGCTGCCCCAGGATGTAGGCGAAGGGCGGGTAGGGGACCTCCAATTGAAAGGCCTGGTTGACCAGGGGGAACCCGCAGAGGTTGGCTACCTGCTGCGTCACTTCCGTAATGGCCCCGTTGATCAGTCCGTAGCAGCGGAAATAGCCGGTGGTCTTGGTGTGCGCGATTTTCGAAATGAAGAGTTGGTCGGTATCAAGGTTCAGCATGTGATTGCAGCTCCTTCAGTTGAGTCAGGCATTCCTGAATACTTTCAATCAGCTCAGCATCGTCTTCGGGATCCCAGAGCTCTGTCACATCTTCCTGAAGGCAGGTTTCGATTTCCCGGATCATATCCTGCACGCCGCAGACTTCCTCTTCGGGTTGCACCGTGAGAACGGTATCTTCGTCCTCAGCGGTTTCGGCATACCGCAGTTGACGGTAGCGCATGTAAATTTCAAGGGCCTCATAATTATCAGCCACCGTCGCCAGAGCCTGACGATTGTCTTCGTCATAAGATGCCCAGACATACAACGTCTTGGGCAGCCGGAGGGTAGGATCCAATTCTTTCGAGATGAACCCGTTCAGCGGGGGATCCTCGGTCTGCAGCAGGACGATCGCGTTCTGGAGGAAGCACAGGGCCTCCTCTTTCGTGCGCCCGAGGTTGATGAACTGGGAGGTTCCGAAATCCGTGTGACGGACCAGGTCGAAACCGATCAGGGGGTTGTTGTAGAGTTTGATTCGCATGGCCGCTCCTTAATTGTGATGGGGTTTTTCGACAGGGTTCCGTTCGGCTTCGAGCATGGTACGCAGCTGGATGGTGGAGCCATAGGCTTCGCCGGCAAGGTAGAGAGCCCCGCTGTAGGTTTGACCCATAGGGGCGAGCTCCCGTTCTGTCTCTTTCCAGATCCCCAGTGCGCGACATTCTTGTTCCTGCTCGCCCATCAGCTCCTCGAGCTTGGTGTCCGGCACGAGCACGAGACCTTCCTGCTGCAGCTCCTGCTTGAGAACCTCTTCACTTTCGCTCAGGCGGGAGAACAGGTTGGCGACCACGCCCCGGAGGAAATCGCGGCGATAATTAGGTTCCAAAATGGCCCACTCCTCCTCGGTGTAATGGGACGCCAGGCCCGATTCGGTCACGACCTTTTCAAACAGAAACTGGTACTGCCGCAGCAGGAAGACAAACAGCTGGCCGGCAATTTTCACATGGTGCGGCAGACCAAACCCCACCAACTGCGTGTTGAGATGTTGATGGTGCTCGTCCGGCTCGAGCAGGTTGAAGCGGACGTGGAAGAAGGCGATCAGCACCGGGCAGACGTACTCCAGCTCGAGAAACAGATGCTTGCCCTCCCAGAACAGCGCCTGGACGAATTCCTGCGGCTGCTTGAGCTGGTCGAGAGAAATCGAGTATTTCTCGATGAAGTACTGGGCCCGTTCCATCGCTCGCAGGGCCTCGTGCGGGTTATTTGATTCGGACAGATTCAGCAGGGCCTGAATCTTCTTGATGACTTTCTGTTCAGCGTCACTCATAGCAAATTGAACCTCGCGAAAAAGGATTGGGATGTGGTGTGGGCGGCCTGGACCCGCTGGGCCAAGTCTTTCAGCTCGGCCATGACCTCTGCAACCAGCTGCCGCCGTGCCGCTTCTTGGTTTTCCGGCCAGCAAAAGACGTAGGCGAGGTAAACCGGGCGGTCCATTCGCAGCACAGTGTGCTGAACCTGACCCAACGACGCGGTCAGCACACATTTCAACGGGACGTTGTAGGGATAGGTGGACAGGATCTGGCGGCCCTGGCATTCGCGCAGCACAGGGTTTTCACTGCGCTCGAGCGACGGAAAGGCCTCCGGATCCGACAGATCGATCCGTAAGGAATAAGCAATCAGCATGGGGACTCCAGAGAAGGGTAAGTTAGGCCTGAACGCTGCCGGCCCAGAGATATGTCAGGCCCGCCAGAAGGGGCCGGCAGCAGGGGTTAGCGGTAGTACCACATAATCCAGATAAAGATCACGACAATGAAGAGTTCCATCCGCGCCACCTCCTCTCTATTTGATCATATCCCCTCGATCGAAACCAGGGCGAAGTCCTCGATGACGGCTACAATCTCGAGCCGCCAACGGGTTTCGCGGGTGAACTTCCGCAACGAGGCCGGGGATTGGATCAGGGAGTAGGGGACGAGGAAGTAGGTTTTCATCCACGCCGGCGCCTGGCGGCGGATGGCTTCCATGTGCCGTAGCGCCACCTGGTGGCCGGTGTACTGCAAGGGGCCCAGGCGCGAAAGCGAAGGCAGCGACGCCCCCACCGGGGGCCGACACAGCAATACATGACCCGGATCAGGTTCACCGACGTCGTAGACGTTGAACGCATGGGTGGAAATATCGAGGTCCGACCAGTTCGCTTTGGGCACCAGCACCTTGCCGATTTGCTGCTTGAAGGGATCGGGCTCGAAGCACATCAGCTGAATCCGGGCGGGGAAATTGGCGACGATATCCCCGATGCCGGCCCGGCCCACGATCAAGCGGGTGACGGACTTAAACACCTCGACCCGCGCCAGCAAGGCCGGCACCCGCGGCGGCAGGGAATCGAACACATCCGGGGCTCGGGTGAGCAGCTCGCATTTCTCCTGCAAAGTGAAGCGGTACGTCGGGTCCGCCGTCTTGCAAATCAACTCGTACAGCATAGATCCTCTTTTATCAGTGGTTTCTCAAAACGCAGCCGAAAAAAAAGCCCCGGACGAATTGTCGTCCGGGGCCACGGTTTACATACAATCGGATCATATCATCGCGCGCATGTCCGCGGCGAAGGCTTGCCAGGCACGGTCATAGGCCGTCAGGTGCGAGGTTTTCTCGGCCTGGTAGTAGAACTGATAGGTTTCGCCCTTTTTCATTTGCAGGCTCTTGTTGACCCGCAGCATGGGCAGCGTATGGTCCGGCGCCTTCGCGGCAAACGCTTCAGTAACGGCGCTGACCTTGTTGGTCTCTTGATCGTCGACGAAGAAGATATCTTTGAAGGCCAGATACAGACACTTCGCCGCTTTGTCCCGCAACCGGGTTTCATCCGCCGGTTTCACAATTTCCAGACCGGCCGCCCAGTCCTTGATGTGAACGTGCTTTTCTTCTCTCAGCCGCGCGTAAAAGTCCTTGAGCAGGATGTACGCTTCCAGTGCATGCTGGGTCTGATACCGCTTGTGAAACTTTTTCACGGCGGCCATGAATTCCAACGGGCTGCCGGTTTTGCAGTCCTTGGCCAGCTTCGCCATCAGCTCCCCGCGCGGAATGTCGAAGAGCTTGGAGAGGTTCATGATCCACTGCGCGGTGATAATCCAGCCCGCTTTTTCTTTGTGCCATTTTTCAATGATGGTTTTGTGGTGGCGGTCTCCCACTTCCACGCTGACGGGGTGGGCTTCGCCATTGTCCAGAATAATGTAGTTGTCTTCAAAGGGACTGAAGTACTGGTGCAGCTGCCCGCCGTCAGCAATTCCGGCGGCTTGGCGATGCTTGCCGCGGTACACCACCACACGGGCCCGGATGTTTTCCGCCTTGGCCGCGTACCCTTCCAAGGTGACTTTGGTGTAACCGGCATCGGCATGCAACTGGAGCCATTTCTTCGCGCCGTCGCTGACAAAGGTCCCAGACGTGATGAACTTCACTTTCTTGGTGCCGTCTGGCTTGGAGATTTCCACGCGGCGACGGCGACGGCGGCCTTTCCGTTTCTCGCCGCACTCGGCACTGTAGCGCCAGTAGTTTTCAATCTGACTGTAGCTGCCGTTGGTCAACAGGCTGTCGAGCTGTTTCATCGACAGCGCGCGTTGGAGTCGGGCCACGGTCACCTCTTGCGGATAAACAGTATAGGCAAACTTGTTCCAGTTGAGAAAGCACTCAATCGCTACCAGCGTGGGGGCCAGTTCTTTCAAATTGCCGTAGTGAAAGTTATCAAGCCCGAAAAGTTTGGCCGGAAACACGGCGTTGTCTTCACTGTCGACAAACGCAATCATTGCCTTGGCACCTTTGGGATCTGAGAAAATCGGTTGCATATGTAAACCTCTCCTTTAAAAAAGTAATTCACCCGGGATGTGGGAGCTTTTTCAAGCACACACATGCCGGGCAGATACACACGTTGTCAGCGGATTTTTTTTATCGGGCTCTGAAATTTTTCTGACCCATAGCTTTACCTACAGGCCATCAACTTTTTTTTTGCAGAGCCGGATTTTTTTTCTGAGCACTGACTTTTTTTTGAGCCGGCTCAGATTTTTTTTCCGCCTAGGGGTCCATATGGCTATGGGGTCCCTAAGTCTATCTTAACATTAAGAATCTTAAATCCCAACCAAGAAGGTTAAGGATAGGTCAAGGAAGAGATTAAGCTTCGGTTAAGTTATCATATAACGTCTAGGTTATGAGCGTTTTCGCTCGATCGGATTTCTTTTTTGATCCCATTCGCTCCTGTTCGATCCAATTTGGATCTAAATGAAGAAAGGCTCAACCAGTACCAGTGGTGAGCCTATTCTTCAACCTAACAGAAAGGAGGTGCCAGCTGTGAACTGGATCCCTGTTGTTGCTTACGCCCTTCTGCTGACCTACTACAGCCGTTAGTATACCCGGTTATGGTCGGGTTTCACACCCAAGACGTCGCTTAAACCGGAGACGACGCCGGGGTCTCTTGCGCCTGATACTGATTCAGCCGCTTCTGCTGCGTCAGGATGAACAAATACATCGCCGCCATATCCAGCACCACCAGCATGTTTCCATGCTGGGTGGCCCGGAGGATGTTGGAACACAGAATCAAAAACCAACCCACCACCATAATCCGGCTCCAGTCCGCGGGGGTCAGGGTAAGTTTCCAGTTAAAGGTCATAAGGGGTTCCTTTCAAAAGGGGGAAGTCCTTTTACTATGCCAGGTTGTCGACTGAAAATCGATCCTGCGGCAGGACAAAGCCCGGGGCCGCTTTCTTCGCCGGCCCTTTGGCCGTCAGCGCGACGATGACGCCCTGCGGATCAAGAAAGCGCAGGTCGTGGGTATCCCCATCGATCACCCGCCGGCCCAGAAAGGTGGTAGGAAAGGGTTTGCGATCGAAGACCACGGCCAGGTTCATACCGGTCCGATGGGCCTCAGTCACCATCTGCCGCTGAAAGGACACGGTGGCTTCGGAGTAGGAAAGGGTCAGGTAGTAGTTCTCCGGGACCTGGCGGCCCCAGAGCTTGGTGTAATCGTAGAATTGCAGCTCGGGGAAGAGCTGCAGAATGGTTCGGTTCGTAGTGGGATCTTTCAGCCGCTCCCAGAGCAGATCGGAGGTCCCGTTCAGCCGAACGGCCGGGATCTGGTTGGCCATCAGCGCCTGCGCCATCAGCGCGTGCAGATCGGCTTTAAGCATCGCGAAGAAGATCGCCGGCTCGAGGTAGAAGAGCAGGGTCTTGCGTATGCGCGCCAGCTGGGTTTTGTGGTAGCGGCCACGACCGGCACGATAGAGGCACAGGCTGGGGCAGCCGGCTTCGTGCGCGCGCGGACAGAGATTGAGGCCGGGGATCTCGGTGTTAGGGGCCAGGTAGAGAATGCCCGTCAGGTAACCTTGTTTCTCGCCTTTGATGGTCTTGGCGTTGTCACGGGTGAGAAGCTCTTCCAGCCGCCCGCGGAATCGGTGGCCGGTGAAGGTCTCGGTGACGGTGTTGAGGGCATCGAGCGGGTGCTGGGTGGGGCGTAAGGCCTGGTACTGGGACTGGATGTCACGAAAGTGCATGGGGTCTCCTTTCCAAAAGAAAAGGCCCCTGACCAGGGGCCGTTCGCCTGCAATGTTACGAGAATCATTTTGAAAAGGGTGAAGCCCCCGTCTCTGGCAAGTGGGGGGCTTCATCGAAAGGACTACCCTGCGTGGGCGCGCATGGAACCTTTACCTTTTCACTGTACGGGATTGTGAAGCGGGTCACAAGCCCTAAGAGCCGGTTTTTCCGCGCTCGACCTCACAATCTTCAACCAGCTCCTGGGCTGCGAGCAGGGCCACGGCGAGGTTGGAGTAAGCCGTAACACGATGGCACATGGCCGCGACCTGGCCCGGGGTCAGGACCTGGCGCTGGTCGGGCTCGACCTCGTGCTGGAGCTGGGCGTGCTCCTGCTGCTTGAGGATCCAGAAGATATAGATCTCGTCCTTGGCTGCCGCTTCATAGGTGGTGTACTGATCGCCAATGCCCGGATAGGAAATGGCACACAACCGCACACCGGTGGTCCCTCCAAGGACAATTTCTTCGACCAGGATCAAATGGTCGCGGGTGCTGATCTGGGAGCGGTACTGGACGGTGGGGGTCTGAATTTCTTCGCCGGTCAGGGTTTTCAACATATCGACTCCTTAGTAATGAGGGTAATAATCACGGGTCGGTTTGGACGGCAGACCGAGGTGGTCCCAGCGCCGCTGGATGTCCTGGCGCTGCTGATCGATCTCGGCTATCTCTTCCGTCCGCCGGATCCGCCGGCCAAGGGGGGTCTTGCGGACCGGGTCCTTGCTTTTGAGCCGCCGATCCGGCCGGGTGAGGTCTTCGTCCAAGCGCTGGACCAGCAGGACCAGAAAAAAAGCCACATCAAGATCGGTGTCGGTCGCCTCCTGCATGAAGATGGTGGATGCAAAGCAAAAGACCCGCATCGATTCCTGCAGCCGCGCGCGGAAGGCCCGATCGGTGCGCTCGGCGTGGAGAATGCGGGCAAAGAAAAAGCAGACCTGCCCCTGGAGAAAGTAGGGGCAGGAAGTGGCGAAGGCGCACTTGCTGCACCAGGGGGAATCGAAGTAGGGAACGGCTTTCAAGGCGGCCTTGGGGGTCAGGTTCTTGCCCTTGAAATGGGTGCGGAAGTTGAAGCGGGGTTTGGGATCGGGCGTGTGGATAAACTTGCGGGCCACGTCCAGGACGCAGTCCAGGTAGCTCAGGTGAAAGGCCTGGGCCAGCACCGAGCCGGATTTTTTTCCGTGCAGCGCGTAATCGTAGCGCGGGATGCTAGCTAAACCGGGATGGATCGAAAGGGTCCGGCTCGCCGGCAGCGCCGGGATCATCCGTGTCTCGTTCCGATAGCGGAGTGGTGGGGTAGATTTCGCCATCGTCATCGTCCTCAAACAGATCTTTCACTTTGTCCTGGGTGGCCTGGGTGGGCAGCACCGTCTTGGCACCGACCTTGGGCATGGTGCGCTCGACCTTTTCCAGCTGCCCGAAGGCATTGGCCATCTTGATGAAGGTCCCGAGCTCCTTGCTCAGGGCCGGATCAAAACTGCCGCCGGTGCGGGCCTCGATCATGGCCCCGTGGTGGATGCGGTTGGCCTGCAACGACGAGAGAGCCCCGAGCACCCCCTTCATGTCGTTCATGGAGCCGATGGAGACCATGTTGGCGTAGTAGCAGCCGGCATCGGGCTTGTAAGCTTCGCAGGCAGACGGCGCATCCCCCAGCGGCCGCAGCTGGCAGGTATTGCACTGCCGCGGCATCAGCATGCGCGGGTCGATGTACGGGCTCAGGCCCTCGGGCAGCATGGTCTGGATCGGGGTGTTGCGAATCATCTCGGCGCTGCGGGCCACCTGGGTGTACTGGGCCTCGGCATCGGGGGTGACCCCCAAACCGAAGGTCTCGATCATCAGATCCTTGGCCTTGGCCTGCTCGGCGGCGGTGAGCCAGTAGGACTGGACGATGTGCAGCGCGGCATAATCGGCATAGCATTTCCAAGCGTGTGCGTTCATGGTGTGCACCGCAGCGGAGTCGTCCTTGAAAATGCCCTCGACATCAAGGCCCGCGGCGATGAACTTGTGCCGGTACTTGTTGCGGATCTCCTCTTTGTGATCGGAGTTAAAAGCCTGCAACCGGTGGTTGTCCCAGATGTAGGTGACCCCGTACTTGCCACCGGCGAGCCAGGACGCCGAGTCGACGGAGAAGTAGGGCGAGCGGTTGATCGAGCCTTCATCAACAGCCCCGTGGGCATGCATCAGGATGCCTTTGTCGGCGAAGCTGCGCTGGAGCCCCTGCAGCTCGGGGCTGACACTCTCGGTCAGCTCCGGGTGCAGGGCCACGACCGGGAACTTGTAAAAGCCGTGCTCCTTGAGGGCGCCCAGATGGGCCCGGCGCACCACGGGCACGACCCGGATGCCGTTGTCGCGCAGCTCGTCGAGGTGGTCCTTGCGGAACTGCTCGGACAGCTGGCTGGCCAGGTCGACCTCGAAGACCCAGGTGAAGACCTCGGCCATCTCCTGCACGTACTCGAGGTACTCAGCGGTGTAGGCCTGGATCTCGGCGACGGTGGCCGGCTTGCCTTTTTTGGCCTGCTGGATGTAAGCCTGCCCGCCGGCATCGAGCAGCACATGGTCGAACTTCGCCAGCTGCTGTTTGACCTTGGTCGGGTTGTGGTTGCGCAGGTAGAAATAGGAGACCAGGATATTGCGGATCCCGGCTTTGTAGGCGTAGCTGCGCAGGGTGTCGTTCTCCGCGCCGCCGAGGAAAATCAGCTTGCCGTAGACCTCGTGCTGCAGCGGCCGCATCTTGGGGTACTCGGCATTGAAGTCACGATACATGGATGTGCTTCGTCGCCTTGTCGTAGAAGTCGAAGCTCAGCTGATCGGGATCAGCATCGCCGGGCTCGATCCGCGTGTAGCTGAATTCGGTGTTGGCGACCAGGGCCTGGGCGACTTCCTTGCGGAAGGCCTCGCCTTTGCGCCGCATGCACAACGGATCCATCGCCTGGGCCGGGGAGACGGTGATCACCTTCTCGGCCGCAAACTCCGCATTTTTAAGACTAAGCCGGACGAAAACCGGGGGGGACATCGGCAGACCCTCCTTCCGCAACAGGCTCAGCAGCCGCACTTAAAAAGGCGTGCTTAATATCCTTCCCCTGGAGGTACACGAACGGGTACGGGGCCGGCAGATCCAGCAGCAAACTCTCATTGAACCGTGACGCCCGCTCCAGAAAGTCCTTTACCTCCTCCACCGCATCCAGAGGAAGGGGGATCGGATCCAACCAGACCCCGGGCTCGGAAAAGACATGCAGAAACAGCATGGTCAACGTCCTTTCTGATACAGCGGCGAAGCCGGCTCATGGGTTTCGAAGTAGCGCATGACCTTGTCCAGGCTCAGGTTGGCGCGCATGGCTACCTGACCGGCGGTGAAGGGAAGACCCTTGTGGATCAAAACCGACACCGCGCGGGCCAGGACCTCTTTTTCCGCCGCGGTCAGGGGGCCCACCACAGAGACCCCCAACGCAGCGGCCATCCGGGCCTGGGCAAAGGTGTCGACCATGCCCAACCGAAGCTGACGCGCGACGGCCAGCACATGCTCAAAGCGATTGTCGGACATCGGCTCAGCGCTTCTGCAGGATGATTTCCCAGCAGAAGACGGAGACCTTCCCCTCGCCGCTGCGATCGGGGGCTTCGACGAAATACACGTCGAGCAGGAAGTAGATGCCTCGCTGGGAGAGCTGAGACTTGGCCTTGGTCAGGGACTTTCCGGCCTGGTTGACGGCCTCCTGGCCGATGCAGCGGATCACGTAGCGGTGATCGGGATAGCCCTGGACCACGGCGGAGATGGCAGCGGCCAAGCGGGGCACGCTGCTCGAGGCGGTGGCTTTGAGAGAAACGGTCCCGTCTTTGATTGACGGCACGAAGCGAGGGTCATCCTGAGGTAAGGTGGTATCGTCCATTTTGGTGCTCCATTGATCTTCCAATCGGTAGAAGGGTCCGTGTGCGGACGGTGGTGCCAGTAGGGGCGGCAAACAGACAAAAAATGAAAACAGCGAAAACGGACGTATCAACGGGTGAACCAGTGCGCCTGGGGGTGTGTCTGTTTCCGATACTAGCACATCGGGGAAGGTGTGCCTATAGGAGGGGGCCTTTGACACAGGAAAAATAGCATGTCGTGCCGTTTTCGAGGATATAAACATTCACGAAACTGTGATCGATCACACTGTGACGAAGATCCTGTATCATTCCGAAGTCACACAGCACTGTCACCACCGTGCCCGGTTTGAGAGCCGTGAAAAAACGGCGGTACGGCTCGCTGGCAACAATTTTCAGATCCTGCGGTTCGAGCGGAAGGAACACGTTGCTGTGCCGGGTATCCAGCGGCAGGCCTTCCGGATGAGAGAAGATATGAAAGAAACCCCGGTAGGTTTTCAGTTTCTGCCGCTGGGTGGCATTGCACAGAACCAAGGGCTTCTTTCGGAGGAACATCGCCTGGGTCACTTCCTGGCGCAGGTCCTCATCCGAGAGGATCGTTTTGAAACACGTCGGGCGTGTGGAGAATCGTTCGGACACTGGTTGGCTTCCACTCTTTCTTTCCTATGATCTCACACATCCCCCAGTTGGCCAATGCCAGGGCATCAGTCATGTTATTGTCAGCGAGGGGAATGCCGAACTTGATGCTCATCATGCTTATCATCAGTTCCTTGCCGGCTTTACCATTGCCCTTGCCGCAGGTATACATCTTCAAAGCAGCGGGAGCGATAAGGAGGTGCTCCCCAGGATACTGCGTGAGTAACCGTCTCACATCACCCCCAATTTCGGCCAGATCCAGGACGGAGCTTCCTTTCGCCGCGAAGGCGTAATCTTCGTGTACAATTTTCGCCGGTTGGTACTGGCGCGTATAGTACGCAATCGCATCCAGCGCATATGCATGAAGCTGCTCAGAGGGAACCCGGGGAATTGCACCGGGCTTCCGTTTGCCTGGATTTTTGGGTTCCTTTTTCGGCGGTGCCTCGGAATAGACATTCACAATATACACCGACCAATCCGGCAGGACATAGCACAGGCTCGTCCCCCGCAGGGTCGTATCATAGCCTGCCATGATCGCCTGGGGCTGGAACGGAGTGTCAAAATACGACGCACAGGCTGCGTTGAGTCTGTCAGTGAGATGTTTCATGATACGTCTCTCCATTTACGCTGTTGTTTCCAGGGGACGGATGACTGACCGGTACGTTGCATGTATCGCTCGGCCGCCTCAATGTCAGCCAGCTTGACATACAAAACATTGCGAATCTTGACGGAGTCGATGTACCCATCACGGGCAGCGTCCCCAATCGTATTCCCGGAGGCATGACCGTATCCGAGCCGTTTGGCTGCCTGCCTGGCGGTCAAGGCCGGCCAGGGGGCGCGGGTACGCAGATAGATCTGGATCAAAGGCTCAGCGGCATCCAACGGGACCATCCAGCGCCGACCGATTTTCTCCGCCTGAAGGAAACCAGTCTCCACCCGGTACTTCAAAACGTCCTTCTTTATGTTCAGCATGTTGGCCAACTCAATCAAAGTGTAATGGGTTGGATAGCTCTCGAGTTCGGTACACCCCAGAACCCGTGCGGCTCGCTGGATGGTCGAGACATTGTACTGCGTCCCGAATTTCATATTGAAAGCCTCGGTACAGCCCTTACGGCCCCGGCGCGGATATTCCTTACGCACGAAGGCTTTCATGGCGTCACTCCAGCGCGACGAAATCGAGTGTGTCACCCGTCGAGGACCTCCGCCCAGGTCGTTCCGTTGGTCCACAGCGCCCCGTCATGCCAAAAATAGGCATGCTGGTACAGGTACTGGACCTCAGCCTGGCGGGTAGGAAACGCCAGGATCGCATCGGTGCACTCGGTATCGTACCCGTAGTCCTGATAAATCACCACCTCAACCATGCGCCACCTCCGCATACCACCTTGATAAGAGCTGAACCACGTCTGCCCGGGTCAGGGGTTCCCAGTGAACCGGAAGAAAGCTTTGGCAGCGGTAAGACTGCTGCCGCCCGATGAGGAGGGAGTCGGTAAACACATCGGGCACGGCAGGGTTTCGCAGATGCAGGTCCATCATCCCCCTCAGCTGGAAGGGTCCGCTCCGTGGGTAGCGGAAGTACCAGCCGAGCAGGGTGTCGTACAGGGTCCGCTGGGTGATGCGGACCAAGCGATCGTCGGCATAGAGCAGGTAATGCCGGGGCTCCAGTAACAGGAACACCGGCTTGTAAGGGTTGGGATGGTCGATCAGCACTGCATTCGTACCGGGTCGCACATACCGCCGCTCAGACATTTTCCATCCCCCGGCGTGACATGTCCCGCGATAAGTGCGCCGCCAGTTTTTCAACTGAGGCATACTTGCGTTTGAGGCTGTTGTAGAGGATCTCGTACTCGAGCTCGAGCTCCTTGATCTGCAGCAGGGTGGGATTGTCCTGGACATAATCCTTGGCATAGGTGGGCTTCACCTCGCCGCGGTCGACGGCGGCCTTGGCCAGCTGGCGCTCGTACTGCTTGACGGTCGCTGAGACGGTCATCAGGCGCCCTTCCGCACGCGACAGGGAATCCGAGAGCCAAACCCCATAGGCGACCACTTGCGAGGCGTACTGGCCCAATTCCGGCAGCGTCAGCTCGGTCACGTCGAGCTTGACCGGCAGCTGGAAGCTGCCCGCGAAATCGACGTCCTCGTAATTGAACTGGGGCAGCTGGTACGCGACCTCGGCCACGAAGCGGTCGACCTGCTCGGCGGTGTAAAAGGACAGGGGACTGTAGGCAGCGGGTTCAGGCATCGTCGTCCTCCTCGGGCTCGCAGGTCTCGATTTCGATGTGGCCACACAGCGGACAGTCGATCGTGTAAACCTGACGCTCGCTGACGTAGGTCAGGGTGGCCAGCAGCCCCATGGCGCAGTGACCACAGTAGACCTGGACGCTTCGGTTTTTCATGCACGTGTCTCCTTGTCGTAGGCTTTGCAGGTGTCTTTCATCCAGCACCAGTCTTTGTAGCGCCCGTTGGCGCAGAGAATATGCTCCGTCGGCAGCGCAGGGTGTTCCTTCGCCGCCCACAGATAGGCCGCTTTCTCGCGGATGTAGTCGATGATCGCCGGCTGGTAAGGAATACGGAATTCCTTGTAGCGGGGGAAGGCCTTGCAGGCATAGAGCAGCACGGCGGACCGGGTATAACCGGTGATCCACATGTAAATGTGAACCTGGAGGACGTGCTCGGGCAGAGGCTCGCGCAGCCCGTCGAAGTAATCGATCCGGAGGGTCTTGATCTCGAAGATCTCCGGGTAATCCATCAGTTGGATCTTTCCGTCGCGGCTGCCGGAGAGCACGAGCCGAATGGTGCCGTTCATCGCAGCAGCCCAGTCGGTAAAGGAGGCCAGCACTCCGGCAGTTGCCGTGGCTTTGTCGAGATAAATGTCCCCAAGCTGAGCCACGTCCTCGGTGGTGGAAAAGAACCAGGCCTGATACCCCGTGCCCGTGGCAACCACGGCGGCCCGGAGCACATACCGGCCCCGAGGAGTATCGACTTCCATCCCACAAAGCCAGGTTTCCTCCCCGGTCAGTTTGCCGGTCTTGCGGAGCAGGCCCTGCAGCTGGGCATGCTTGCTGTGGCCGTCCTCGAAAATCTGCAGGGTCTGGGTATCGGGAACCGGTCCATCCTGGCCGCGGGCATGCTGGTGCAAAATTCGCGCGCAGCGATAAAACTGCGAGGCGTGAAAGGCCCCGTCCCAGACCCGGTGCTCGTACTGGGCCTCCAGCTGCTGGCTGAGCAGGTCAATCACACTAGACATGGTCGAGGGCCTCCGTATGGGCCACCACAGCCGAGTAGAGCGGCATGTCGATCCGCTGGGCCGCCGGCAGGCTGTTGAAGGTCACCCGGTCGTACTCGAGTCCGCAGCGCGCAAGCCAGGCCAGGGTCTCGTGCAGGAACTCGATCGGGCGCTGGGCATCAACCACCAGCTGCCGCTGGTGCAGTTTTTTTGCGGCGTTGAGTTCGGCGATCAGCAGATGATCCGGTTCTGCCGCGGCGTACTGCGTGGCCGTGAAGCGCTGACTCAACCGGGGACTGTCCGGGTGCAGGGCCAGGGTGTGGTCCAGCAGCACGGCGATCACGGGGGCTTCATACGGCGCGCGCAGCTGGCGGTTGAGCTCGTAGTAATCGATCCCAAAGGGCTGTAGCACGGCCTCGCCGAACTTTTTCAGGTGCGCGTAGAGCTTGACCGTGGCAAAGTAAAACTGACTCAACAACTGGTCGTTCGGGTTGAAGTCCACCAGCCGCGCCGTGATGGGATCGGAGGTATAGACCTCGCGCCAGCTGTGTGTGGGCCGGCGGTCGAAGAAGCGGGAGTCGTCGATCTCGAAGAGAATCCGGTCCTGATTAGGGCCGATCAGGCGCAGGCGCAGCTTGGCGAAGTGCCGGTGCAGCACACTGGTCCCGTTGAGCTGGGCCACCACGGCGGTCAGATCGAGCAGGGCCTCGGCCCCGTCGAGCTGGGCGATCAGGGGCACGATCGCCACGGCCGGGCTGAGGTAGGGGTAGTCCTGCTTCCAGGTGGTCACCCACTTGCTGACGAAACTGTGAAAGACTCTATCCACGCTGCGCCTCCAGCATCTGTTTGAAATAGTCGTAATCGTGCCGCGTCAAGGCATACAGCTCCAGCCCGCTCCCAAAAGTAATGACAAGCACCGGGGTCTTGGAGACTTGGCTGGCTTCCTGAATGACCTTGGTGAACCAGGCCTCATGCAGGGTGATGGATTTGCCGCCGCAGTCTTTATGCTCAAGCAGCACCAGATCGTCCTGCATGTCCCCCTTTTTTCGCAGCGCCCCGCTTTGCTTTGTCAGATGCATGTTGAGGCTTTTTGCGAGCTTTTTTTCCTGCGTCTGGCTTTCCTGCTTCGTCGTCCGTATACTCTGATACCGTTTCATCCGGGTCCTCACTGGGGGGAAAATTATAGGTCACGCCGTCCTTGTAAACCATCTCGTCCATCTTGTCGTACAGGTACGTGAGGAACTTAGCATCCTGTCGCACCCGCTCCATGAGCTGTACATCGCCCTGTACCTTCAGACCGTCGATGGTGTACCAGGTCCCGGTCTTTTGGATCAGACCCAGATCCTTGCCCGCGGTGACAAGCGACTCTTCGCGATCAAAACCGAAACCCATGAAGGCATTGGGGGAAGGGTATTTCAACGCGGTGGTGTACAGGTCGGCATAGGTTGTCCGCCCTTCGTAGGGGCTGCGAACCTTCTGCATCTCGTAAGCGATCCGCTTGCCGATGCGACCGCCCATGATAAAAGCCCCGGTCTGGTCATTGGGGTCATTGGGGTCGTACCAGCCCTTGTCAAACTGGTATGTGAGCTCCTTTTCCACCGACAAAATGATCGAGGTGTCCACAAAGAAATTCACCGACTTGGCGCTGGCAGGTTCCCGCCGGGTAAAGGTCATGCCCCCAGGCCCTTTGTACATGCCCGTCCGCAGCTGGTTGATGAACACCACCGCGGTCCGGTTGGGCATCACTTTCTTTTTCACCGGGTCATAGTACGTCTGCAGGCTGACCATCAGCTGCCGGCAAAAACGCTCGAGCAAGGCCGCCCGCTCCGACATTTTGGCGGAGGCCGCCAGGGACTTCTCGGTTTCCTTTTCACCGATCAAGCTGGCAATGTCGTCCACCACGATCAGGTCAACCAGATTGGCCTTGGCAAACGCAGCCGCCTGGTCCAAACCCAGCTCATGGGTTTCGGCATTGATCAGGTGAATCCGGTTCAGATCAACTTTGTACTTCTTCATCAGCTCGACCTGGGCGGTCCATGCATTCTGAATATTCACCACCACGGCGAAAAAATCGGCATTGATCGCATGGTTAAAGCCGATGGTCTGCATCACGGTACCGGTTTTTCCAGTGGCATACTCCCCCGAAATCATCGACGCCTGGCTTCGCAACAGACCACCGTTGAGGTAGAGATCCAAGCTGGGAATCCCGGTCGGAATGTACCCGGGCTGGATCCCGATCAGCTCACTGCCGCGGACGACCGACCCGGGTTTCTTACTGTGAAAATTGGCAATCAAGGCATCAATTTCATTGGCTTTGGAACTCATGTCCATCCTTCTTTCTGTTAGTTCTTGTCGGCCCAGGAGCGGCCGATGGTCGGAATGGCTTCGAGCGGAACCCGCAGTTTGTATGAAGATTCCAGGATCTGCTGCATCACGGGCGCGATGGTTTCAGCGTCGTGTTCCCAACACTCGACGATCAGTTCGTCGTGCACCTGGAGGACAATCCCGGCACCCGGATGATGGGTCTCGAGATAGGCATCCAGACGGATCATGGCCAGTTTCATGATGTCGGCCTCTGAGCCCTGAATATGACAGGCAAACAGGGAGCGTTCCGCTGCCGCCCGGCGCCATTTCAGCTTGTCGTCGTGCCCTTTGTAGGTGGCATCAAGATCGGTGATATACCGGCCGGCCAGGGTCTGCGTCGTGCCGTGCTTGTTCATGGTCCGGTTATGTGCCGCAACATAGTTGGCGGCCACCGGATGCACCACGCGCCAGCCTTTGATGAAATACTCCGGCACGCCCAGCGTTTCCGCGCCTCCTTGAAATAATACGCCGAAGTTCACGTTTTTCATCGCTTTTCGCCATTTTTGAAACTGACCCAGCGGAGCGATTTCACCCATCTGCTGCAGCTTCTCCGCGTGCTCTTTCTCGGCCTTAAGGCCAGCGAGAAAGTCGTCAATCGGAATGCGATGAATCTGGGCGGCCCCAATACTGTGCAGGTCCTTGCCGGTGTTGAAGGCATCGACCATCACCGGATCCTGGCTGAAATGGGCCATGATGCGCAGCTGCAACTGACCATAGTCCGCCATCACGAAAACCTTTCCCGGAGCTGGCACAAAGGCCGCGCGGAAGCGAGGATCCCCAGGGATGTTCTGTAGATTCGGTTTGTCACTGGACAAACGGCCTGAATCGGTGCCTACGTTGTTGTAGCTGGTATGAATCCGGGACTCGTGATCTACCAGGTAAGGCAACTTGCTGGTGAACATTTTGATGAAGGTCGCCGCCCGAGAAAATTCCGCCAGATGTTTAGCGATCTCATGGCCTTGTTTGGCGAGCTGATCGAGCGTTTTCAGATTGGTGGCTTTCTTGCCCCCATCCGTGTAGTTATCCGTGTGCAGTTTCAATTTGTCGTAGAGGATGTAGCGGAGCTGATCGCCGGAGGTAATTTTGAAACTCTCGCCGGCGATCTCGAAAACCTTCTCCATCCGCTCGCGCTTAATGGCTTGGGAAATTGCTTCGAGCTCATGGATCATGTCAGGACGAAGGCGAATTCCCCGATGCTCCATCCTCGCCAGCACACTGATGTAGGGCAGCTCAATCCGTGTGTAATGCTCAAGCAGGTTCCGCTGCTTGAGCTTGGGGATAAAAGTCTGATACATCTTGGGCGGCAGCTGAACGTCCTGGACGGTGTACTCGACAAACTCCGGCGCCCAGATATCCGCCGGGCATTTTTTTCCGAAGCTCTTGAGAGAAATGGTGTCCTTTGTTAGCCGCTCGTGAACCGCCCGGGTCTTCAGACCCTTGGGGGCTTTCACATCCACCAGGTAACCTGCCACCTGGGTATCTTCAATGTTCGCCAGGTTGATCCCCAGCCGCCACATCGCCCGCTGGTCAAACCCGATGTTGTGTCCAAGGAAGGTCTTGGCTGGGTCCTCGAAGAAGGGCTTCAGATCCCGCGCTATGCACTCGCGCGGGATGTTGACATCAAAGAGTGTCCGGTGTCCGATCGAGACATAGAACCCGTGGGTGACACATGGTGCAATCGGCAGAATCGACAGACCCACGACCTTGGCCCAGGCCTCGAGCCCCTCGGTCTCTGTGTCAAAGCTGAAGAAGGTGTACATCGACAGCATCAGCAGCATGACGTGAAGCATCTCCTCGGTCTGCACGAGCACTTTGTCGATGAAATCGGGCTTGTTGTACTTCTGCTGGTACAGCGAGACACAGCCGGCACAGCGGATCTGGTTCTCTTCCGAGGCCGCTTCAAAGACGGATTTGGTCTGGCTCAGGTCATCTTTGGCCGCGCCACAAAGATTTCGGCGCTCAGAGGCCGAGTACAAATGGCGCGCGCGGATCGTGGTTAAGTAGCTGGGAGCCGTAACGGACATGGGACACTCCTTTCGATAACTGGGATCCGCTTGAGGGAAGCGGCATGTGAACCGGTCACCACCTCCGTGAAGCGGACAAAAACCGGGGGCCCAGAGGCCCCCGGGACGTATCTGTAGCAAACAGGTGAATCAGAATGGGCTAGTCGATAACCTCGGCCTCCTTACAGCGTGATATACAGGGAGTGCTCGGAATCGCGCGCGTCACCCGTAAAGTGCTGAACGGTGTATCCGACCTCTCGGAGCCACTCCGCGACATCGACCATGGCCTGGGCATTCCAGGCTTTTTGCGGAACAAAAAGGGTCGTTTGTCCCCGCCGCTTGGCGTCGATCATCCAGTCCTGGACCGCGGTCTTGAGCTGAACGAAGTCGGAGTCCTTCGACTTCCGGTACTCTTCACTCGCCGCCGCCATGCGGGCGCGAAACTCGTCGTTGGATAACATGACCGGCATCCCGCCCCTCCTAGACATACTTCGAGGCCGGTTGATAGGCCGGATCGATCGGCTGCGCTGGAGGAGTCATGATGGTGACCGGCGGCCCCTGCACAGGGGGCACCGGGGCACCCACCGGGGCCTGGCCGGGCTGGATGAAGGCTCCACCCTGCGACGGCGACACATAGCCCTGCTGTGTACCAGTCTGTGGCCAGGGCGGCACGCTGCCGGGGGCCGGCACCGGAATCTGCACGCCAAGGACCACCGAGGGCTGTGTCGGTCCCTGCGGCTGGGTCAGATCGGTCTGGGTGCCCAAGCTGTTGCTGGCCTTGGCAGCTTCCTGCTCGCGCTGGCGGCGCAGCATCACACAGAAGGCCTCCATTTCCTCGGCCGTGGGGGTGCCGAAATCCATCTCGGCGTCCCAGTTGATGGTCTGCAGCTTGGCCAGCAGCTCGTGGTCGATCGGCTGCAGCTGGCCGGGCACGACCCCGTCCATCAGCTTGGGCAGGAAGGAGTATTCCTTGCTGTTGGAGTTGTCAGCGATCCGGGTGACGGACAGGGGAAACTGCATCATCGAGCCGTAGTTCTTGATGACTTCGAGCATCTTGTTGAGGCAGAGCATGCTGATGCCACGCCAGATCAGAATCTGATTGTCCTGGCTGTACTGCTTGCCGGATTTTTTGGAGGTGTAGACTCCGCCGATGTGGCGCCCTGCAATAAAGCCGACCGTGCGCGGGGTATCGTGCTCCTCGTCGCAGGCCCGGCAGGGTCCGACATAGACGACCTTGGAAGGATCGCTGGGGTCCGACTGGGCAGACTTGGTGCAGGTCACCTTGTCCTTGCCGTTGTTGGTTTCGTGCTGACGGTACTTGCCAAAGCACGGCATCAGGAACTGCATAATCTTGGTTTCGCCAGGATTGAACCAGGTGTAGCGGAAGTTCTTGTTTTCGTTTTCTGCCCGCTCGGCCTGGCGCTTGGCCTGCTCTTCGGCCTGCATCTGGGCTTCCGCCTGGACTTCGGCGATCACGTTCATTCCGAATGAAAGACTGGACATATTAAAGGGTCTCCTTGGAAGGAAAGGTTAAAGTTTTTGAAGCTGGGACTTGAATTCCGGCAGCAGGGTCTCGCACAGCCGCTCGAAGTTTTCCTTGAGCTTGCGGTGCTGGAACGCGCTGTGTTCGGCTTCCGGGGTTCCGACGTCGCGGGCGCGGCGCTCGGAGAGCTCGAAGCTGACATAGTGATGCTTGCGCGGATCCGGGGTGTCGATCGCGAAGGTGCATTTCATCACGGCGGTGGACTCGATCAGATTGCTCTTGCCCGCCTCGTCGTAAATGCGGTTGGCGTCCACCAGCCGAATTTCCTTCGGTGTGGTGGTCACGGTCTCTTGTAAAATCGCCAGCTGCTCTCCCAGGGTTTGCACCTGGGCGTGGAGTTGCTGCAGCAGGGCGAGCTCTTCGGTATGGGGAACGGTCTCTGGGTTCATGGGGTCACTCCGTAAAGGGATGGCTTTGGTACAGGGCACGGTTGGTTTCGAGGTAGGTGCGAATATCCTCCTTGAGCGTGGTCCAGGATTTGTCTTCGAGCTCGGCGTCCTCCAGCGCCGCTTCAATCGCATCGCAAATCAGGTGGTAGTCCGCATCGCCGTAGCCGTACTGGTAGCGGCGGAACTTGGTCGGAGCTGGAAGAATCCCCACCCGCTTGAGCTGCTCGACCTGCTCGAGGCTCAGGCCGGTGGTGGCGGAAATGGCAGCCAGGGTGAACACGTCGTAGGAGAGCGTCACCTTGTCCGCCGCGGCCTTGAGCTTGCGCGAAAAATAGGGGTAGCTGATCGGCACCTCGACCGGTTCGGTATGCTCGCCGGCGGTGGGGTGGACATGCCCGTTCTTGCGCGTGCCGATCGGTTTCCCCAGGGCGGTAGCGCGGGCTTTCTGCTTTTTCCAGGCATTCCTTAGCGGGACTGACATCCGAGCCTCGCATAGACCTGTTTGCGCTTGGCGCCCATCTTGATCAGCATGATGTTGCCGGTGTCGGTCAGATCCACCACCAGCGGCGTTTTCTTGTTGGGCGCGACCCGAGACACGCGGCCGAGAACCTGCTCGACCAGGCCGTGCGAGGAAAAGGGTGAACCGAAAATCGCGGTGTCGAGCTCGGGCAAATCCAGTCCCTGCTTCACAATTTGCAGCTGACCGAAAATCAGGGGCTTCTCATAGGCCTCCTCATACTCCCAGGGCTTCATCCCGCCGCGAAGAAACCCATAATCCACGGGACCCCAGGCGGCTTCCACGAGCTCCACGAGACGCTCGACATGGGCATGGCGCTCGACAATCACCAGAATCTTTCGCCCGGCCAGCAGACATTTCCGAATCACATCCGCCAGAACATCATTGCGACCCGCATCCAGAGCCATTTCGGTTTTGGTCTTGACCAGGTCCAACTCGCCGCCGCGTTTGGTTTTGAGATAGGCCGTGCTGCGGTGGGAGAGATGGACCACCTCCGGCACAAGAATAATGCCGGCATCGACAAGCTCCTGGTGGCTGATGCGGTAGCTGATCTCACCCGTACCATAGACCATCACGGGCTCGAGGCCGTCATCGCGTGGCGTGGCGGTCAACCCCGTCCGGCGCGCAGCCGGCAAAGGCCACAGAGCCTTTTGCCATTCCATCGCGGCGATGCCGTGGCACTCGTCGGTGATGACATGGCCGACATCCTGCAGCTCGGGATACTCCTCCGGGGGTTTACCAGACAGGGTCTGAACCATTGCCAGGGTGATGTCCCGCACGTCCCGCTTTTTGCCCTTGATCAGGCCCGGATCGTAGTCCATGAACTTCTGCATCCGCCGGCGCCACTGGTCGAGCAGCTGCTCGGTCTGGGTCAGAATCAGGGTCTTGACCGGAATCCGCTCGATCAGACCCAACCCCATGGTGGTCTTGCCCGAGCCGCAGGGCGAGCAGAGAATCTGGTCGCCGGGGTTCCAGACGACATGGTTGATGCCCGAAAGCTGGAAGGCATGAAAGGTGATGTCCAGTCGCGGGGGCGCAATGGGAGCTCCCACGACCGTCCGGTCCTCAAGCCGGGCATAGGGGAGCAGGGACCGGATCGGGTAGTTTCGGGGCAGCCAGTACTCGTCCCCCATGCGGTGGATGTAGCTGAGCGTGGGCGGCGCGGTTCGTTGATGCGCCGCGGCCTTGTTCTCGACTTCGAAATGCGAGAGCATGCTGTCGGGCAACAGCTCGCAAGGGATACGGAGCACAGAATCCCGAAGAATCGTGTTAGAAAGGGTTCCAAGCACAAAGAGCCTCCAGTTGATGCATGCGGACATCCGCGATGTTGATCGCCAAATCCAGTTGGGCCCGGATCTGGTAGTAGGGAGTTTCCCCGAAGTCTTTTTTGCCCGCCGCCATCGGCACGAAAAAGAGACGCAGGTTTTCGCTCTCGAGCGTGCGCAAGGCCGGACCGAAGGTGCAGTCGTAATAGTCCCCAGCGGGTTTCAGTTGCAGGCTGGCCCGCTGTCCTGCCAGGTCGTTGTCGAAGGCCAGGTACAGGGTGGTCACGCCCATCTCACGCAAATCTCGCAACTTCAGCGGCGTGATCGAGAGGCCCAGCGCAGCAGCTGCAGGAAAGCCTGCATAGTGCACTGCCAGATAATCAAACGGACCTTCCACCAGCACGAGCGTGTCGGTGGCGGTGTGGTGGGTGAAGAGATGGGCATCTCCAAAGGTGCGGCCTTTGCCGGTGAGGTATTTTTGGACATAGTTCTTGCCGCTCCAAAACATCAGGGATTCGGATTCCGCGTGGTAGCGACAATCCATTGGCAACCGGCCGACCTCTCCCAGTCGCCGCGTGAGATAGTCGACGGCCGCCGGGTATTTGGAAATCGGCTCGCAAGCATCGAACAGGCGCTCGCCCATTTCCAGGGTTTCCTGCTCGGGCACGAGAAACTCGTTGAAGGGAATGTAGGAGGTCTCCGTCACATGCACGGCGGTCTCGGCAAAGCCCGTGTCCCGGACGCCGAGCTTCTTCCAGAACTCCCTGCCCGAAAGCCCGTGCCGGGGACGCCCCGCACTGTCGTGACCGAAGACACAGCCCCCGAAGCAGTAGAACAGGTGCTTGTGCACCGAGTACCGGGCGGACAGCCGGCGGCCGGAGTTGGCATGAAACGGACAGGGAAAGGCGTACTGGGGATTGCTGCTGCCCTGGCCCTCCAGCTTCACGTTTAAGATGCCGGCGGCCGTCAGACGACTCAGGATATCATTCACGGTCCTTGAACCTCTCTAAGGCCAATTTGCGGATGCGTGGGGGGCATTCCCGCGGGCAGAAAATCACATCCGGCTTTTTCTTCATCCGCCCGACGCGATCGGGAATCCTGGCCGGGTGGCCCCCCATGTACAAAAACACGTTGTTGCGCAGCTGCAGCACGTAACACTCCGGGTGCGCGACCCGGGTCGGGAATAAATCCAGATCCACCAGGCGGTGGATGATGGTGCGGAACATGGTCTTGTTCCGACACACCACGACGATATTGAAACTGGCCGGGTCGGAGTACTTCCGGCAGATCCAGTACAAATCGTCGAGGGTGTCGGCCAGGGCCATCGTCAGGACTGGTCCTCCCGCGACACGGCGAACAGGGGCATCCCATGCCCGTCGGTTTGCTCCATCCGTGCCTGCGTCTGCGACAGATCCGCCCGGTAGCCGAAGGCCATGCGCTCAAAGTCCCAGTCGCAGGTCCATTTCACCCGTCGCTGAAAGCCGTCGCGCAGCTTGATCGCCTCGATGCCCATAAAGGGCAGGTCCCCACCATCAGACACCAGACGCAAAACCACCGAAGCATCGTTGACATAGGTCGGGGAATTGGCCGCGGCGGTGGAGGAGCCCTTGGACCCTTCCTGGTTGGTGACGATGCCGGGGATGTTATTGAGCATCAGCGCGTCCTTGAACCCGCCGGTGAGCTCCCCTTGCTTCTCCCATTTGTAACCGCCGGCAAAGAGATAGCCCCCGTCGAGGCCGACGATGTCGGGCTTGATCGCCCGGATCTTGGCCTGCATCAGCTGGATGCCCCCGCTGTCGGAGCCCTGGTCGATATAGAAGGGAGACAGGTTGCCCGATGCCCGCTTGTGGGCCAGGTCCTGCAGGAAGGCGAAATACTCCGCTTCCTGGATCGGATCGAGCTCGCTGCGGGCCAGGGCCCGGTACGGTAGGCCCGACATCAGAGCATCGAGGCGCAGACCCAGCTGCCGGATCGTCATTTCCTTGGTGAAGAGCAGGACCTTCTTCCCCATGCGGCTGGCGTGGACCAGGCACAGCAGCATCAGCCAGGTTTTTCCCAGGCCGGATTTGCCGAGAATCGTCACAAGATCGCCGCCCTGAAAACCGATGATCTGCTCGTTGAGCGGTTCCCAGGGTGTGGGGATGAAGGTCTTGCGGATGTACTCGGGATCCTTGCGCCGCTGGTAATCCTGGTCTCGGACCTGGATATTGGCCGTGACGTCATCCGTCTCGGACTTCGCCAGCGACAAGGCATACTGGCTGGTGAAGTCCATTACGAGCTTCTCGAGATCCGCGACCAGCATCTGCTGCTGCGGAATCGGAGCCGCCTTTGCCGCCTCATTTTTGTCGATGATTTCCTTGGCCAGCCCAAGAAGGGATTCCTTGCGCTTGCGATCCTTGACCCGGTCGCAGTAGAAGCGCAGGGTTTCTTTCGGCGCGGCATAGAAAAACCCGAAGCGGGCCTGAACGGTTTCCGGGTCCGGGACCTTACCGAACTGAACGTAGAAATTCTTGAGGAAGGTGAAAATATCGTCGTAGGGCTCCTTCAGCCAATTGGGCTCGATCTTTTCCTTAAGCGCGAGCGCGATATCGTTCTCGGCGATCAGGCTGCAGACGAAGCCCTTGTCGATATCAAGGGGTTGGACAGGCAGTTGCAGAGACATCAGTGCAGTAACTCCTCGAAAAGTGCTAGGGCCCGGGCCCATTTCGGGCTGGGCTTTTTGATTTTGGCCTTGACCTTGGTCACCAGCCGGCCGGCCCGGTGGGCGGCGGCCCAAACCGGATCGGCGGTAAAAAACACCACGCACTCGACCCGGCCGAGGTGGTAGCGCTCGCACACGAGAACCGTCGGTGCGATGTCCTCGAACAGCGTGGCGAGCTCGTAGGAGGTCACCACGACAGTGTTCTGGTCGTAGAGCTTCGCCGCGTGCTCGAGGTTGTTGAGAGTGATCGGGTTCCAGCGGAAGGCATAGGGAGCGAGCCGGGGACATCTCCGCAGCAGCCAGCGCAGCAGCTTGGGGGTGTCCGTGTCGATGAAGAGACGGTAGTCCCAGGCCGCAGTGTGGCCGAAGTCGTTGGAGATGTCCCCGTGCTGCATCAGGCGATGGCCGTCGCGCGGGTACGCTTGCCCTTCTTGTCCTGGCCCAGCAACCAACCGGCGACGTTTTCCTCGACATCGACCCGGAACTTGGGATTGAGGTTCTGGGCGAGCTCGGTGACGTCGTAGACCAGGTCGTAGGCCCCGATCCGCTTTTCGTCCTCGAGCCCCTGCGGCACCCGCTTTTCGTAGATCGGCTCTTCGATGCTGCGGGCGAGGTCCTTGGGAATCCGGCCCAGGAACTGGTTGAGCACGGCCTGGGCTTCGTTCTTGTTGTAGAGCACCTCTTCGGTGATCAGGGCGTGCATCCGGTCGATGATTTCGCCGCTGCCACCGTTGGCGAACCAACGGATGGCTTTGGCGATCAGGATGTGAATAGCGTCCTCGGGCACGTTGATGTTCTTCTGGTTGAAGAGCTCGACCGCGCCGATCAGATCGACCACCCCGTTGAGACACTGCACGCACGTCCAGCTCGGTGAGAACTTGGACTTGCAGTAGTCGTTCTCGGAGTTCTGGAAAAAGATGCCCGGCCGGTAGACATGCCGGTTGGGCAGAATTTTTTCCTCGGCGCCGCCGAGAATCAGACGGAAGCTCATCATGTCGGCGGTGAGGTGGGCCTTGAGAACCTCATAACTACCGCCGCGCTCGGCCAGCTCCGACTTGAGGGCCTTGAGCAGCTGCAGCTGGGTCATCTGCTTTTTGTTGTGGGTCGTGATGCCCCGGACGATGTTTTCCCCGCCGACAGAAATCGTGCGCAGCGTCAGCGTCGGATTTTCCTTGAGCTTGTTCTCAAGGATGTACTGGCGCATGAAGGCCTTCTGCTCGCTGTACCAGCCGGCGGGAATGTTGCCGGCGGACGTCAGCAGCTTGCTCTGCCCGAAGCTCGACAGCTTGTAGCCTTCGCCCCTGCAGATCAGCAGATCCACCGGCTGGCCATCGATGTCCCGGCTTTCGACCCGGACATCGTCGACATCGAAGGTCCGCTCGCGGGTATTGGCGTTGAGCTCCTCGGCCACGAGGATCATGTCGTCGAGGGTGGGATTCTGCCGCCCGTTGCCGTAGTAGGTCTGCAGCAGGTTGTTGCCGGTGAGAATATCCACGGGCTTCAGGCCCGGTCGTACACTGGATGCCGGGGCCGGCACAGTATCGAGGAAGGCCGCGGACACCGGATCGAGAGCCGGGGCATCGAACGTGTCCGCCTCGATGACGACGTCGCCGCCCTCGAAGCTGCCGGCATCGAAATCGGCCGGGGCCTCGGTCGGTTCGGCGTAGCCCGTCTCGGGTGCGTCCAGGGTCGCGGTGGTATCGGTGAAGTGATCGGGATTGAAGGTAAAGGTCATGGGCAAAGATTCCTTTTCAATGTTTTTTTGTGTGGGTCAGGGTAAAAGCCAGAGACTAGCGACTGTGACCACCTCCCATCAGTTTTTTCATCACGGCTTCTTTGGCCCGCGGCCGGTAATCGACCTCGGGCAGTTCCACCGTCACGTTCAACGCAAGGATCTCGTCCAGAAGAGAAGCGCCCAGCGCACTCTCGAGCTCGGCGTGGGTGGCGGAGGTGACGAAGAAGGTGATTTTTCCGTTTTGACGCCGGCGCTTGAGCACATAGGCGACCAGCTCCGAAAGCGGCCGGGCCTTGGCTCGTGAGGCATCGAGCAGCCGGGGAAAATCGTCCAGGATCAGGACCGAGCAGGTCAGCAGATGCTGCACCCGTTCTGTCTGTGCCTCGGAGCTGTACTGAAAAACGGTTTCCGCCACGGCATCGAGATCGACGCATTCCGGCTGCAGCGCGTAGGTCGCGCACAGATGCTTGGCGATGATCGACACCAGGGTGGTTTTCCCCGATCCCGGGATGCCCGTGATGGTCAGGCCCGTCTGCGTTGGGATCATGTCGGTGAAATTCTGGACGTAGGCCCGCGCGACACGCTGGGTCAGTTTATCCTCCAAGCTCTCGAAATCGAACTTCAACAGATCGAGCCGAAAGCCGTGCTGAGTCAGGGCGTTGTACACCCACGGGGGCGTTGGGTCGGTCATGGTTTCCTCCGTAGTCATGGGGTTTCAAAATCCTCCAACGAAAAATCCGCTCGCAACACGCGAACCGGTCCCCTCGTCCCCGTCCGCGTCGGGTGACGGGTTTCCAGTTCCGCGGCGACATGGGTGACCATCTGCACCAGGCCACCCAGGGTCGGCAAATCCCAGCTCAGCCGCTCCATGCACTTGAGGGTCTTGAACTGGGTGATCCAGAACGTCACCAGAGCCCGGGAACGGACCACATCGCCCTGGTAGGCGGCCAGAAGGACTTTGGCCTTACCGACCTCAGCCCCGCGGCTGGAAGCGGCCTTTACGGGCAAATGGGGGTAAGTCTCGAGAAAGACCTGGTAATAATGCTGAACCAGCTCGGCCGCCGGGCTGGGGGGGCGGCCGGTTCGGGGGGGCTTTTTAGCGGCCGCATTCGAATGCTTGACCAGAGCGGCTTCTTCCGCCTGTTTGATTCGGGCCAATTTATCAGCGGCGGAGGGTTTTTGACCAGACGGAGAGGGAGAGTAGCCAGGTGAGTCTTCAGCCGCTCTTTTTTGCTCTTCTTCCAAAGGGAGAGGATACCGAAACCCTTCTCCCTCTTCCTGGTTTTTCTCCTGGTCCGACTTTTCTGCTGCAGAAGAAGAATACGTAGTATTCTTCTTCTTTTCTTTTAGTAATTGTTTATTAGACTGTGTATGGTCTGCCGACAGTCGGTTTTTCCCGCGTGTGGGTAAATCATACACACGGCTCGACCCGCATGAATCCTGGGGTTTAGGCTTCGGGGGTTTCAAAACCCATTTTTTTCCGCAAAACTGCTTTGTTTCCGGGTGTAGCTTGTTCTTGATTTCGAGCAAGTCGGCGTCTTTGAGTTCCTTGGTGGCCTTCCGCACCAGATGGTCGCTGCCTAAAAAGCTCTCGAGCACCTTCCGCTTGATTTCCCAACGGGAAATATTGGAGTTGAGATAGCCATACAGGGCTCTGGCTGCCAGGCTCAAATCATCTCGCATAAAGATGACGCGAGGCGTCATGACGAAACCTTCAGAGCCGCAGCCGGATTCGTTTTCTAGTTCAATGCTTTCGTCATTCGCCATCGTTATGTCTCCATCAGGGTTTTAAAAGTGATTTGCTCGGTCTGTCGATCGCTGGTCGAGGGCTGGACCCTATAGATCCGCAGCGGCGTGTGCGGCGCGAGGGTATCCGCCAGCACAGCGACCCTCGCCACGTCGCGCCAGATAGGCCTAGAAGCGTCTTTGACCACCCGGGAGGGGACAGATATCTTCGGGGTGAACGGCACCCCTTCTGAGCCCTCCCAGAGGCCCAATTGAAGGCGGCAGGTTTCGCCCTGGTTTTCGAAGTGCAGCAGCAGGAAGGTGTACCAGCGGGTGCCGGGGGAAAGGGCGGCCCCGTGGGAGTAGATGTAGGGCTTCTGATCGCAGTGGCGAAAGACCAGGGTCTGGCCCGGAGCCCCTTCCTTGGGGCACTCCGTCGCCGGCCGCAGGCCGATGGATTCGGCAATCGCCGGCAGGAGCTTCTTGCGGGCGCTCCAGCGGTGGCGGGAGTAGTCCTGCCCCCAGTACAGGACATCGGCCAGGGTCCAGGCCGGGGTGTCGGTGTAGGGGTCTGTCGAGTGGACAGTAAAGACCAGGCCGAAGTCCCGTTTGACCTTGCGCAGCTGGCTCAAAAAGGCGGCATGGCGAACGCTGGGTAATTCTGTCTTGATCCACTGCTTGCGGCTGTGGGGAACCTGCTTGAGGCTGTAGCCGTAGAAGGTGTTGTTGAGCTTGTAGAGCAGCCAGATCGTAAAGGGCCCGCTGTGGCGGTAGACCAGGTCGAAGTCCTTGCTGGTCAGCAATTTGTACTGGGCGGCAGTGGAAGCTCGCCAGAGTGGCCGGAGCCAGGGGACCGGCAGGCATTTCAAATACTTCTCGAGCAGGGTGTAGAGCCCGGTGAGGTCGGTGGCGAACTTGGGCCCGCCGTTGCGGAGGTTGAAGGAGTAGGGAAAACTTTCGTTCACCGGCATCACCCAGCTGGTGTGCGCGCTGTAGTGCTCATTATGCGGGTCGGTGGTGTAGCGGTAGTTCCGCAGGGAGGTGGGGTGGGTATGGATCTTGGTGAAGCAGAGCTCGGCGATGGCGAGCAGGTTCTTCAGGGGCAGCTGCTTCCAAAAAGCGGCGGGAAGGTGGCAGGGGGTTCCCCCGGATTTGAACAGGACCGTGGCCAGGCCCCAATCGGTCAAGGCCCGCTTGGCTTGAACCATGCCAGCGGCACAAAAGGTGTGAAATTTCCAGATACGTCGGTCGCGCGCGCCCATGAGAAGGTGACCATGCCAGAGAGGATGGTGAGACCTGTGATAGCTAAGTAGCTACGGGGTAGACCGATGTGACCTGCAAGCAGATCTGAGACCAGAGGGTGACCCAATCAGCAAAGCATGCCCTTTAGGCTAAGTCAATACCCTCGTTCAACCCTATAGGGTGGAGCCTATGCTTTACGATTTGCGGCAGCCTCCGGTGACACAAATGTGTATCCTTCGAGCTCCTGGTCTGTGTCGAGGTATGTTTTAGCCAGTATCCTATGGCTCGTAAATCCCAAATATTTTTTGGCAGCTTTAAATGTGTGGAAGGCGCCTACGAGTTCAGAACCTTTATACACAACAACTGGCTTGAAATTTTTTGAATAGTTTCCGTACCATGTGGTTACCCGAATGTTATCTAGACTATATCCTTTGGAATCATCTAGGCGATCTAGGCTAGGTTTGAAATTTCTGTTTTTATCTCCATCTAGCCAAGTCGTGTAGATCTTCAGATATACCGGATCGTTCAGGTACCGGTCTATTAGTTCTGCCAAGGTATATGTTGGTGGAGGATGTCCCCTTCTTTTACTATTTATTACTTGAGCGCTGAACAACATATGCAAGATTCCTTTCGGAGTCTCCTCCCACTTTTCACCATAGCCCAGCTCCTTAACCGTGTTACCAAGGGGAAGTTCGTTGGTGCACGTCGGGGGGTATTTGACTGAGGGGTCCTCGCCGTACCTTGCTACTTGCCTCAGCCAAGCATTTCTTCGTCGTGTCTCATTTCGTTTGATTTGTGCTGCTATGACTAGTTGATCGCGACCCTTATCATCCGACATAAGTTTCACCTTTCTGGTTTTAGCTATTCTTCGTCAAGATCCATTACTTTAAGGGGGTCGGATGGTTTGCATGGGTTAACTCTCTCCTTCGGTAGTCATGAGTTGTCGGTACATCTGCCAGCGTTTTTCAACGTCGGCCAAGTAGCGGTTGAGCTGGTCGAAGCTGTGGGGTTTGGTTTCATCGCCTTGATCCAGCAGCTCGTCCAAAAAGGCGGCAGCAGAGGACAGGGCATAGTAGAGCTGCTCCGCGATCGGGTAGACGGAAACGGCGTTAGGTTTCATCACAGTGGGGCTCCTTATTCAAGATCATGTGGATGTAGCGGAGCTCCTCTTCGAAATCAAGGGTGAGGAGTTTAGTGAGGCCGTGCTGTGCCGCCTCCAGGGTGGGGTACGTTTCGAAATCACCCAGCTCATACCGCCCATCTGGTTCGGCGTTGTAGAGCCGGGCCTGGACGTTGTAGTACCAGCCAGGATCAAACACCGGGTCGGTTTCTTTCATCAGGGTGCAGATGTCGAACACCCTGCCGGGTTTAGTTGGGTGTGGAATATGGGCCCGCCATTCCGTCCCTGGTGAGGACTCAGTCCAGATAAGTCCCATGTAGCGACGCGGAGAATCAACCTGTGACATGGAAGATCTCCCACTGCTTGGCTTCCTGCCGCTCTTTTTTAACTGCTTCAACGACCTCGGCCAGCTCTTCTTTCAGCCGCTCCTCGGCATACTCCTGCCCGACATAGCCCCAGCAGGAATCCCGGTCCTCGCCATCGACTTCGATCACCCAGCCCCAGCAGTTGCCATTGCACCAGTCGCTGTACTCCTGCAGGCAGTGGGTGATTTGCTTTTGCAGCCGCTCCTCGGGGGTGACGGTATCCCAGGGGTCTTGCTTGTAGGCCGCGTGGTCCTCGATCAGATTGGGGCCGAGGATGAAGTAGCCGGCGAAGGAAACGTCCCATTCCCGGTCCGGGTAATCGCCCTGATCGCGCAGTCCGTAATGCACCAGCCCGTGCTCGTAGCGTTCGATCGGGAAGGCCAACGGATCATCCTGGTACTGCTCCAAAAGGCTGTGGTTGTAGTTCATCCGGCCGCGCTCGAAGAGCTTCAGCTCTCCGTCGTCACCCAAGGGGCAGGAGCAATCTGGGTCCTGCTCGAGCCAGCCTCGGATGGCAACCCCTTCGACAATGATCGTTTGTTCGCATTCACGGTGTACCATCTTCCCAAATCAGTCCTTTCGCAAAGTAATAGCCGTCCCGGATCGGCGGGCCGTGGAAATCCGTCTGAATGTTCGGAGCCCGGTCCCCGCTGTAGGTTTTTGTCTTGCTCTCCGGGTGCTTGGCGAAGAGACAGTAGTAATAGACCTCATAGCCGGAGGCCCGGTTGACATAGCCCGTGACGCGGAACCCGGTCCAGACCAGCTCATTGGAGGCTTTGAGCAGATCCTTCAGGTAGGCCAAAATGGCGAGTGGGTCCGCGTCCCGTAGCCAGTTCAGGTAGTTTTTGGCCTTAGGTAGATGCCTATCCCCGGCGGCCTTGCGCTGCTCATAGGGGAGCCGGTCGCCGTAAGCGTTCCAGAATTTGTCCCGTTCCTCATAGATGTCGGGGAACTCGAACTGGCGGATCAGCATGTTGTTCGCCGGCCGCGGGTTAGAGTAATGCATCGCCCCAAACCGATACGGTTCAGCATGGCTAACTCGACGTTCCATCTCCCACCTCCTTTTCGCACAGATCTTGCAGGGTGTGAAGAATCCGCTCGGCCCAGTCATAGGCGCAATCGGCCTCTTCCTGGTTGCGGGCATCGCGTTCCCATATCGCCAGAATGCGCTGAAACCGTTCCAGCGGCGGCAGAGGAATCCGCCCATCCGCCAATTGCTCCAACTCGAGCTTGATGCACAGCCACTCAAACTCCTCTTCGACGGGCGAGTAGGTCTGCTCCAGCCCGGGCTTGGTGATATAGGTCCGGCCGTAGCCATCGAGATGCGTGAAGTGTTCCCCCCGCTCGGTCTGGCTGGTTAGGTGGTAATGGAAGCGCAGGGTCGGCATGGGCGGGGCCAAATGGGTCGGTCCCCCGGGCGTGAGGGTGTACTTTTTCTGCGCGACGGGTTGAATGTTGTCGACTGTGGCGCGCACCAGAAGCTGCCCCACCTGTCGTTCATAGTAAATGGTCTCGGCCATAGGGATCCTCCTTGGTGAGTTCGGTTTCGATCAGGGTGCGGATGTCTTCGAGCCTTTCTGCCTTCAGATTGAGCAGCTGAATAGGCGTGAGGGAGGAACACATTTGCGGCGGCATCAGGATTTGAATCTGCCGCGCCAGGGGGGGCTCTTTCAGCCGCCGCTGGTATTCCTCCCAGATGAGATCGCTGACAGTCTGGATAGCGTCAACGAAATCCGTAGAGAGGTCTTCCGGCCCTTCGTCTTCCAGGGTGCTGTTGAGCCGCAGGCGGGCTTCACAGAGCATCTGGAACCAGCTTTTGGGCCGGTACAGAGCCAATGTTTCGGTGAAGCGTTGTTCAGCGAGTTCCCGATCCTGGCGGCAGTACCGGCCCTCGAAATACTCCGAGGACTGACAATTGAACTTGTAGACGTGGTAGTCCCGGCTTCCGTCTTGTGCTTCCCAGTAGAGCAGCACCAGCCAGATTTCCGGCCGGGTTTCGATCTGCGCCTTTCGGAGGATATTGGGCTGGTTAAGGAGTGGGTGCATCAGATGTCTCCTTCGTCAAACAGATTCATGGGATCCTCGCACCACAGAACCGGGGGATCCGGTAGCGGAACCCGCGTGGCCTGGTGGTGGATTTTCAGCTCCGTGTAGGCCGGGCCCATCGGGTCGAGCATAGAGCCGTACTCACAGGTCGAGACCTGGAAGTTGCCTTCGCGGATGGCGAAGGACATTTGCAGCTTCTCGTTGTAATTGATGGGCCGCAGGGTTTTGTCGCGGGGAAAGGTGCGCCAGAGGGCTCCGTCTTTCCAGACGAATTCCCCGATGCCGCCGACGATTCCAAACACTGCTTGGAGGCGGTGCTGAGGCTGCTCGGCCAGCATCCGCCAGGCCTCCAGAATGGTTGTGACATCCGAGCCGAGCGAGGGAAGAGTTGGCTTAGTCATCCCAGCCCTCCTCTGCCCGGATCACCGGGTCATCGAAATAAAACCGCTCCATGTCCATGTAGCACAGCTCCGTGGCGAGGTTGTAAGGCAGCACGGGCCGCTGCGGGGCGTTGTTGTCGGGCAGAATCAGAGCGAAGCGGGAAAAAGTTTTAGCTCTGGGCATTCGTTTCCTCCTGTAAGGCCAGAGCGGCCAGTTCATTGCGGTACGTGTGCAGCAGTTTCGTGCCCCGCGCTTTTTGTCTTTGGCGGGCAGTAAGCTTCCTGTCCTCGGTTTGTGTGAGGAGGTAGGCATCGAGCTTGGTGAGGGTGTCTTCGAGAGCCCAAACCATTTCTTCAAGCGTTTGGCGGCGAGACATCAACTGTCTCCTTTCAGTGCCGCCAGCGCCGCTGTCAGCTCGGGGTTTTCAATCAGCCCATAGAACTCCTGGCGGCGCAGAAGTTCCGCATCGAACTCCGCCTGGGATCCTGCGAACCAATGGCTCGTATCCCCCTCACAGTAGGAGAAGAACTCCAGCGTGGTGGGGTTGTACATGTCCCGCAGCAGACCTGGGCATTCGCCGGTCTCGAGGTCGATAAACCCGGGCAGATCGAAATCGTGCCCGGTGAGCTGAAGCGTGAAGCCGGTTTTGCGAATCATACAGAAACCTCCGTTTCAACTTTGATTTCAGCGCCGAAGGCATGGCAGACAATCGGCCCGCCTAGTTTCTCCGGCACCAGATTCCAGTCGTTCGGGTAGGGGATCAGCGGAAACTCGTCCCGCTTGGCTTGCTGGATCCGCCAGGCCGGCGGATCGTCCAGCAGGACACACACGCCCAGGTAGCCGTCCTCGGTGAAGTAGCCCACCGCCGTCCCGCTGCCCAGGCCGTTGAAGCAGACCCGAACCCGGCTCCCGATGGCGGGAATCCCGGCGGGATTCGACCACTTCAGCGGCGGCACAGGTTCGCTATGCGCAAAGTACTGGGTGCTCATGCCAGCGCCTCCTGAATGAACTCGGGCAAGGTATCGCCTTTGCGGCGGCCCAAAAATTCGAACTGCGTGGCCCTGACATAGACCTTCTGGCGGCGCTGGCCGTCGTTTTCCCAGCTGTCGATGCGCAGGCTGCCCATCACCGACAGCAGCATGCCTTTGGCGGCATACTGTGCCAGGACTTCGGCCTGGCGATCCCAGAACTGGCAGCCGACCCAATCCGTAATCTGCTCGCCGTCGCGGGCATTGCCCGGGCGAGGAACGGCCAGGCGCAGCTCCACCACGGCCGAGCCCTCGACATAGCGCAGAGTGTCACGGACCTCATTTCCGACGTAGCCGATCAAGACAACTTGATTGTTTGTACTCATGCTGGCTTCCTCCTCAGGGCACCGCATGCGCGGCAGCGTAATTGCTGATCTCGTCCATCGACGGCATCCGTGGCCGCACTTTGTCGTCTCCGATTTCGACCTGGTCGAGCCGGTAGCGGCGCACGACATCGAAGAAGACCCGGTAATCGTCCGGGTGGGCATCTTCGAGACATTCAATGAAGTAATTTTCAGATGCCTCATCGTGGTCGATGGTGCCGCCGAGATGGTGCCAGGCCAGGGCGTATAGCGCCTTGATCAGGCAATCGTAACTTTTGCGGGCGGTTTTGGTGAAGGTGAAGGGTTCTTCATTTTCACGGTAGTCAGGGTTTTGAATCAGCAGATCTTCGTGCGGACCCATGACGTGGATGCGCTCAAGAGGATCGCCGTCCTCCGCCGGCCACAGCTTCCAGCGGCAGCACTCCCTCACGGCCTGCCCGTCCTGGTAGGCATCGTAGAGAGGATCGCCTTCTTCGCGGAGGGCCATGAAGGTCTCGTCGGCTTCGGGCACCTGAAAGGCTTTCAGTATGTCCAAGGCGGCGGCATTGAAAGCCGCCATTGTCTCCGGGGTCTCGGTCCAATTACTGTAGTACGCGGTGTATCCCATAATCGTCTCCTTTTTCAGTGGGCTCAAAAAACGGCAAAAGCCCGGAAGGGAATCCCTTCCGGGCTTTGTCCGGGTCATAAGCGCCAGCGACATAACCAACGATACAAAGCGATGTTCACAGTTCCTCCTGCAAATCGACAGATAAAAAAAGGGCCCGGAGCTCACTCAAGCTCCGGGCCCGAAAGGTTTACATAGGAATATTTTTTCTAAGGGGATCCGATAGACAGTTCTTGGGAAACGGAATGGCGGCTCAAATAACGTACACGTTATTCAGATTTTTTTCCGAGCCACTCTTTTTTCTACAGGCTCCCTATAAAAATCAGCCGCTGCATATAACAGCGGCTGATTTTTTCTGCCACGGGACCGCCCTGTGGCCTAGAGAATTCAAGCACTTTCAGATTAAGAGCCGTTTATGATAGGGTTATCAAGGTTAAGGTTTAGGGTTAAACTTTGGTTAACAAAACCCATGGCCTCTAGGTTATGCGGCTTTTTAGGCGGCGACCAGGAAATCGGTTTTCAGCTGCCGCTGCAGCGCGGATTTTTTATTGGGGGCCGGGATGAAGCTGTAGCCCGTGCACTTTTCCAGAAAGGCCAGGTCCATGTCCACCGGCCGGTTGATCAGCAGCCAGGTCTGCATTCCAGGGTGCCGGCGAACCAGCTGATCGGCCAGGGTCTTGCCGGTGAGCTCGTCCCCGGAGATGTAGAGATCGCTGATCAGCAGGCTCAGGTGCTCTTCAAAGTCGGGCGAGGACAGCGTAAACAAGGCCGCCTGCGCCGAGGTAAACGCCAAGACCTTTATCCCTTTGCGTTCAAACCAGGTGCGAATCAGCCCCCGGGTTTCCGAGCTCGTGTCAATCACGGCGACCAGGGCATTTTTGTCCAAATGCATCATCCGTTGGGGCTCCTTTTCTCCGGATGCTTGAGTTCCCAAATGCGATCATCGAGCGTCTTGAGGCGCAGATCGGTTTCCAGTTTTTCCGCCTTGTGGTTCCAAAGGTTGTGCTGTTCCATTTCGAGTCGCGACAGCCGTTCGTCGGTCTTGGTCTTGTACTCGCTGGTGCTGGTCGCGGAGGCCTTGCCTTCGAGGTCCTTGATCAGATCCATCTCGAGTTTGTCGATCGCGGTCTTGAGATCCGACAGCGGCTCGACGATTTCTTTCTTGATCCACCAGCCGATCAAGGTTGCAAGGGCCCCCAGAATCACCAGTGCCACCGGCCAAAAGGTCCGGATCAACTCGAGCCAACTCATGGATTAATCTTTCTATTTTTTAGTATAACCACTTGTTTTAACATTCTCAAGACTCGCTCTGTCTATTTTTTAAGACGTTCTTTACGCTTTCGTTTTATTACATCTTTTTTCTTATAAAAAAGGCCAGGAGCGGAGGCCCCCGGCCAGTGGATGGAAACACCCGGTTACGAGGTCAAGGCCTGCACGACCTCTTCCTCGGTCAGGTATTGCTTTTCAATCAGCAGGTCGATCAGTTTGGGGGCATTGTCCGACGTGATCTTGAGGGCCTGCGCCAGCTGCCAGGCCGCCTCAAGGGCCACTTCGTCAGCCACGGTGTCCAGCGCGAGCTGCTCCATTGCTGCCCGGTCTTCGGCCGAGGCCCATTTGTCCGCCGGCAGTAGGGGCTCCCCGGCATCGTCGACGAGCTCGGGCCCGTGAAACAGGATCCGGATCTGACTCAGGGGATCGGGGTGCGTGTGCAGGCCGTTGTTGCAGCCCACGCCCCCGTACCGGGTACCATAGCCGGCGGCATCGAAGGCCTTGGAAATTTCATGGGCCAGACTGAAGCGCATCAGAACCACCCCTCTATGTGAAGTCCGGTTTGAAGGTAGGCCACGTTGTTGTCTCCGTAAAACGTCGCTGTGCCGCCGCTGGAGTAGTCCAGCGCGCTGATGAAATGGCTCCCCGCGGCCAACTGCCCCTTCCACCAGGCGTGCTGGGTCTGGGTCGCGCTCTGGGGGTTGTAGGTGTTGTAGCCCGAGCGGGCGGACGTGGAATCCACCCCGATCCCCGGAGCTCCGGCCGTGCTGGCCGGGGTCGTTACCTGGAGCAGGAAGCGGGCCTTGAACTGCTCGAGGCCTTCCCCCACCATGAACGTCGCACGGTAGTTCGTGCTGCCGCCATTCGGCGCAGCCCAGGTCGAGTTGTTGGCATGGGTCCAGGAATTGGCGGAATCCCAGACGCTGAAGCCGACCTCCACGCGGTTGAACTGGTTCCAGATCGACCAGAAGCCGGCGGTGGCATCGCCGCCAAAGCTCGTGGCCACTTCCCCGTCGGTCGCGGTGATCAGGATCGCGCCCACACGCTTGTAGCGGGCATCGCCATCCTTGATCCCGAAGCCGAGGGAAGTGTCGATCGCCGTGCTGCGGGTCGTGGCATTGGTCCAGGCGGCGGAGAAGGTCAGCCGCGGCACCCCGGTGATGGCGTCGAGGAACAGGTCGTATTGGGCATTCGCCGGGCACTTAAACGTCAGCGACACGCTGCCGGTGCCGGTGGCGGCATTGTTGAGGGTGATGCTTGAGGTCGTTGGAATCGTGGCGATCGTGGTGTTGGCCGGGATGTTCGTCCCCGTCACCTTCATGCCGACCACCAGCTGATCCGTGTCGAGTCCGGTGACCGTGGTTGAGGTATTGGTGGTGCTGCCGGTCTGGGTGTCGGTGGTTTTGATGCTGGGGCTGGTGATCGTGTACTCGCGCCAGAAGATGCCCTGGGTGTCGTCTGAGAGGGACACGCGATGCCCTTTGTCCGAGGGCAGCAGGTAGATCTGGGTCTTGGCCGTCTGGCTGGTCTGAACATACGCCACTGTGCTCGAGAGTGACAGATAGCCCTCGCACAGACTCGGAGAGACCCCACGGCCGAGGTTGACCAGCTCCGGCACCGTTGTTCCTGCGCGGATCTCGGAATCGCGCAACAGCAAGCGGGCTGAGGCATTGGTGTCCCCGGAGCCGTCGGTGAAGGTCACTTCGTCCTCGAAGACACAGTCCACGGCCAGCAGATCGGCCGCGGTGTCGTTGCCGGTGACGTTGATGTCCGCCGAGATGCCGGAGCTCCCCGGCACGCGGATCCCATCGAGAATCACATAGTGCCCGGAGGACGATACGATGTTGATCCGGTTGATTGCCACCCCGTAATTTTCCGGGCCCAGGGTGACCCCGCCGGCGAGCCCTTCGTTGGCGCTGCGGGTGAGGGCCTGGAGCGTCAGGTTCTTGTCGGTAACGGTGACGGTTTCGCTGTACGTGCCCGGGGCGATCAGGATCGAGGCGCCGCTAGCCGCGGCGTTGACAGCCGATTGGACGGTCGTGAAGGGGGTGGATGTATTCGTGGTGTCGTCGCCGGGGTGGGACGGATCGACGACCAGGACGGCCCCGCCCGTGCCCAGGCCCCAGTTGGCGGCAGCGTTGATGGTTTTCGTGGCCATTATTGATTCACCGTTAAGCTGCCGATGCTATGCACCAGCAGGAAATCCGTGTTCGCCGCGATGCAGCGCAGGCGCGCGCAGTCATAGCGGTGCGTGCTCTCGAGGTAGCCTCCCGTGCCCGTGGCGCTGTCGCCCATCGTGGTGTGAATGACCTGGTTGGCGTTTTGGGCGATCTTCCAGCCGCCGGCCCCTTTGCCGTCGACCTCGAACTCGTCGCCAAGGGCGGCCGTGGTCGGCAGGGTGTAGGTGACCCGCGAGGCGTTGTTGGCAAAGTAGCCGTTGCCTTTGACCAGGCTTGCCGAGGTGCCAGTGGTTTCGTTCCAGATCAGTCCGCCGCCGATTTGGCCCGGCTGAAGCAGAGCGATCGTGACCGAGGTGTACTCATCGGCGCTGAGGTCCGTGACCGCGTTGCCATAGTGGACCCAGACCTTGGTGCCGGCCGTGAGGTAGGCCATCGTATCGATGTTGGTGACGAACTGGACATTTGGAACGGTGGCCCCGGCCAGGATGTTCGCTTCGGTGAACGTGTTCGTGGCGGCCGAAGCGTGGGCCATGATCGTGACGTTGGCACCGGCAACGTCGCCGCAGACCGTCGTGCTGAGGGTGTAGTAGCCGGCGATCCCAATGGTGAAGATGGAGCCGTCCGTGGCGGCGGAAGCATCGTTGTGGGTGATGGTGCCCACCGAGTACCGGGCCGTGGCGAAGCGCACGATGTTGGTGTTCGTGCTGCCTTTGGAGTTGGCCCCGATCCGGCGGATCGCATGCAAGGCGGCCGCACCGGAAAATTCCGCGCCGCCGGCATCGCGCAGGGTCGCCCCTGCCGGCAAGGTGAGGGTCTTGCCGGCCGCGTCGATGACCAGAGGAGGGTACGCGACCATGTTAGCCGTCGTTCGGTTCGAGCTGCAGCATCAGGTAGCCGACCGTGTCCAGCGGCGCGAAGGAGCTGGTCGTGACCTGCATTCCGATCACGTCCCCGGCGGCCACGGCGTAGTTGCTGTGCAGGCCGTAGGCGACCGTGGCGGAATCCTTCTGGGTATCCGTCCCGTCGATGACCAGATTCAAGCCCGTCTGCGTCAAGGCCGTACCGTTGACCGTGGGCTTGACCGTGATCGAGCCGGCGGTCCGAGCGTTTTTCATCCGGATGCTCGCCCCGACGAGATAGCCCGCGCGGGGGGCGGTGAATTCCATCACCTGCGCATCGGTGAGCTGGTTCTGACCGTCGAGATAAAACGTCTGCAAAAACTGCTCGCGGCGGCGGGTGGTTTTCTGCTCGACGAAGTTGATGTTGCTGCTGCCGACGGTCAGGCCGCCCATGGAATCGAGCAGCCAGACCGTGTTGCCAAACCGGGTCCCCTCGGTGATGCCGACGAGCACCGTGGCGTTGACTTCGGCCGAGGTGTCCATGTCGCTGTGGCGGACCCAGGTGCCGTTGGCCCCCGTCCCCAGGGTCTGGATCGTGTAGAGGCCGTTTTCGGTCGCATCGGTGTTGCCGGCGACCAGCACGGTGTCGGAGCCCGTCAGGGAGATCCCATCGTAGGTGTCCGGGGCGCTGCCGGCGAGGGTGATGTTGGTGGTCGTGACCACGCGGGCCTTGTGGGTGATTTTGTTGGTGTTGCCACCGACGCCATTGCCGCCAACGTCCTGCAGGGTATCGCCGCTGGGCAGCGGTGCCGGTTTGCCGTCAACCAGGACCAAAGGGGTGCGAGGTGCCATGGGGGTCTCCTTAACTCATCAACAGGGTTATTTTGCCGGCATTGGTAGCCGGGGCGTAGCCGGTATTCGTCATGTGGACCGTCAGCCGGTCGTTGTCCACACAGGCGACGTCCGCAGCGATTTCCGCTCGGGTCGGGTTGCTGTTGTTGATCGTGACGACAATCCCAGCGACCGCCACGCCGTTTTTTTTCAGCTGGAAGGTCAGGGTTCCCGCCGTTCGGGGGCTGACCAGTTCCACCCCCAGGTTCCGGACCCGACCAGGGGCCTGGCAGGTATAAAAAAAGACCTGGGTATCGCTGGCGGGATTGGCGCCGTCGACAAAGACTTCGCCCACGAGGGGATAGTTGCCGAACGTGGTGCGATCCCCGCTGGCGCCTCCTTCTCGTGGGCGAAAGTTCTGCAGCATTCAGGGCCTCAAAAAATATTCGAGGTTTCGGTCTTGTGCCCGTAGGCGCGCAGACCGGTGGCCGAGCCGGTGATGATTAGGGCCTTGCCCAGCTCGACCGGGACGTTTTCCAGCAGGGCTTTGGTGGTCTTGGGCGGGACTTCCACCACCAGCGTCGGGTTCGCCGCTCCCAGCTGCACAGTGGCATCCAGGGTGGTGCTGCCGGAGTTGTTGACCATCACGTTCACCACGTCGATGCGCGGCGGGGTGCTGGCACCGATGTGCACGGTCGTGGCCGAGTTGGCAATCGTGATCGGCACAAAGGTCGGCGAAACGCTCAGGGGCATGTAAGGCTTGTCAGGCTGGGTCATGGGGATAGACTCCTTCTATTGTCCTAAAGTGAAAAAGATTTTCCCGGTGGACCCGGGGGTCCGGGTACGCATGTAAAGGGTGTCCTTTCGCGTGCGCAACCGAATGTCTGCGCCCCGACGCGCGTACTTGCGCGCGGGGGAATACAGTTCCGACGCCAGCTCCCCAACACCGGGCGCCGGGGGATCGTCGGTCCCGTTTTCTTGGAACGACCAGTAGACCCCGTCGGCAACGTCCTCACAGTCGAAGACGATGAACGCGGTCTTGACCGGCAGATCCACCACGAACTCGTCTCCGGCACTCAGGCTTTGATCGGCGAGGATTTCGGCGATGTCGACCTCCCAGCCTTGGGGATCGGCGGGCGTGGTCAACGCGGCCAGCTCATCCATGGACACGCCCGTGCTGGGCAGCTCGAGCTCGAGGTCAGCCATTGCGGACCTCCCGCTCTGGATGGATGTGGTGCACGGCGGCGTCGATTGCGGCTTCGATCCGGGACGGGGTCATCGCCGGGAACTCCATGCCGAGCTTGCCCATCACTGCGTCCTTGAGCTGCGTGCCCTCCAAGGTCGGGACCCTGGGGTCGTTGCGCGACCGACGCTGGGCTTCTTGGGCCGCCGCGACATATTGCAGCGCGAGGCTTTCGAGCATGCGCTGCTGTTCGGCGTTGATCTGAAGGTCTTTGGTGGCCGCGTTGCGCTGCAGGGCCGCGTTGAGCTGGTAGACCAGATAGGGGGTCAGCACCGACACGACGATCGGAGAGAGATCGACGATCAGCTGCGATACCGCGTGGGTGAGGGGGGTCAGGTCCATACAATGCTCCCGGTCAGATTCGAGCGAAGAGGGTTTACCGGGGAGCGGGGAGGGACCAATCTGTGTTTCCCTGACTATAACAGATTGTACTTTTGGCAGCCAGAAACAGATCCGAAAAGAGGGGGTCACACCTTGAGACCCAGGGTTGGAAACAAAGGCCGGACAAAGATCTTGGCCAGTGTGCCGCCGCCGTATTTGGTGCCCGCGCCGGCATTTTTGACGTTCTGGGTGTTCATGTTTGTGCCGGCGGGAAACACCTGGGTGGGTTTGGACAGCCCGTACGAGGAGGCCCCGGTGCCAAAGACCTTGTTGATTACGGTGCTGTTGGCGTCCCACCAGTCGCGGAAGCCATGCCAAGACGGGCCGTAGACGCTGTCGGAATCAATCGCTCCGGTGCCCATTTCGATCGTGATGTTGCCGGTTTCGTAGGGGTAGAGCTGGGCCGGGTCTTCCGGGCAGGCCGCCGGCAGGATGCGCATCTCCGTGCCCACGGTCGTGCCCGGGTCGATCACGGTTTCCGCCCCGTCGATCACCGGCGGCAGCCAGATTTCCACCGGGATCTTGTAGCAGACGATGCTCGAGGAAAAGTCCCGCGCGCCATAGAGGGGGGTGCCGTCGTAAACCTGGTCCTCGAGCACGGGCCGCAGCTCGTTCTCGAGGAAGTCCTGCTCCTCGGGCGGCAGGGTCGGGTAGAGGGATTCATAGCCGTGCGGGCTGTACGGGGTGCTTTCCCACCAGTAGTCGAAGGTGTACTGGTCCGGGTCGGGGCCGGTATTGATCGCCGTGCAGCGGGCATTGAGGTGCCAGTACCCCGGCGGCAGGGCAAACAGCGAGCTCCACAGGCTGAAGGTTTGCACGTACGGTACGCGGGTGACCCCCGTCAGTGTGCTCAGCGGCCCGTACTCCGTGAACGAGGTCGTGATCAGGTCGTTGTCCAGCCAGGGGGCCTGGGCGGTCACCTCGTTGGCGTAGCTCAGCTCCCAGACCGGGGGATCGTATTCGTGCGCGGTCGGCCGCGGAATTTCCAGCACCGGTCCGCTGCCGATCTTGACCCAAAACTTCGTGGGCACATTGAAGGCCCCCACGTACAGGCTCTCCCAGCTTTGGTAGGGCAATTCGCCATCGGGCAGCAGCTGGGCGGGTGTTGGCGAGAGGAAATTGGTGGTGCTGTAGCAGCGCCAGTAGTGCACGTAAAAGGTCAAATGGTGGCAGTAGGGTTCGAGCTCGGCAAAGGTATCGGGGGTCTCTGCCGGCGCCCGGTTGAGGACATAGGAGGCCTTGGGGCAGAGCTCGTCGGTCTGAAAGTTCCAGCCGTTGTCGACCTCGTTGGAATAGCCCAGGGTCACGTGCGGCCGCAAATCGTTGGTGATCAGCTCCAGATCATCGGTGTGAGTTTCGAGCACCGAGCTCAGCAGCACCGATTTGGCCACGGGCTTTTGGGCCGCCTCGAAGCGCTGGGTGTATTTGAGTTCTTCGACCGCGCGGCCGAAGGGTCCAAAGCGATGGCCCGTGGAATTTTCCGGAAACTGGATGTGATCGATCACCCCCAATTCGCGAATGCGATGGTCCCCGCTCGAGGTCAGCGGGGGGCCGAAGGAGGTGAACAGATCGCCGGCATCGAGTGCGGCATTGTCCGCGCTCAGGGCAAAAGGGAACAGGGCAAACAGCGTCGAACCGTCCTGAGATTCCTGAATGGTTTTCAGGGCCTGGCCCTGATAAAAGTGCCGGTCAAACACGGCTTTGGGCCGGTTGTAGGCCGGCAGGTACCAGGCGCTGGTGACGACCTCTGATCCGTTGAGGGTTTCGTTGCTGAGCTGGAAGTACTGGCTATGCGCCAGCTTGACCCGGATCCAGCGGGTGTCGGTGGTCACCGCATTGGCGTAGCGGTAGCAAAAGGGTCCGTTCTCCAGCGAGACGAAGTAGCCGGGGTTGGAGACCAGGTAGCTGATCGCGCCGCCGAGCGGCACGCGCTCGCTGAGTCGGTTCATGTCGATCACGAATTCCTGCACCATGCAGTGCGCGGCGATGAAGTCCGCATCGATGGTTTCGCCGGCCTCGATCGTACTCAGCGGGGCCAGGGAGAGCCAGTCGGTGTAAATCTGGTTCATGATCCGGATCCCGTGGACCGGCAGATGGTCGCTGGAGAGCTCGTCGGTCGTGGCGCCGGGGGTCTGGTTGAGCACCGGGTGGCCTTTGACCATCGTGATCGAGTAGGCCGGGTCGGTGTCGATCTGCTGCTTGGGGGTCAACCCGGAAATCACCTTGCCGATGTCGGTGTTGTAGACATTGAAGGGCGTGTCGAGGGTGTCATCGGCCGGATTGAGCGAGCCCCACATCTGCTGGCCGACGGCGGTGGCCCCGAGGGAATCCTGGGTGGTGAAGCTGAACGGCCCGTACAGGGCATACGGACCTGGTGGCAGGATGCTGAGGCGGTTGACTTTCTGTTTGATCGCGGTGCTGAATTCCGGGTAGACATCGAAGGTCACCACGGTGATCGGCGGCGGACTGGCGTTGAGGTCGAACTGGTTGCTGTCGCAGCTGTAATCGGCGTAGAGATCGCCATAGTCGAAGTCGGAGGCAAACGGGCGGGTGTCGCTGGCGAGAAAGGGCGTGCTCGCATTCAGCCAGCCGGAATCGAAGCCCACCGGCCAGCACTTCGGGCCGCCATAGAGAAAGACCTCGCTCACGCGGTTCTGGCCCCGGTTGCTGCTGCTGAGCATAGAGCCGGAGTAAAAATGGGCGTAGACGGTGCAAAAGGAGAGCACATGGATCGGATGCCCAGTCGGGTAGCTGGGAAAGATGCGCGGCGGGGGGTCTCCCACATCCGAGACCCGGACCTGGCGGCCCGTGGCGCGGTGCACGACCGATCGCCGGGGCTCAAGCGGAGTTACCCGACCGTTCTCGACCCAGACCTGTTCGCCGGCGCGAATACCGGCAAAGCCCGGGACTCGGATCAGGGTCCGGCCCTGGACGGCCAGATCGACCGTTCGATCGGGGTGAACGTAGCGAACCAGACCGCGTAGTTTCATAATACCGGCAGGGCTCCGGCCTCGTAAGTCCACAGAAAGCCGCGGCGGCTGAGGGAAAACGACGCCCCGATCAGCTGACTTTGAACCCCATCGACCGTAATTTCGCCTCCCAGCGGCGGGGCGTGAAAGGTTTCCCCGACGGCGGTGACCGAAAAGCGGGTGTAGGGTTCGGTGACATAGGCAAAGATTTTCTGAGCCAGCTGTTCAAGGTGAGACCCCCTGTCCAAAAAATCGGTGATCAGATCGCTCGTGACGTCCTTGGTGTTGCGGTTGCCGAAGGCCTTGAGTCCCTGCGCCACATCGATGTCAGCCTCTTCGGAAATCCCGCTGTAGTAGGTGAAGGGTCCCAGCACCTTGCTGATGGCGCAGATACCGGGGTAGCATTTCCGGCGCAGGCCGTACAAGGCCCAGCTGCAGCTAATGGTTTCGTTGTTCTCCTCACACAGGCCGGAATCCTGAAAGGGCAGCAGTTTGCCCGTGCTCGAGATTTTTTGCCGCAGCGGGACGGCGGTGCTGATCCGGCCGCGGGCAAAGGAGTAGTTTCCGGTATGGGCAATGGCCGAAGCGGTGTTGGTATACACCCGCGCGTAATCCGGCCGCCGGGTGCCGTCGGTGTCCGGATGCTCCTCGATCCGGTTGATGTACAGGGCATTGGCCAGCTGCTTGTTCTCCCGGTTGAACGCTTCCAGGGCATTGGTGTCCTCTACAAAATTGTTGTCCGTGACCACGGGGCCCCCGGTGACATCGATATTGGAGGCATAGTCCCGGGTCGGCAGAATGCACTGGCTGTTGGTGCGCTCTCCCCAGATTTCGCGTAAATGAAAGGCCAAGGTCGGGCAGTTGCTGGGGCGGTCGGGGTGGTCCTCGTAACCGTCCATGTGAATGTCGACATAGTCCTTGCCTTCCACGAAGGTGGCGGTCCCAAACAGATCGGTGTAGAAGCTGTCGGTGGGATTGATCTTCGTGACGATGATGGGCTTGTCGAGGTATTTTTTCGTTTGCCGCACGGGGGTGAAGCGGGCATCCACCGGGATGGATCCGTCCGGGTTGAAGCTGGCAGTGAAGCCGTAGCCACTGGGAGTAATCCCTTCGTAATCGGCCGGCATCGAAAAGGTATAGGCCGACAGGCCAGGGTTCATGTTCAGTTCCGTCATCACCGTCTGACTGGTTTGTCCCGGGCCGACCAGGGTCATCTGCTGCCCGTCGGGGATGAAGCCCTGCATGCCAAGCTCATCCGGGGCCAGATCCGAGGGAATCACGTAAATGAAGGGATGAATATCCCCCGGCGCCGGCAGGAGGGTCTGCGCATGGTTCCAGCGGATCAGGACCCGGTAGTTTGTTTTTGCCAGTGTGTATTCCTCGAGCAAGGTGTTGAGGTCCAGCTTCTTGGCCTTGAGCTGCTGGGCGTTGATGAACTTGAACATCCGCTTGTAATCGACGGTCTCCGCGCGTAGTAACTCGTAGTCCCAGACCGACACCACTTCCGCCGTCGATTTGATGTAGCTCGTGATCGGGTGGGCGGCCGAGTCTTTTTCCTGGTTGTACAGGATGCGGATTTCGTACCAAGCGTTGTCGTTGACGGCAGCCTTGGCGGTTTCAATGTTCGTGTAGAGGGTCGTGAGCGGAAACTGCCAGATTTTGTCCGGCTGGACCACGCCTTCGCCAAAGGAGATGTCCTTGACCGAGGTGGGCCCGGCCTCGAAGGTGAGGGTGGTGATCTTTTCCGGCAGGCCGGCGTAGACCGAGTTGTAGGGGGTCATCTCCGAGCTCGCCCGGACCACGACCTGGTCGAACTCGCTGGTGGCGACGGTGTAATCGAAATCACTCGTCAGCCGGTCGCAGGACACCTGGACCGATCCATGGGGGTTGCGCCCACCCCAGGGGATGAAGAGCAGCTGGTTGTTGTAAAGCACCAGGTTCATTCCGGCTGGCTGCGCCAGGGCCTGGAGCTCCTCATACAGCGGCCGGCTGCCGGAGATGTCCCGCTTGAAGATGCGGTAGTCGATAAAGGGACCGCAGAACTGGAACACCAGCCCGTGCTCGGTGCAGAGTTTGTTCACCAGGGTGGAGAATTTCAGATCGGCGACGAGCTCGACAGTGGGGTCTTTGGCGTAAATGCTGCGGTCGTTGAGGTGGAGCGGGGCCGTCCCGTCCGGGAGCAGCCAGTCGTACGTGGCGAGATAGGTCTTGGGCCGGATGTGGTTGAGTGCTGGGGGAAAGATGCGGCCGACCACCCGGACCGTTTTGCCGGCGGACCCCTTGCCGTAGGTGACGTCGTCGATCACGCCCTGCAGGCTGTCGTAGACCGTGCAGATCGTTTTCGAGGCGAAGCTCGGCACGCCCGGTTCGTTGGCAAAGACGAAGGAAAAGGTCCCGCCGTCGAGGCGAAAGCTGCACTCGGCCGAGACCAGGTAGTCGGCCGACACCCCCAAAAAGGCGGGCACATGGATCTGCAGCTCACGGGGCGCACTCATGCCGGCAAATAATCCGACGGCAGAATCGGCAGCTCGAGGGATTCGGGCGTGGCCCAGCCGTCCGCCGGCAGCACATCGGAATCCTTCACCAGCTGGTTGTAGACCTGGACATTGATCGCCCAGCTCCACATCCGCTCGGTCCCGTCGATCCACTGCACGTTGAAGCCGTTTTGAGGTCCAAACACACAGCCCAGGGCAAAGGTCTCACCAAAGACCTCGAGCCCGATCCGATCGAGGACCGGGCCCGCGCGCAGCTCCTCGTTGTTGTTGCCGCTGAACAGGCGGAGCGAATCGGCATGCAGCTTCTGCTTGGTCGCAATGCTGAGCCGATCCCCCAGGGCCAGCTGCTGCTCGAGCAGCTCGAGCAGGGCCCAGGCCTTTTGGTGCTCGAAGTTTTTCGTCTGCAGCTTTTGCACCAGCGAGTTCTCCAGCAGCTCGCCGGAGAAATCGTACTCGAGCGAAAAGCGGCCGTGCACGATGTTTTCCAGCAGCTCGTCCTCGTAGGCCTCTTTGACCTTTTCGATCATGCTGACGGTGGTGTGCAGAATATAGCGGTAGACCTTTTCCTCGCGGCGGGTGTTGCCATCGGCCTGCGCGGTCTCCTTGGTCAGGGTGATCGTCTTGGTGCCCTGGTCGTAATCGACGGCATCCGTGCGGGAGGTGGTGATCACTTCCGTGCTGCGCTCGGTGCGCTCGGTCTCGGTGATCACCTCAACCCCGTTGCTGTCGAGCTCGCGTGTGCTCGTGCGGGTCGTGGTCGTGCCGTCGGAGCTCTGTTCGGTGAATTCGGTGGTCTGGCTCGTGGGGGTGCGCTCCGTGCTCGAGGTTGTGGTGCGCAGCCAGTTGCCGTTTTTGTCGTAGACCTTGGTTTCGTTGGTTTCGTTTAAGGGGCTGATGACGGTGCTGACGGTTTCCTGGCGGGCTTCTTGAAACTCCTGCTCGAGCTTGGCCAGCGGGTCGAGGTAGGGCTCTTCGCGCACCGTGGCCTCGACAAACTGATTGCCGTCGGGGTCGGTCTTGGTGGTGTAGACGTGGGTGATCTTGAGGTTGCTGTCGGGGTCGATCGTGACCTCTTCGACACTTTCGTCGGCACTCCCCTGGCTCAGAACCGTGTCGGTCTCGTTCGGCGGGGCCGGCTCCACGGTCGATTTCATTTCGTCGTTCCAGTAGGCCAGGTCTTGCTCGACGGTGCTGGGTCCGATGTACTGAACGAAGCGCATGCCGGTGATGGTGGTTAGCTCGATCGGCTTGCCGAAGACCTTGGGGTTGGTGGTGTAGACCTGCCGCCGGGTTTTGCTGCGGCGGGTAGCGGTCCCGGTCGGGCCCACCAGATCCTCGGGATCCGCCAGGGTGGTTTCGACCACCACCGTTTCGGTCTGGCTGCTCGGCGGCAGGGTCCGGGTCGTGCGCGTGGAGGTGCGCGGGAACTGCTTGGGGCTGACCTCGGAAATCGAGGTGGTGTGGGAGCCGCGGTTCTGCTGCGGCCCGATGGCTTCGTAAAAGGCCTGCAGCGAGCCGTAGGGGTTGGTCCCGTTGATCAGGTGGTATTCGTTGTTGGGATCGAAGACCGTCTCGTAGGTTTCCTTGACCCGGGTGCCGTCGGACTCGGTGTAGGTCTTTTCCCGGATCGTGGTGATCGAGCCGTCACGGTTGACCCGCTCGGTGGTGGATTCACGGGCCTTGCCCAGGGCCTCGCCCGTGAGCCAGCTGCGGGTGCGGATCTCGAAGCGGGGCTGCTTGGCGGAAATGGCCTTGACCGGCAAGATAATGCCGCCGAGGGAGACCACGCAGCCGTTGTACTGGGCCAGCAGCTCCGCGTTGCGGGCCTGCTCCTCGGACGTGAGGTCGAAGTAGTACTTGCCGTCGATCAGGGCCATTTAAAAACCTGCTTCCGGATGCCAGGAACGGAACATCTTGTTGTAGGTGCTGTCCGGTTCCGCCACGGTGGTCGCGGTCAGCCCCGCAGCCGCCTGTTTGCGCTCTTGAATCAAGGTGGCCGTCAGCCCCGCAGCTGCCGCCGGTGTGATGGTCCGGATGTAGGTGGCCGTCAGGCCTGAAACCGGTGGGGCGTCTTCAGCGATCCGGGTGGCCGTCAGGCCCGCTGCTGCCTCGGTTTGGAGGACCGTGGTCTTGCTCAGGCCCGCCACCGAGCCCGGGGACATGACCTGGGTCACGGTCAGGCCCGCCGGGACACTGCTGGGCTCTTTGACCAGCAGGGTGCGGCTCAGGCCCTGGGAGGAGGTGCTGACGATCGTGGCGATCAGGGCGGCGGTGAGGGCATTCACCACCCCGCTGTCGGGAATGCGGGTGGCCGTCAGACCGGCTTCTTCGCTGCCGCCATAGATTCGCGTGGCGGTGACACCGGCTTCGTTGGTCTCGAAGGCAATGCGGGTCGCTGTCAGGCCCGATTCGTTGCTGTCAGGCATACTTGAAGACCTTGTCACTCATGGTTTGCTGCAAATGCGCCAGGCTGATCGGGGTCTCCTCGATCATCTGCGGGTGCACGATGAAGCCTTTGGCCTGGACCCCGTCGAAGACCCCCACCAGCGTGGTGACCATCTTCCCTAAGCCCGGGACCACGATCGCGTCGTTGAAGAGGACATAGGTGCTGCCGATCAGGGTGATGATGTCGTGGCGGGCGGGGTGGTCGATCACGACCTTCTCTACGGCCCCGTCGACGGCCGGGCCCTTGAAGGGCACGCCCCCGGACACGGTCCGGCCGTCTTTGAGATAGAAGGTGATCAGCTCCCCGGGTTTTTCCCCGGGGGTGCGCGGCAGGAAAAGCATCAGGACGCTGTCGCAACCGCCTTGTCGCTGTACTTGAACCCACTGGTGGGGAGGGTCATGTACGGCAGCGAGTTCGAGGCCGCGGTGTCGGCATGCCGGATCACCCGATCCCCGCCGGCGGCAGCCAGGGCCGCGTCGTCGCCGAAGATGCTGTGCATGTGGGTGTGGTTCAGAGAGGTGATGCCCGTGGCGCTGGGCTCGCCCGACTGGTTGGTGTTGCCCCGGACCGAGCAGGTCGGGTCCTGGTCGACGAAGGCGTAGTGCACCGCCAGGTAGGCCTGCAGCACGCCGGCGGTGGTGGAGGTGGCGCTGTGGACGGCCATCGCCAGGTTGAACAGGCAGCGGTTGACCAGGCCGGTGTTGTTGTCGCCGAGGAAGTTCTGCGAGCTCGGCAGCAGGGGCAGGTAATCCGTGTTGCCGCGCAGGCAGCGGCCGAGGCCTGCGGAGGGGTCGCCTGTGCCGCCGGTCTGGTTGGCATTGGCGGCCCAATTGGACCCGGACGACGCGCTGTGGGTGGCAATCGCGCGCAACGCGCTGCCGGGCACGGCGGTCCCGGCATCGTAGGTCGGGCTCGTGCTCCAGAACATCTTGGCATCGCCCGTCCCGGCGGTGATGTTGCTGAGGCCCGAATCCGACCAGGCCTTGAGGATCGGGTGCGAGGCCAGGGCGTAGGTGGCCGAGATGGCAGTGGCGATCAGGGGAAAAATGACGTCGTAGGCACAGGTGAAGTTCTGGTTCCCGGCCCCGTTGATTTTGGTGTTGAGGGCAATTGCGGTCACAAGCGGGCGCTCCCTTGTCAGGTGGTGGATGGAACCTGATCGGTGAGCCAAAAAGGGGGCCGGCGGGGTGATCGGTCAGGGTGGCAAGACGGCCAAAACCCTGATGCGAGTATGCGCTATTGTGAGGGGAAGTTCAAGGTAGAGGCGGTGAAGTTCCGGATCACGCCTGTGTATTCAAAAGATCTATTCATTTCTTTCGGTTTTTGAATAAATTCGCCTTAATCTATTCTTAGTTGATCCCTATGCTACGATGGAATCGAAATTTCTAGCTTGTGTTGAATAGACGAGGTGCTTATGTCAAAATCCAACCAGTCTGTTGACTGGACTGCGCGTGATGCGCGAGTCGAATCGATCCCACTTCTGACAGCCCCCGATCCCGATAAGTCGAAAGACTGGTTTACCCCAGTTAGTAGATATTCACACAGTCCCAGGCATGCCTATCATTTCTATCGTCCCGTGAGGGTTTCGAAACCCTATCGAACAAAGGTGTCAACACCACGCAAAGCCTCTCCTGAAGGTAGCTCGGTTGTGTGCTTAACACCTGCGCTCTGTTGCGTCCATTGTGGGGACCACCCTACCAATCTCAGTGACCATTACGATCACTGCCGCATGAATCCCTTGGCTAGTGGTTAAGTCTCTTTAGCCGAAAGCCTCATCGACCCATAAAGCAGCATCATTATGACAAATGCCCAAGCAACACTTGGCCAAAAGGCTTGGTGTAGGTGGTACACAAGAAAAACAAAGATTAGCCCACCGATAACGGTCGAAATTTCAGAGTGATATGCTTTTTCGGCTTTACGCTTCTGAACCTGGAGACCGTAACCACATTTAGGGCAGGCCAGGGCCTGATCGGACATATGGGTTTTGCACTCTGGGCACGGAATTAGGGTCATTGAGGGGCCTCCTCGTCAGTGGGTGCCCCGATCATACCATGGGTCGCCGGATTTTCAGCGGTTCGATTTTTCGGAGCTGAAACCCGGGGACGGCACGGTCCGTGTCGGGGGCTTGTCCACGGCCTGCTGAATCTGGTCCTCCGTCGCGTTCGGGTTCGACAGCAGGGTGACCAGGGTGTCGAGCGACTGCAGGCCCTTCTCGAGATGGGCCTCATAGTTCTTGGTCGGGGTCGACGGCTTGCCGGCCATCATCGAGAGGACCTTGAACATCTGCTGCATCAGCTGGACCTGGGTCCGGACATCGGATTTGACCTGGTTATCTGAGGCCGACTGGACCTGACGCTGGGTGGCCTTGTCGTGTTCTTTGGTGCGGCGGTTGGTGGCGGCGAGCTCCATGGCCGGCTGGTGATTGACCGTCGCCATGCTGTAGTCGAGGTCGTCGCTGACGACCCGCTTGCTGGCGGCCGAGCGGCGGGGGATGCCCGAGCTTTGTGTCCCACGCAGAGCGGCTGCACCCAGGGTGGTGTTGCGCGGGTCGCTGTACAATTCGCGCTGTTTTCCGACGATTTCGGTGATTTTCTGGGTGTCCTTGAAGCCCACCGCGGCCGCGAATTTTTCCACGGCTTTGGTGAAGAGATCCGCTCCCTTGAGGAAGAGGGTTTCGGGCTTGAGGCCGGCATTCTTGAGATCCGGGCGCAGCAGATCGGCCTTGGCATCGGCGTCGGCCTGGATCCGGGCCAAGGTCCCGCTGTCGAGCGATTTGCGGAACTGCTCGAAGCTGAGATGCGCCCGTTCTTTATCCGGTGCGAGGGTCCGCAGGTTCTCGATTTCGGCCTTGACCAGGTCATCGACAATTCCCCGGCGGGTCTGAATTTTCGCTTGCTGATCCTCAAGCTCAGTGTCGGGGGCGGTCTTTTGGAGGCGGCGGATAAAGCTTGCAAACGATTTGGCGTGTTCTTTGACGAAGGGCTTTTCCTTTTCTGAAATCCCGCCAGCCTTGATGTCGCCTAAGGCATTGCCGAAATCCGTGACTTCCTTGAGGATGTCGTCCCGCTTCGCACCGGAGGCAAACAGCGTATTGATTTTGCGCGTCGTTTCAAACAGCTCCCCGATTTGGATTGCCTTGTTGACCGGTTCAGGCAAATTGTCCGCGCCAGTCTGGGCCCGGTAAATCGCCCGGAAAAGGTTGTTACGAGATTTGATCCGGAACTCGTCCCGATCCGCAATAGCCTTGGCGAGCTCGCGCTCTTCTTTTTTGAGCTCAACAGCCTGCTTGGCCAACTCGTTGATTTTGCGACGGGAATTGACCTCGTCGTTGAGCAGGAACTGGTATTGGCGTTGCGCGTTGCTCAGCCCCTCAGCCAGGTCCTCGGCATTCTGCCGCTCGATCTCTGCCTGTTCGTCGGGATTGACCGCAACCAGATCTCCAATCTGGTACTCCCGGGCCAGGGTGCTGCGCAGGCCGGCTTTGCGCCGGGCGGTCTCGTTGCGATCGGCGATCCGATCGAGGATCCCCTGCTGCTGCTGTTCGAACTGCAGCCGGCGGAGCTCGGCGTCCCCCTGTTCCTGGATGATGCTCACCCGGGTCAGGTCCCGGTCCGCGGCGCGCAATTCCGCCCGTGAGGTGGGGACCGCACTCGTGCTACGAATGAGGGGAACTTGCTCAATCGCGATTTGGGTCCGGATCTGGACCGCATTCTGCTCCTGCAGATTGGCGACCTGGCGCAGCAGGTCGATGTCTTTCTGCCGCAGCTGCAGGAGCTTGTCGTAGGATCCCAAGGCCTGCCCGACGGCCTGGTTGAACTCGTTCACCAGCTGGGTGTACTGGTCTGTCCCAGGCAGGGCGGCATCCACCAGGCGGCTGAGGGCCCGGACCTGCTGGATTGTCCCTTCGAAAGCGCGGCCGCTGTCGAGGCTGTCGAGCTGCTGCAATGAACGGGTCACCGCATCGATCGCCGTGAGGGTGTCCGACAGGACCGCGGTCATTTCCCGGGCCAGTTCCGTGCGGCCGCGCAGGGCCTGCTCAGCGGCGATGTCCGCCTGCTCTTGCCGTAGCTTGGCCTCCTTAGCCTCGGGACTGTCGGCCAGCAGGGGGTTGGAAAAGACGTTGGCGTTGATCTTCCGGATTTCGCTGGCGGCATCCAGTGGGGTGATTCGCTTCTGGGCCAGGTCGGTCTGGATTTCCTCGAGCTGCTTCTGGGCATCGTCGATCTGCTGCTGGGTCAGGTTCGAAATCTGGATGCCGGCATTTTTGGATTTTTCACCCACGTCGTTGATGACCACACCGAGGGCCTCGAGGTTCTTGCGCAGCTGGTTGGATTCCCCCGCGGCCTGGCGCAAGGTGTTGATGAACTTGCTGATCGTCGTCGCACCGCTGGCGCCTTTGACATTGTCCTCCGGCCGCAGGGCCTTGAGCAGCCGGTCGAGATCCTTGAAGCCGGCCTCTCGGCCTTCTTCGGAATCGGAAGTGATAGCGCGCGAGATGATGGTCTGAAACTCTTTCAGGGTTTCAGGGTTTTCGATTTTGAAGCGCGATTGCAGATCTCCCAGGGCCTTGATCTCGCCCTTTTTGTTGGTGTCCTGCAGCTGCTTTTTCAGCTTGGCCTGAGTGTCCTGATTTTCAATCAGGATGGTCTGGAAGGTGTTCTGCTCGCTCAGCAGGCGCTCGACCCGGCCCAGGACGATGGGTCCGCGGGCCCGACGGTCTTCCTTTTTCTTTTCGCGCAGCAGCTCAGCGCCCTGCCGGTCTCCGCGAGAGGCTGTGAGCAGAATTTGTGTGTCGATGTTGTCACTGATCTGCTTGTCGCGAGCGGCTTCCTCTTCGATGACCGTGACCCGTTCATGGCCCTTCTTGGCGGTTTCGGTCTGGGCTTTGAGCTTGGCGACCAGGGCCTCTTCCGGGGCCAAGGCATCGCTGATCAGCTTGAGGTCCTTGAGCACGGCTTCCAGTCGTTTGGCTTGGGCTGTGGCGGCTTCGTAGTAGCCCTTTTCAATCGCCTGGTTTTTCTGCAGGGCGTTGATGCGCTCCTGCTCCTCTTTTTTCAACCGCTCGACGGCGAAGTAATACTGATCAACATCGGACGCGCGGTCGGCGGCCCGCCCTTTTTCGGCATCTGGTCCGATGAACGTCGGCACTTCGGCCAGGTCCTCACCCAACTGCTCGGTAGCTTTCTTGACCCCGCGGCGGGTCAGGAACTGGGCGGTTTGAATCTCGGGTGCCAGGCTCCGTTCTGCTGCAGCCTTGGCTCGGGCTTCCTCTGCACGGGTCTTTTCAAGCAGCTTTTCGAAAACGGGGATGGTCTTGCGCAGCTCTGCGGGGGTTTTGGCTCCGGCCACGAGATCTCCCAGGTCAGACTCGCCCGTGATTTTCTTGATCTGTTCAAACAACTGCGGCGAAACATTCCCGGTCAGCCGACGCAGGCGCCGTTCGTCCACGTTGGGGAACAAGGTTTTGTCCAGATCACCTAGAACTTTCCTGGATGTGACTTCTGCTAAAATCAGTCCACCGAATCCGCCAATGGGTCCTAGACCGGGAATAGCAGATCCCGCGATAGCACCACCAACCCCGGCCACATTTGAAAGGGTGCCTATGGGTATAATCGGGGATTTACGAGTCAGCTGGGCAAACTGTTGCAGATAGGGATTTGAAATCTGGGGTTCCCCTACCAGTTCCCCTGTGGAGGCGATGACATCTTCCGCCACACCGGCAGCCAGGGCTAAAGGACCTGCCCCCCGAAGTTTCGAAAGACCGGCAAAAGCAGCTTCGCCCCCGGCCTGCAGAAAACCGCCCAACCCCCTCAGCGCAGCTCTTGGGTTTCGAATCAGCTGGTTGGCTTGCTGAACACGGGCACTGAAGGGGACACGGGGTTTGGGGGCTGTCAGCAGGTCATCGTACAGTCCCAGTCCGCGCAAGCTGTCCGCCCCCGCGACCGCGCGTCCTACCCGTTGCACCGTTGTCGGGGTTTGGGTTTTAAGGGCATCGATGAGCTGCAACCCTTTTGCGCCGACAAAGGCTCCTCCGGCGATACTAGCCGCGCGCAGCCCCAGTCCCCCGATCTTTTGGAGCCCTTCCCCGGCAAAACGAGCGGAATCGATCGCAGCATTTCCGGTGCGATCGGTGAACAGTCGGTTGCCGGCAAAGAGCCGGGCGACATTTTCCGCCGAGGTGCGGGAGTAGGAATCCGCTTCGTCCGTCAGGTACTGGTCCTTGCCGGCGGAATCGGCCGACAGGGCGGCCAGAAGAGAGACCAGGCCCAGGGCTCCGCCTTTGGAGAAGACCGTGCTGGCGACCTTGGGATTGGCGAACAGCGCGGGAATTCCCAGCGCCAGGCCGCCGATCGACAGGGCCGTGCCTGTGCCGTCGGGCAGACCGCCACCCTTGAGAAAGGCATCCAGCCCCTTGCGCAGCTCATTGAGCGCACTCAGCGGCTTGAAAATAGCCGTTGCGAAGACCGCAAAGCCGCTGGTGAGTTTTTCGAGAACAGAAAAGCCCGTGTTGCCGACGCTGACGAAGGCATTGGTCAGACCCAGGAAGGGCCCTTCCTGGGCACTTTCGCCGAAGGTCTGACCAAAGGCCTTGCCGATGTTGTTGAGAATGCCCAGCGTCAGCTGCTCGGTTTCGCGCAAGTTCTCCCCGAGCTCCTTGAGCCGGAGCACCCGCCCGGTGGTCTGAATTCCTTTGCGCAGGTCGTCAAAGGCCCCGATCCCTTCAAAGACCGAGTTGACCAGCGAGAACTTGAACACGCCGGCGGCCACCGAGCCAAAGGCGACCACTTCTGCACTCAGCTGGCGCACAATGCCAATGCCGTCCTGGAGCTTGTCGAGCCCCGGCCCGAAATTTTTCAGGATCGCCTCGCCGATGTTGAGTCCCGCGCGCAAGGACGAGGCGGCCTTGAAGGTTTCCCCGCCAGCGAGGCCCTTGGCGATGTTGCGGTTTTCAAAGGGCAGGGCATGCAGGGCCGACAGGCCCTTGGGAATGCCTGCGGCGGCCTTGGCGCTGATCAGGCGAGCAGCCAGCGAGCGCTCGAGCGAAAAGCCCTTTTCGACCGCCCCTTTGGCAGTGAAATTGTCCAGCACGCCGCCGAAGTTTTCCACATCTCCCAGCAGAGCCCGCTTGGCCTTCTTGCCAATCGCGGAATCGATCCCGATCCGAGCGACGTTTCCGACCAGGCCGGTGGCGAAGTCGCCAGCCCGTTTGAGCACAAAAGGGGCGATGCCAATCGCGAAGACTGCGGCGATTTGGGCCTTGAACTTGACCATGAACTGGAGGAACTCGAGGGCGCGCTTCGTCAGCCCGCCGAACAGGCCGCCGACGTCCTCTTTGAGGTAGCTGGCGAAGGCCTTCGAGGCGGCCGAGGCGGATTGGTCCGCTTCGCCGAAGGCCCCAGCAAGGGTATTGGCTCCTTCGGCGGCCTGGACAAGGAAATTCGTGACTTCCTGGAACGAGCTCTCGGTGGACAGCCGGATGATGGTCTGGAGGAAGTCCTGGACGTTGGACGAAGCGCCTTTGAAGGTTTTTCCCAGCCGCTCGACGGTGCCGGCAAAACGCAGCTGGATGACTTTCTGGAGGGCCGAGACGGCTCCCTCGGAATCCTGGGCCGAGCCGGAAAAGCCGAAGGTCTTGAGATCCTCGCGGGAAATACCGTACTGGCGCAGGCGGACGAAGCGATTCTGGGTGGCGGCGATGAAGGCGTCCGTGGCCTGGTCGGGGGTCGTCCCAAAGGCGGCGGCGAGATCGACGATTGATTTGACCACCGAGCCCTGGTACTTCGGTCCCTTGGTGATGTCCAGATTGCCGGTCAGCGATTGCTGGGTGAAGCCTTCGGCTGCCAGTTTGTTGATCGTTGAAATCAGGTCCTTGCTCTCGAAAAAGGGCACTTCCAACGCAAAGGGCTGGGCGAAGCCTTCGAAAACCTTCTTGGCTTTTTCGGCTGTACCCAGCGTCGAGCTCAAGGTGGTGAGGAAGACTTCCAGCTGGGCGTTGGCTTCGATAAAGACCCCGGAAATGGCCGCGCCGATCTGCGACAGGGCATAGGAAACTTCCCCGATCAGGAACAGATCGCCCACAAAGGTCGAAAACAGCGAGGCCGGTTCCGAGGCCCCCATAAGGGCATGCAGGGGTCCGCGGCCTTCGGGTGATCGTCCACCCCCACCGCCTCCGCCCCTGGGTGTCTTGGGCCCGCCAGGGCCACCAGACGAGGGGACAGTACGCCGGCGACCCGGCACAGGCAACCCGTGGGCTTCGCGTGCGGCGAGATTTTCCGCGGCAATGGCGGCATCGAGAATCTGCTTTTCTTCAATCCGCCGCTGCTGCAGTTCCGCCAGGCGGGATTCCAGCCGGGATTTGTGGATCGGATCGGTGACTTTGTCCTGGACCTCTTTGACCGAGCGGATATCTCGTTCCGTCAGTGCCAGTTTGCGCGCGGCCGCATGGAATTTCGGGCTGTTGGCCGAGGCCGCCACCGCGGCCGCCATGCCTTCCTCAAAGCCTTCCTTGACCTGTTTGCGCAGGTCCTTTTTCAGGTGCGCGGTGTACTTCGAGACATCGATCTGGCTGAGCTCGAGCAGCGCGGATTGCTTGTCCCGGACTTTGGAGATATCCCCCTGACCAAAGCGGGCGAACAGGCGCTCGAGAGAGGAGCGATTTGTGTCACTCAAGGAGCCACTCGGGGCTCGGAGAAGACCGTTGACGACCGGTTCCAGGCCTGCCAGTTCCGGAAGTTGGCTGGCAACCCCTAACCGAACGGACAGAGCGGAAGGACTGCCTTTTCCTTGCAGCTTCGCTTGTGCTTGGGCAAGTGGTCCAGAAGCACTCGGTGATGTCGCCAGTCCTTGTTCGAGTTCATCCAGAAAATCGTCAGAAAGCTCATTGATTAAACCACCAATGTCGGAAACACCCTGGACTTCGCGTTTGGCGATACCGTAAAACGAATTCAGTTTGCCCCGCAGGGTTTCGCGATTGACTTCAATGCTCTCATCCGGTGCCTGTGTTTTGAGGAGGTTTCTGAATTCACGGTATTGACCCACAACTTCTGCGGCATGGGTTTTGGTGAGCTCATCGTCCGAAAAGCGCCCCATCAAGCCCGCAATTTGGGTTTTGTACCGCATCGAGGTGTCAGTGGTCGTATCTTCTTTAAGACCGTAGTACTTGAGGGTCGGAGCAGTGAGGGTTTGGAAGAGCTCAGACAGTGCAGCGACCCGTGATGTGACATGGGGAAAATTGGGATCGGCATCGGGTTCGATTTTTGCCCAGGGGCGTCCAAAGGAGCGCATCAATCCCAGGAACGCACTCTGATCTTCGGGGCTCAGGGTATTGTCCGGGCGCGCAACCAGCTGTTTGAGGAAGGCATCGACGCCCGTCAGCAATTCTGCAATATTTTTACGCGGCGGGCGATTGCCGCGCCCACCCCCAGGCCCTACAACCCCCCCAGACGCAAAATGGCCTCGCTTGAGCAATTCCTGGACCTGTCCCTGGTTGAGGACCACCTCCCCGGGATGCAGAATTCCCAGCAGACCCGGACCCTGGGAGCGTTTTCCCGGTCCCAGAATCCGGTTGATCCCACTGTGCGGGCCCAGGTTGCTGGCAAAGCCCCCGATTCCCCCTACCCCGCCACCGCTAGCGAAGCGGCCAAATCGTTTCTTGAAGTTCGGGTGCTCGATCGCCTGCTTGACGATGCGCAGGCCGCTGTAGTCATCCAGTGACGAGACGAGCTCCGGGGCCCGGTTCACCATTGCCTGGAGGGCGAAGCGGGACAGGGATTTCTGTAGCTCGGCGTTGCCGGTGAACGGTTCGTTGTTGGTCAGGATCAGGGGGTTGGACTTGTCCCGGAAGAACTGGTTCAGGGACTGGGCATTGCCGCTCGAGAGCACATGGTAGGCATCGCGGACGAGATCGACCTTGCGGGCCGGGTCGTCAGTGAGGTCCCGGTAGTATTCGTTCAGGGCCTTGTGGTATTCCTTCGACATCGCGACGAACTTGCCCTGGGCCTGCTTGGCGACCGCGGCATTGTAGCTCGGGGCATTGGCCTTGAAGTGTTCCGCGACGTTGTCGGCAAAGCGGTTGCGCAGCGCGCCGTAGTAGGCGACCCGGAAGCCCGGGTCGGACCCGACCTTGGTGCCCAGCTCCCGCAGCGAGGCCGGCATGGGGGTAAACTCCCCGGTGGGTTTGGGTGTAGGTTTGGGCGCCGGCCGAATGTCCGGACCATAGGTCTGCTGAACTTGGCGGCTAAGGGCTTGTTTTTCTTCAGAGCTCAGACGCTGGATCGCTGCATCCCGCTTTTGGGTGTAGAGTGGCGATGGGGTCTCGCGCGAAGGCAGAGGCGTGCTGGTGCGAGGCCGGCCAATGTTGGGAGCTCCGGAGTCCGGGATAATGTTGAAATCCCGTCGCAGGTTCGTTTTTTTGGCTCGACGAGCAAGTTCAGCCTGAATGCGTTGCTCTTCTGCTTCTTTGCGAAGTGCATGCTGACGTAAGAGTTCCTCTTTTTCAACACGCCGCATATCACGGCCTGTCCAGGCTGTGTAGTCTTTTCCGGTCAGGCGCTGAAACTCTGCCCGCAAATCTCGGTGGATTTTGTGGGCCGGGTCGTCCGGGATATTACGTGCAAACTCCAAATTGTACTCAAGCGCTTTGAGCTCGGTCCACAGATAGTCGATACGGGCGATGTCCATTTAGCCCCCTTTCAGCATCCGCACGAGATCCATCGGCGAGACCGCGTTCTGCTGCTTGGCATCGAAGGGCGTGAGGTTGGCCAGCAAGGGCTTGATGTCGTCGGCATGGTAGGCCGCGCGGGTGAAGAGCATGAGATCAGCATCGCGTCTGCGCACATGTTTCCAGGTTTCCTCGAAGATCAGCAGGATTTGCCTGGGAGACAGGTTGTCCGCGATTTCATCGGCCCGACCATGCCCGTGCATGGCCAGAAACGCGATTATATGTTCCCAGGTAAGGGCAGGTCCGTCGCCGGCGGGTTGGGCAGCGGGCTTTCGGGCGGGCTTTGCGGAGCGGCCGCGAGCGGGAAGAACCTGCCGACCTGATCCATCACCCGCGGCCCGGTAAAATTTTGGCGCCAGATCACATCCAGGGCACAGATGGCGAGCGCGTGGTCCATGTGGTCGAGCCAGTCCGCCCCTCGGTCCACGCTTTTGCACAAAATCTCACACAACGGGTCGATGAACTGCAGGTAGAACTTTTCCAGGTGCAGAACGAAGAAGACGTTCATGTCCGAAATCTTGCGGCCGTCCTCGGTGTAGTGGATCTCGTCCCCGTTGATGGTCTTGATGTCTTCGTACATCTTGCCCACCAAGGGCCCTAAGACCTTGGTCTTCGTCAGGCTCCAGGGCTTGATTTTCACCACGTTGCCGGCGAGGTCGTTGAAGCTGAATTCACGAAAGACAGCGTCGTACTTCGTTTCGTCGATGCCTTGGATCGGTTCGGTCATACACAGGTCTCCAATGGGTTGATCTGAAAAAATCCCAGCCCCGCACTGGGGCTGGGGGTCATCCTATGCTAGAAGCTCTTAGGCCGGATTCAGGACCATGTAGCCGAGGGGGTAGACCACATCGGCCAGGGTCAGCGGAGCGTCCGGGGCCTCGGAAATCTCGACCACGGTGTTGAAGGGCAGGAAGCCCGAGGCCACGTCGACAACGTTGCCGTCAAACAGCAGCGCGACGTTCTCGGCGGTGACTTCCTCGATCGTGGTCGTCAGCGTCATCTGCTTGCGGACCAGAATCTTCTTGTCCAGGGTCTGCGGGATGCCGGCGAGATGCTCAAGGTACTGCTGCGGGCTCTGCATGCCACCCAGGCGGACGTTGCCAACGTCGTAGCGTGTCACCGGCAGGCCACGGCTGAGGGCCAGGGCGGTGTTGTTCGGCGTCAGGTAGAGCTTGTAAACCCCGGCCGTCAGGGTGTCCTGACGGACCGTAACCGGGGCCAGGGTGATCGGGTCGTTGTCGATCCGGATGTAGCAGAGCGGGTTTTCCGCGTGCGCGGGATTGCTCGAGAACAGGACGTCCAGGCGCAGCTCGGAGCCGACCCAGTCGGTGGGCTGGAACTGGAAGTCGACGGTCTCGGGCGTGGCCGTGCAGCGGTGGAAGCGGGCCTTGAACCAGCGATCATCCGGCATCTGGTGCTCGAGCTCGGCGGTCCACTCCATGGTCGCCTGCTTTTTGCCCAGGTTGATCTGCTTGGCCGAATCGGACTTGTAGGAGCCGAACACGGACACGGTCATGCCGGTGTTGACCTTGAAGTTGTTCGAGCCGGTGGCACCGGTGTTGACGAACATGATGTTGCCGGTGGCGAACTGGAGGTAGTAGTCGTCCAGAGTCGCGCCGGCACTGGTGTTGCGCAGCAGGGCGTTGGTGTTGATGTTCTCGATCGTGGAGCCGGCGGCGAAGGCGTAGTTCGTCGCCGGGGTCGCGGTGATGTCCACCGTGCCGGTGCCGGAATTGTAGGCCCAGGTGCCGGAGACTTCCGCCGGTGAGCCGGTGAAGCCGCTGTCGGTGCGGTCGACGGTCATGACCAGGGTCGTGCCGACGGTGCTCACCGCCGTGACCTGCATCACTTCGGCGATGTAGGTGCCGGCATTGTCCGGATCCGGGGTGAGCAGGCGAATGAAATCGTTCACCCCGATGGCTTCGTTGGCGCCCGCGCCGGAATTGCCTTCGAGGTTGTTTTTGGAGGTCGCGGTGACGGTCGAGCTGGACGTGGAAATGGAATCGGCCAGGGTCGAGGCATACCTTGCTTTGGGGATCATCGGTTACTACTCCTTGAATGCACAGAGGATGGAGTACTCGGTTTGAATCAGCCAGATTTGCTTGTCGGCGTCCCGGAACGGGGTAAGGGACACCAGCTGGATGGATCCAATCGCGAGCGTGTCGGGCTTGAGGGCTCGGGGGAACGTGCCGACACGGTGACCAGGGGGGACCAGTAGGGTGCGAATGCGGTTGGCGATAGCCTCAGAAAGACTATACGACTTTGCATAAGCGTGTACAAGCAAGCGGAGTTCCGCTTTGCCCTCAAAGGCTTGCGCCACGCGGCACAGGTAGGTGATCCGAGGGAGTAAATCACTGTCCCCGAAGGTCTGATCCTCCAGCGCGCAGAAGCGGTCCAAATTCGAGGCTGTCCCCACGCCGCTCAGGGGGGTGGTGTCATAGTATTTCGCCCCGACCACGGAGCGGAGCGACTCGGGGTCGCCGGCGTCGTTGTCCTCCCGGACCAGGGTGCGAAAGGCGGTCATGAGATCGGTGGTGGACATCTATAAGCCTCCGGGGAGCTGAAGCTGGGCCTTGGCGAGCCAGGCCGGATCGAGAGCAAAGCCGTAGAGGTTGTTGCGGGGGGTTTTGCGCAAGGCCTGCAACTTGGTGAGCATGGGTTTGTCGAGGTACTTCAGCGTGGCCGCGTTTTTGGGCAAAATCTGCTCGAGCTGACGCACCAGCTGCAGCTGGGCATTGCTGGTGATCGTTTTGCGCAGCTGCAGGGGGTTGGCTTTGGCCTTGAGGTGGGCTTGAACGTCGGCTTTGAGCTCGGCCTCGATCTGGTCGGCGACCAGCTGCTTGAGCAGCACCGGCAAAGTCCATTTGCGCCCCTTGTAGGTGATCAGGGCCTCCGTGCGCAGGATTTTTTTTAATGAGGCAGCGTAGATGCGGGTGGCCTGGGCCCAGTTGCGCTTGATCGCGCCCTCGAAGGGGTGAAAGCCTACGGTGTAGGTTCGGCCGTCGAGGCCCTGGAAGGGCGTGACCAGCTTGCGGGTGAAGCGGTTACCGTACTCGATGTCCGAGGCGATTCGGAAGCGGCGGGTTGGGATCCCCAGCTGGTGGAAGGGTTGCAGCGGCCAGCCGCGGAAGGCCAGCGTGTTGTTGCCGTCGCGTGGCGCGCGGTAGGGCTGCGGGATCGTGCTCTCGAGATCCACCGCGCCGGGACCGAGCTGCAGCTTGAAGCGCGACGGGACGGCCAGGGTGCTCGAAAGGGAGGTGGTGCTGCTGCGAAAGGCCGCGGTCACCGCTTCGTGGGGCCGGAACAGGCGAGGACCGGCCTTGGTGAGGTTGCCATCGGGACCGATCTGCAGGGCATTGCGCGCGCGCAGGCCCGAAGTCATGCCGCCGGAGGCCAGGGCCTGCCGCACACTTTTGGCCAGGGCCTCGGCCAGGTTTTTCTCGAGTTCGGTCACCAGCCGGCCTACCAGGTCCTCGATAAAGGCCGGCATTTTTTGGATCCCCGTCTCCCGGCGAATGACAGCAAGCTCGGCCTTGATCAGGTGGCGGGGGAAGCTGTAGACAAAACTGCTGGAGCCCCCGTCGGCGGATTGGGGGCTGTAAAAGCGATAGCCCTTCGGCTCGGCCATGTCAGCTCCGCACCCGCAGCGCGGTCACCCCGGCACAGCCGCGGGCGTAGGTCTGGTTCGGCGGGGCATCGGGCGGGATGCAGAGGACTTCCAGGTGCGTGCGCAAATTGTTGATCGCTTCGATTCGCCAGAGCTCGACCGGCTGGGTGTGCGTCCAAAGGTAATCGCCTTGGACCACCGGCCAGTCCGGCGGCAGAAAGTAGCGGGCTTCGAGACGGTAGGTCTGGCCCCGTTTTTCTTCCTTGACCGGCTCGTCCGGCTCGTACCAGCTGCCGCGGCCGTGGGCGATCTGGGTCATGACCGTACCGTCGACCTCACCCAGGGGACTGATCACCTGGACTTGCCGGTAGACCGTGATGCGGAAGGACTCTTCCAGATCCGTCAGGGTGTCGAGGAAATCGTCTTCCACGCCGGCGTACATGTCAGACCACCTCGCCGGTGTCGGGATCCACCCCGTAGACCTTGCCGTGAGCCCGGCGGGTCATGGTCACTTCCTCCACCACGGCCCCGGCTCCGGCCCCGGAGCTCTGGCGCTCGGCCAAAATGCCGGCGTAGCCTTTGCGCTTGATCGTGATGTTGCCGCGGGTGGTCTCGGTGATCTGGTCGGTGAGCGCCAGCTGGGAGAGCAGCCGGTCGGTGACGGCCTCGGTGTCGACCACGCCCACCAGCAGGGCGAGAAACTCTGTGTCAGGGTCGAAGGGGGTTTTGAAGCGCAGGGTGGCCTTGGCGTAATCGACCTGCAGATCCTCTGTTGCCGCGACCAGCGGAGTGGTATCGCAGTCGAACTCCTCGAGCACGAGCTGGTTGGCCGTATCGACCAGGCCGTCGGCACTGCTGGCACGAAAGGCGCGCAGGGAATAGTCCCGAAACGGCAGGGTCCCGAGCTCGAACATGTCATCGGTCGTCGTCGGCAGCAAATCGGCATAGGAAAACTGCAGCGGGGTCGTGCTCGCGCGGATCGCGCTGCGCAGGATTTCGTCCTCGACCCGCTTGAGGCCGACGATGTCCCGCAGGTAGGTTTTGAGGTACTCGAAGGTTTGCATGGCTCACTCCTTGAAAAAACGGCCCGGGGGGCAGAGTCCCGGGCCGAGCTGTGAAAAAAAGGGCTGAAAAGGAGACTTACACCGTTTGCAGCGACTGCACCGCGCCCGAGCGGATCAGCCGGCGGGCAAAGGGCTTGCGCAGCGAGACGATCTCACCGGCGGAACGGAAGGCGTGTTTTTCGGTCCCGTCGGTGTAGCGGCCGGTGCGCTTGACCAGGACTTCCACTCGGGTTTCGTCCATCACGTCGTTGACGATCTGGCTCATGCGGAACTTTTGGTAGGCTTTGGGGTTGGACACGTACTGCAGCTGCTGGGAGAGCTCGGCATTCTGCTTGACCAAACCTTGCAGCAGCTTGACCAGACCAGGCTTGTCCTTGATCTCTGCCTGAACGTCCGGATCGTTCAGCAGCGGATCGCCGAGGTCTTCGACGGGCTGGTCGACAAAGGCCATCGGGCCCTCGTCGACATGGTTCGGGATGTGCAGCTTGGCGAGGTCGTCGGGGCCGTTGATGGTTTGCACCGGCAGGCCCTCGAAGGGCTTGAGGGATTTGTCCGGGAGGTTCGAGACGGGTTTCTTGAGGGAGTCTTTGGCCATTGGGTTTACTCACTTTTGGATTGAGATAGATCGGTAGCGAGGGGCCCGCCGGGAGGCCTGCCTTAGGCCTCCCGGGGGTGTCTGTTAGCGGGTGCCGCGGGTCTCGAGGATCGTGATGCGATCGTCGTTGAGCAGACCGCAGCCGCGGTAGGCCAGCCAGGCGATTTCCTGCCGGCGGCCGAAGTCCAGGATGCCGTTGTGCCGGAGCTCGGCCTTCATGGACTCAGCAAGCGCCAGGGCACGGTCCCCGAAGAACGCGCTCTGGTAGATGATCTGACCCGCGACAATCGTCTGGGCCGGGAACTGCAGCGGCAGCAGGTCGGTGACGTTGTAATCGCCGATGAAGGTGTGTCCGACGGTGGCCGCCGGGGTGACGGGAGCACCGCCCGCGGCCGGGGTGTAGGTGCCGGGGTGCTTGATCACGGGCAGGGCGGTGGTTTTGATGAAACGTACGTTGTCGTACATTCCCTCTTCGCCGTTGAACAGCGCGGTCGAGCCCGCGTAATTGTGCGCCTTTTCCCAGTTGGGATCGTTCTTGAGCTGGCGCAGGGTGTGCGGATGGGCCGCGCACACGAAGTTGGCTGCTCCGCCGGCGATGGCATCGCGCCGCTCGGGCACGTTGCGGGTGGCGAAATCCTCGGTGATGTCCTTGATGATCTCCGTATCGAGCACATCCCCCGGGGTCAGCTGCGCGCGGCCGCTGCGGCCGTGGCCGTAGATGAACGTCGGCGTGTCCTGGAAGATCTTCTCGACGAAGTGCAGGTTGCTGGTGTTGGCGTAGTTCACCGCCAGCTCCCGGTCGATGATCGACATCATGTCATAGGCCGACATCTGGAGCAGCCACTCGGACAGGGCGATGGCCTTGCCCCACTGGCGGATGGTCAGATCGACATGGGACATGCTGAAATCATCGACAGTCATGTCCGCACCTTCGGTCAGCTCGGAGCCAAAGGACAGGTCATTGACCTTGGGAAATCGGATGGTCTGGCCGGGCTGCTTGTCCGGCTCGCTGCGGCGCTCGGCCAGCTGCTCGAGGAAGAGGAAGGGCTGCGCGGCGAACAGGATTTCGCGCGAGTGGATCACCAGATCGACTTCGCTAAGCGTCGAGCTCACACCCGACGCAGAGGTAATGCCAAGAAGTTTGGGCATGAGTTACATCCTCACGGTCTAGTTTTTCGGAATCAGGGGGGCATGGAGGCGCTGGCGGGAGCTGCTGAGGAGGGCTTTGCGGTGTTCGGTGAACTCCTCGTCGCTCATCGCCGCGACCTGTTCAGCGGTGATGTCTGACAGTTGACCGGGAGGGGAACCAATAGCGGGGTCGGTTACGACGAGATTATCATAGGGCTTTGCTGCCAGCGCATCAATAGCGGGGGCAGCGGGAGCCGCGGCCGGTGCGGGTTCCGGCGTCGGGGCGGGCGCCGGAGGCGGGGCATTTTTGAGCGCGACCAGGCTTTCGAAGTCGTGTTCGGCCTTGAAGGCGTTGACCCGCTCCTCGGCCTGGGCGTTAAAGGACTCGAGAATCTCCGTGGCCTGGGTCCGAATCTCCTCTTCGGTCTCACCGCCGACGAATTTCTGAAAGGCCTTGGGCACCTTGATGTCGGCGAAGACTTCCGCGCGCAGAGCCCGCAAATTGGCGGCGCGAGCGGTTTCCTGGGTCTGTTTGAGCGCGTCTTCCAGCTGCTGCATGCGCTCGGCGGTTTTGTCATCCATTGGCATAGCGGGGGAGTCCTTTTCTGTTTTTTCGGGAGCGGTTTCGAAGGCCGCGAGCTTTTGTTTGAGCTCGGCGTTGGCGTTTTCCATGGCGATCAGGGCGTTTTTCGAGGTGTCGATCTGGCTGTAGAGCTTGTCTTTTTCCTTTTGCCGGATCGACGATTCGAATTCGACCCACTCGGTGGAGCGGCTCTTCTTGACGCGATCGAGAAAAAACAGTCTGTCGTCGGGGGTGAGTTGACCAAAGTAGTCCAGTAGTTCTTGGGGGGTTGGCATGTAGTGTCAGGCGCCGTCCTTACTGCCGGGGCTGCTTGGCGATCGGCAACGAGGCCGGGCGCTGCTGAGTGACGTCGCTGCCAGTGGGCGCGTTGACCGGCTTCTCGCGGAACGGGGCCGGGTTTTCGATGTTGGTCCGGGTGTCGTTGGGGCCCACCGGACCGGTGACGGGATGCTGAATCAGGGGGTGCTTGGGGAGCATCGTGTTACCTCACGCAGTGTGTTGGGATAAGACATTGCCGGGGCCGTTCCCCAACGCCTGATCGGAAACCTGCCGGACGGTCGCGCCGTTGCGAGCGACCCCTCCGAAATTGGCCGGTGAGCCGCTGACGGGAATCTGGGACGCGAGCTGGGCGAGCATCTGCGCCATGTAGATGTTGCGCCCGGTGTCCCGGTCCTCCATCAGCTGATCGATGTATTGCTTCACGTTCGCCACTCCGAGCTGGCTCAGGGCGTCGGCGACGGTAATCAGCCCCATCTGGAGCCGGTTCATGATGATGTTGGTCTGAATCAGCTGGTCCATCGGCAGCGGGTCGGGCCAGCAGATGTCGGTGGTGTAGTACTCCTCGAGCTCGTACCAGGTCGAAAAGCTCGGGCGGGAAAGATGACCGTACTGGATGCCGTATTTGACCAGCAGGCGGTTGACCTGGCTCAGGGCCTGACCATAGGTGAATTGCTTGGTGCGGGTCACTTCCAGCAGCGGCTGGAACAGGACCTGGAGGGCGGCCCCGGAGGTGTTGGAGATCGCCTGGTCGCCGCCAAAGCCCGCTTTGGGCATTTCCGACAGCATGAACATGGTGTCGATCAGGAACTTCAGGTGGTCGTTGGCAGCCTTGAGATCGCCCTTCATCTCGAGGTTCTCGATCTTGACGTCCTTGGGGCCCTTGTTGCCGATCACCCACATCTTGCGCGCGCCGCGCTGCATCTGCTTGATCGTGACCCCGTAGGCGACCGTCACCGGCGAGCCGTAGTAGTCGATGATCTCGCTGATGTTGGTGCTTTTCTCGTTGATGAGCTTGTTGATGGGGATGATGGAAGCCAGGTCACTGGTGCCAAAGGAGGCTCCGGCCTCCGGGCGGTTGCGGAACATGACCAACGGCACTTCGCCCAGATTGTGCGGCTGGGAGGAAATCAGGGTCCCGTCGATGTACTGCTGGATGTTCAGGGAATCCAGCCACATCGTCAGGGTGCGCTTTTTAGTCCGCTGGGTCAGGCCGGAGTCTTCGTTGAGGGGGAATTCAATCTTGGCCGCCAGCAATTGGGAGCGATCGGCCGGGTGGTAGACCGGGGTGACGAACATCGGGGGGATGAGCTTGGGAACCGCCCCGCCGGCGTTGTTGGGAAGGACGGCAATCGCGCCGTCGCCGAAAATGCCGCCGAGCTGGGCCATTTCGTAAGTGAAAATGGATTTGTTGCTCACGCGCCAGACGCGCTCGAGGTACTCGAGCTGCTCGCGGGAGTAGGGCTCTTCGCGGTCCTTGATCGTCCAGCCTTTGCCCGTGAGAAAGGCGGCCCCTTTGTTGACCAGCAGCCGGGCAAAGTTCAGGGTGATGTTCTCTTCGCCGTCGGTGCGCTCGTGGGCCCAGTGCCGGCCCTGGTAGAAGTTCCACAGGGTCGCGTAGCGGCCCAGGCGCTGCATGTCTTCGTGCGAGGGGCGCATGGTGAAGGGCTTCCCCAGATCGTTTTCGGGGAAGTAGGTGCTGACGGTGCTGCCGCGGCCAAAATCGGTGCCCATGCCGGTCCTCAACAGGAAGGATGCGAGACCGGTAAGGAATCAGTGGCGGGCGAGAGGGGGACCAGAGGGTGTATCGGGGTGTGTCAATGGCTATACTAACGGTATGCATCCGAAATTACAAACGAGGCCCGTGATGACCCCACCCCCTGTGATCGATGAAGACCGCGTCAGCTCTGCGTTTCCGATAGACACACCCTGCTCGCTGGGGGACAAAGTTTCCCTGTTGCTGCTGCAGGAAGCGGTGGTGGCCCTGCTGGGGGACTACCAGTACTTCGAAATCGGCAGCGGCCAGGGAGGATCGCTCTACCCTCACCTGGTGCAGGCGCGCTGCACGCGGGCCTACAGCCTCGACCCGCGCCCCTGGATCCATACCGGCACCGACCAGATGGAATTCCCAGGGCCCACCAGCAGCAAGGAAATGGCCAAGACCCTGTTCATGACCCTGTGCGGGGACACCCAGCTCAAAAAGCTGACGGCGATCGAGGCGACCTCCGATGCGCCGCACGAAACCTTCCGCGAAGCGGGCCGGTCCATCAAGGCCCATTTTTTCTTTTGGGATGGGGACCCGACCTGGTTTCGGAGTGATTTCGAGCTCTGCCTGCGCCTGAGCCCGCCGCAGGCGGTCTATGTGGTTCAGGGAGCCCCCGGCCTGGCGTCTGAGCTGCGCGAGATGATCGGACATGTGCTGCATTTGACCGATCAGGTCATGGCCTACCCGCTGGTGGACACCCTGTTCGTGATCACCAAGAACCTGCCGCTGCACCGCTACACGCCGCTGCAGGCGCATCTGCTGGAGTACGGACATCTGCCCTACCTGACCGCCCTGCAGGCGCAGGAAAAATACCAGGCCTTTTACCGCCGGCCTTTGTTTCGGTGGTGGCGGGGGCTGGTGGCGATGCTGAGTGGCAAACGGGCATAAAAAAACGGTCCCCGTAGGGACCGTCGAACCCAAATGATAACAATCGAAACTATCTACTACCCTATCAAATTGCAGCGCGCCTACAGCTTCGCCCGGGTGTAGTTCACGCCCCCGCCACTGCTGCGGGCGATCAGGTACTCCTTGCGGGGCACGGATCCCGCTTCGGCAATCCCGACATGGACCCACGAGCCGAACTCCTCGATCACCTGATCCACCGGCAGATTCAGGGAGTGGATGAAGCGCATCAGGGCGTCGTTGGTCATGCCCGGGACATGGATGTCCGCCGCCCGGCCGTACATGTGGGCGGAGTACTTTGCTCCTCCGATGGCGCGGTTGAGCTCCGGGCCGCGGTAGCCGGAGGTCACGACCACAGGCTTGCCGAGGGCTACACGCAGGGGCTCGAGCACGGTGTCGCACAGCCGCTCGAGATTGGCGATCTCCTTCGGGCCCGGGGTGTTGGGAATGCCCTTGCGCGCGGCGGTTTGAGAGACGGTGAGCTCGGTGAGGGTGAAGTGGGCTGACAGCTGGCCCGGAGGCCCATTTTTGGCGGGCTTTTCAGGCGGGTGGGACGCTGCGACGGGCAAGGGGGTGGTGCCTTTGACGGAGTTTTGCCGGACCCCTTCCTCCCAGAGATCCGCTTCCGCCGCCCGCCGCTTTTTGAGCCCTTCGGTGACATTTGTGCCGGGGTTGACGTAGAGCATGAAGGCCTGACGCATCGTGCCCCAGTCCTTGGTGCTGAGCTTGCGGCTGATGGTCTCGAAGCCCTTGGCATTGTAAAAGCCGGCGCCGAGGTTGTAGGCGAAGCTTTCGAGTGCGGCGATCTGGAGCGGGTGCATCTGATCGAAATAGGGCAGATTTTTGAGGGCCGGGGTGACCGTGGTGAGGACGTGTGAGGTGAGCTCAGCCTCGGCTTTGTCCTCGGTGATGGTATCCCCGCGGCGGACGCGGAGCCCGTCGGCATAGACAGTGGTCCCGTAGCCGATGGTGGCGACATTCCAGCCGTGCAACGGATCGGGGTAGGCCTCGCGGCGGAAGCCTTCGAAACGTTTGATCAGGGCAATGCCCTCGGGGGTCGGTAGGTTCATGGGGTGACTCCTTGAGGTTCTGGGATTTCGAGAAAATCGGGCGGCACGGGCAGTAGCTGAGACAGCGCGGTCGAAAGACGGTCTACCGAGACTTCGTGCACCTGGTTGTAATGCCCGTAGTACAGGCTGTTCTCATGCTTGGAGAGGTACTTGATCCCAGCATGCTCCACAAACACGAGCTCCTGGCTGAAAAGGAGATGCAGCAGCTCATGGGCCACTGTTTTTCGCATTTCCCGCCAGCCGCGCGTGAAGAAGGACGCCCCGACCTGCAGCGCGGTGTGCTGCCGGCCCCGTAGGGGCTGAATCGCGGCATTGGCCTTGTCATCACACATCTCCGCGCGCAGGCACAGGCTGAAATCGAACATCCCCAGGGCCGGCATGCAGTCCTGCACGATGTAAGATCCCAGCTTCTCGCCGACCGATTCGGGCAGTTCTTTCTCTGGCACGGGCAGGCGGGTTGGCGCCAGCTTGGGTTCCTGGGCAATCGGAAACGCCGGGTCCGGCGGCAGCTTAAAGCCCGGCCCGAAAAAAACGGGGACCTCGGGCAGCAACTCAATCAGGATCTGGGCCAAGCGCTCGACGGCCACATCGTGCAGGCGCTCGTACTGGCACTTCCAGAAGTCCCATTCCATGGGGCGTAGAAAGGTTTCCAGATCCAGGGCGGCGTATTTCTGCGGCTGGAAATGGACGTCGGCGAGCAGTTCCGCGAAGATCAGTTTCTGTACGCGCACGGGCTTGATGAACAGGTCCCGGTGGAAGGACAGATCGAACCAGCGGGAGCCCGGCCCGTAAGCCTTCAGCTCCCGATAAACGCCGCCCTCGAGGGGTTTGGCGTCGACAAAGAGCTCGCAATCGTCCATGCGCAAACAGCCCAGGCAGGCATCCACATACTGCTGCAGCCGGTCGACTTCGTAGGGGCGAAACTCAGCCACGCTTCCTCCACAGCCGCTCGAGCTGCTGACGGGTGCGCGCGAGCTCGGGGACCTCGTGCTCCCTGCAGGCGGCGGTATAGCCCCGGTAGAAGCCATACACCGCACTGAGGAAGGCACACAGGGCCACGAAGAGGTAAAAGAGTACAGACGGCATCGTTAGCCTCCCCCTGTTTCAGGGTGAACAGGCTCGACCAGACAACCCTGAACCCATTCAAGGACAGCATCTCCGAAGGTCTGTTCACCCAGTTGCTGCATGGCGAGGTCCATGGAGTCCATTGTCACATTCATCGCCGTATCCAGAGCCTCTTCCGTGGCCGCATAAATGGGGGCCGAGCGAGACACCAGCATCTGGGGTATTCCCACGCAGATTCCGACATAGGGTTGCTTGCCTGGCTCGTGGATGAGGACGACAGCGAATAGAGGAAGCTCACAGTGCGACATCGTAGATCCTCCGCATCTCTGCCAGATCCGCATCGGTTTCGGGGGCGGTCAGACGTCGGTTTTCCATGACCCAGGCCATGGCTTTCCGGTAATGCGCCAGTTCGTGCTGGGCATCTGCCAGGGCATGGTGCGGCAGCGGATTCGGCGGCTGGATTTCGAGCGGCACATGGTTGTCATCTAGGTACTGCTTCAAATCCCAGCAGTACATCGGCCAATTCGGCGGCAAATCGCTCATCGACCCCTGCAGCCAGCAGAACAGCACCCAGTCGTAGTCACAAAAATAGCCGCAAAATTGCGGGCTATCAGTCTGTTCGGCGACCCAGGCCCGGATTTCCTTCCCCAGCAGCGCGGGATAGAGCTTGCGGACCGGCTGATCGTCCAGCGAGGTCATTAGCTGGGGCATGACGTTGTCGTTGAGCCATTTCGTGGTCTCCTCGGGGCACTTCCACACCGCGCGGGAGTAATCCCCGTTGGTCCAGTCCCGGACGGCATAGAAGGTCTGTCCGTTCTCCGCAGCCAAACCGATGGACAGGAGCTCGAGGGTGCCGGGGTACTCGATGAATTCGCAGTCGATGAAGATCTTCATGCAGGAATTTCCACCTTCGCACGGGCCTGTTTGGCGCTTTCCAAACAGGTTTCCAGCGCGAGGATCCAGTCTTCGGGGGTTGTGTCCTCGTCTTCGAAGGCAAAGGTGAGGTAGTCGAGCTGGGCTTGTGGGGTCGCGAGCTCTTTGTAGATCATCGGCAGCACAGGGACCCCGATAATCGTGCCGTCGTTGTCGAGAAGGTTTCCGTCGTTGTCGAACACAGGAGCTGTCATAGGGTTACTGTCCTCTTACATCTTTTGGAATAGTTCACTGTGCTTGTCAACGGCCGCGAGATAGGCCGGATGAATCACAGCGTAGAAATCCGCGTCGGAAATATGATCCCAGCTGAACCAGCCCCTCTCGTTCACCAGGCGGGTGTCTCGCCGCAGGAGAGACTGAATGAGCGGGCCGCTGAGACTGTACTCCTGCACCCCATCCCAGACGCCCAAAAGCCGGCCGAAATCTTTCGGAGCAAAGACCAGATACTTCGGGGTCTCCCCATCGAAGGCCAGGCGATGCTGCGGGGCGGGCTCGAGAATGTCTTTGATCTCGTAATGGGCGTCGAATTCTTCGTAGGTGATCAGGTGCCGGTGGGGAGACTCGTGTTCCCGGGCACTGAACATGAAGGTGTACAGCACGGGCTGATGATTTTCCCACACAAGCCGAAACACCCGGTGGTCCCAGTGGCGGGCGGGGTCTTTCGGGACTGCGGAAAACCCGGTATCGACCGGAAGATCATGGAAATGGGACCGGACTCGGCGCAGGAGATCGATCGGGGGTGTCATAAGGATTAGCGTCCTCTCAAAAAATCGTTGCGGCCGCGCTCGTGGAGGATGTTCTCCACCGGCTCGGCCAGGTACGTGGCTTCGTCTTTGGCCCCCCAATTGGCCAAGGCCAGGGAATCGGGGTAGTCGTCATGGGGGTCGACCCCATCCACCTTGTCCGCCGGGGCATGGCAGGACAAATAGCCGGAGCGATCCGAGCCGGCTTTGTATTCCTTGATCAGGGTGCGCATCTGGAAGCAGAAGCGCTTGTGCTGGGGGCTGAGCATCGCCAGCGGGGAGCCCGGGACGATGATGCGGCCGGACTGGACATCGTGAATCAGGGCCTTGTAGAGCTCGCTCTTGCTTGGCAGCGAGAAGGTGTAGGGCAGGATCAAAATATCCCCAAGAGCGGCGTCGAGGTAGTCGTAGACCACGGCACCCAAGCTCGTGGTATCGACCACCACCGTCGAGCCCTGCATCTCCTTGATGAAGCGGACCATGGCGGGAATCTGCTCGGTGTAATTGTCCCCGACCATCTCCAGCCAGCCGAGCAGCCGCTTGCGGTAGGCGGTGGTGTAAGCCAGCTCGATCGGCTGCTGCATGTCGATTTCCAGCGCCGTCAGAATGGTGCTGTCCTTGGCCTTGCCGACGTCGACGCCGATGCTGACGGGGTTGAAGCCCCGGTAAAAGGTCAGCAGCTCGAGCTTCGGGTGCAGGATCCCATGGGGATTTTCCGGCGTGCGGTGGGACAATTGGGCCTCGGTGAAGGCCATGCCGCGCTCGAAGCACCACTCGTTGAGGTAGGACATCCGAAACTCGTCGGAGTCTTCGCCGAGCTTTTCCTTTTCCTTCTCGATGTACTTCTTGTAGCGGGGGACATGACGCTCGACCTCGCGGTGGTCGACCTCGAAGTGGTTGATTTTGCCGCCTTTTTTCGCCGCCCGGGTGTTCTTGTCGACCTGCTCGTAGAGGTCGTTGAGCTGGGTGTTGGCCGTACCGATCATGACCACCGTTCCGGCGGTCGAGGCCGCCATGGGGGAGATGGAGTTGGAGCTGACCAGGCCATTGGCAATGAAATTGCGACCAGGAAGCGTCAGGCAGTAGGTCTCCCCCAGCCCGATTTGATGGATTCGCTCTAGCTGATGCCAGCTCAACTCGGCAGAAGCCGTCCCCCGGCTGGCTAAAAAAACGACGGACTCTTGAAGCAGCCGCGACACCGTATAGTAGTCCGGCTCCGCCTCCAAGGATCCCAATTTCGCCCACATCTGGTGATTGAGGGTGGCATCGATGTACCAGCCAAGCTGACGATCCCCCACCAACCGGTACAGGGGCTGAATGCCGTTGACGTGCCGTTCCGTCGGCTGCTGCCACCCGTCTTTGGTCAGGACATCGTAGGTGAAACCGGCTTCGATGTAGTCCCTGAGCTTGATCGTCCACGCTCCATTTTGGACGGGGGTGGGCCGGTCATCGACCTTGATGAAAATCTCGGTATCCCCAGCCAGGCACTTCCTGATCTTCTTCGGGCTGACGTCCTGGGCTTCTTCGATGATGATCAGGTGGTAGGTTTTCGACTCGATCATGGCCGATTCCGAGGCCGTCTGGCAGCGGGTCAGGGAGCCGTTGGACATCCGGATCGTATCGCCGCGGTTGACTTCGAAGGAAATGCCATATTCGCGCATGATGCGACGGCCTTCGTCGTTGGCCAGGCGGGTGCGCATGCGGTCGTAGGTGGTCTTGGACTGGTCTTGCGACGGCGAGAAGATCCCGATCCAGAAGCCGTCGCGGTATTTTTCGAAGCGCTTGTCGTCGGGGTAGGTGTGGTGCAGGTAGGGCAGCAGGAGCATCATGGCATCGCAGACGACGGCGATCGTTTCGGTCTTGCCGGAATTGTGCTGCAGGATCGTGTTGCCGAAGAACTGCTGATCAAGCGTCTCGATGTCGATCAGGGGCTGGGTCGGTCCGCGGTCGATGCGCAGGATCGGGGCAAAGCAGACCGAGGGGATCAGGGGCTGGCCGTCGGGGAGGGGGGCGAAGGCCTCCTGCTCGGTGACACCGATTTTTTTGAGCAGGTTGAGCAGCACACAGAGCAGGACCCCGTTCTCCCGGTAGAAAAAGAAGGTCGAGCGCTTCATCCAGTGCTTGAGGTGGGGGTGGGCCTTCATGACCCGCATGAAGTCCGCCGGGGCCAGCATGTAACCCGTGCGGGCCTTGTAGTGGTCGATGTAGTGCGCGAGCTCCCCGTGCAGGGCATCGTCCCGGAAATAGGGCTGCAGCCGCTGGCAGTTCTCGAAGCCCGAAAAGACCAGCTTGCCCTCGTGCTCGGTCGGGCTGAGCCCGTGGTGGCGGAGGAAGTAGAGCAGGGTGGCGTACCACTGCTGGTTGGAGCGAACCGGCAGGGTGATGATCGGGATTTGCTTGCGGTTGTTGCGCCCCATTTCGAGCGTGGCGAGCTTCATCAGCCAGTGGAGGGTCGTGCGGGGATTGGCAAAGGCATAGGCCAGAATCTCGGCTTCCTTGGCCGGCCCGATCTCGACGGAATGGATGCAGCGGTCGCGGGTCCGGGAGAAGGAGACGTTGAGGAGCGCGAGGAGGGCATCGTGGTCTGACGGGCGAATGGACAGCGTCAGCTGGTGGGGCAGGACCGAATTGTAGCGTTTGTGGGCCATCAGCTGGGCGGCATAGAAGCAGCGGGCGGAGAGGGAGGGATCGTCGGGGGTGGCGTCGGCCAAGAGGGAGACCTGGACCTGGAGCTTGGCCCCTTCGGCGACGGTGCCGTCAGACAGCATTCCCCACTGGTTGTTGGCGAGCTTGAGCAGATGGTCGAGGCTGCAGGTCAGGGAGATCCCGTTGTGGAGGGTGAGGATGCGGGTTTCTTTGGCCTCGGTTTTTTCCGTTGCCAGGACGGTCGTGGGGGTCAGCCGGCGGCCGTGGGCCGACAGGATGGCGGTCTGGGGGGTGAGGGCGGAGATCGGCCGGGGGCCGGCGTCGGTCAGGACATAGGTGTCGGGGTGGACGCACTGCCGGGCGAACAGGCCGGTCAGGGTGGCGACATCCTCCAGGATGACGGACTCGATGATCCTGCGGGCAAAGGGCAGCTGGTAGGGGCGGAGTTTGGTGTTGGCCAGCTTCTCGCCCAGGGCGAGCATCTTCTCGATGATCTTGGAGGTCGGGTGGGGGCAGATGCCGGCGGGGGCCCGCGGGCCCGGGGTCGTGGGCAAGGGTGCCGGCGGCGGCTGGGAAGGTGTGGGCGTCGGGGGAGGTTGGGGGACGGGCTGGGACGCACTATAAAGACGGGTATTGAACAAACCGAAGGACATGGACCACCTGGGTAGGAACAGGGTGTTTGACCAGGCGGTGGGCAGGGCGGCTGGGGGATGGACAGAGCCTGCCAGGTGGACCAGTTCCGAGCATGCCAGATTGTGGGATCGGTGTCGAGTGGGGGCGTGTCTGTGCCGCTT